CATTCAGGGCGTGAATGCTTCTGGTGCTCAAGACGAACATATTTTAGTTTACAATGCGGAAGCAAATGAATGGCAAACCTCAACTCAGTCTGGGGGTAATATTAATACCTTGGAAGGTATTGATGTCAGCACCAAGGTAAATGGTTCCGTCTTAGTTTATAATTCAACGAGTGAAGTATTTGAAACGACCACAGAATTAACAGAACAAACAATAAACGGAGGCCAGTACTAATGGCATCAATAATTAGAATAAAACGAAGTGGGACTACGGGCAATCCCACTACGCTTGCTCAAGGTGAGTTTGCGTATTCGTATTTCAATGGTGCCGGTGGTGATCGACTATATGTTGGTACTGGTACAGAGACAGCTGGCGATGCTGCTAACCATGAAGTTATCGGTGGTAAGTATTACGTCGATCTTCTTGGAGGAACCGGAAACGCCCCATTCGGTGTCCTTACAGCAAACACAGCATTAATTGCAGATTCGAATTCTAAACTAGACCACCTTATTGTAGACAACATTGACTTCAATGGCAATAATATTTCTACGACCACAGGCAATCTTGTTTTCGCACCAACATCTCATATTGACGTAAATGGTAATAGATTAATCAATCTCATTGCTCCCGTCGATGATAGTGATGCTGCGAACAAAGCCTATGTAGACGCTCAGATATCTAACGTTAGTTTCTCTATCGCAGACGATCAGGCAGACTCAGACTCATTCTCATCTGTATCAGGTGTACTAACCTTTGCGGGTGGAACTGGTCTTACTTCAAATGTAACAAACGACACTATAACATATTCTGTTGATGCAACAGGTGTAACAACTGGAACTTACGGGTCGCAAACTGCAATCCCAGTATTCACAGTAAACGCACAAGGTCAACTAGACAGTGCTGGAACAGTACCCGTTGCAACTAATCTTACAATCAATGGAGATGCAATAAGTCTTCTTGATTCAGATGTAACATTAGCGGCCAGTGGTAACTTAACCCTAACACAAGATTCTTCTACTAACTCATTCACATATGGATTGGTAGACGCATCTACTTCATCAAAAGGTGCCGCTCAGTTTGATGCGAATGACTTTGGTGTTGCATCTGGTGTAGTAACTCTTGATGATAATGTTATCAAGACTGTTACAACAGACACCGGAACGGTTGACCCTAGTGCTCATGGTATTAACTTATTGGGTACATCTAACAGAGGAATTTCTTTCTCTGCTTCTACAGATACAATTACCGCAACAATTGAGAATGCTGATTCAAACCAGAAGGGTGTGGCTCAGTTTGATAATACCGACTTCGTTGCCTCAAACGGCAATGTTAGTTTAGCGGATGTAGTTCTCAAGGGAGTAACTACAGACGATGGTGCTGTAACACCTTCAGGTCATTCTGTTTCTCTTCTTGGTGGTGAGGGCATTGATGTAAATCACACAGGTGCTGTCATTACTGTTAAAGGTGAAGACGCATCTACCAGCAACAAAGGTGTCGCATCATTTAATAGTGCAGACTTTGATGTTACTAGTGGTGATGTCACCATTAAAGCCAATGCGGTTGGCAATGGACAACTAACCAATAGTACAGTCAAGTTTGGTAGTACCACAGTATCTCTAGGAGATTCTTCTAGTACTATCGCTGGTCTTACTCAGGTAGAAGTAGGTAACTTAAGATTAACCGGAAACACGATCAGTAATACGGATACAAATGGAATCTTGTATATTGATCCAAATCCTGTTGGAGATTCTGGTGACCTTTATATCCTTGGCAACTTAACCGTCCAAGGCACTACAACAACCATCAACTCAACTGAGTTGTCAATTAACGATTTAAATATTGTCCTCGCAGATAGTGCCACCAACGCAGCTGAGGCTGATGGTGCGGGTCTTACTGTAAACGGTGCAAGTGCAACGTTCTCGTATTCCGCAACTGGTGACAAGTGGACAATAAACAAACCGCTCGATGTAACGGGCGCAATAACATCTTCAGCAAATGTAGAAGCTGGTTCTTTAACTATCAACGGTGTCGCATTCGAACAATTAGTTGATAGTGAAGTTGCAAACCTTCTGACCGCTGGAGAAGGTATAGATTTAACCTATACAGACAACACAAATGAATTACTCATCGCAGCAGAACTTGCTACAAAGAGTAATCCAGGCGTAGCTTCCTTCGACTCTGATCAATTTACTGTAACAAGTGGTGCGGTAACTATTTATCAAATGGACGGAGGTACTTACTAAAAGTAAGTTTCCCTTATATAAGGGTTGTGTAATTCCAATATTGGACTTGGGGATGACAAATGTCAACAACAAAATTTCGGCTTAAACGTAGTTCTGTAGCCGGAAAGATACCGACTATTGGCCAACTTGATCTTGGTGAAGTTGCGATCAACACTTACGATGGACTTATGTTCATCAAGAAGAGTGTTAATGGTACTGAATCAATTGTTGAGATTGGTGAACAGACTGGTGCTACTTATGAGGAATTTTATTTCTCAGCAGATAGCAACCAGACGGTATTTACCGGAGCAGATTTAGATAGCGACATTCTAGGGTATATCCCTAGTCTTGTTAATGTCTATATGAACGGAGTACTTTTAGACTCCGCAAATGACTTTGTGTCAAATGACGGGACTACGATCACATTAAACACTGGAGCAAATTCCGGTGACATCCTTCAGGTTCAAAGTTTTACACAAGGTCTTCAGGTTGCAGAATACAACTACACTGCAACGGCAGCACAGACCACGTTTATTGGACTAGATAACAATAACCGTACTTTAAGATATGCTACAGGAAAAGTAGAGGTATATCTTAACGGTGTTATCCTAGACCCCAAGCTTGACTATACTGCAACAAATGGTACGACAATTGTACTTACGATACCGGCGGCTGTAAACGATCTACTACAGGTCATCGCACTTCCAGACTTCTTAAGCACAAGTCAATCATATAAAGATTATCATTATTCCTTTGTGGGTAATGGTGGAGTCTCTACTATAACAGGTAATGACTCAGATGGCAACACTTTAGATTATAAAGTTGGTGCACTTAAGGTATTTAACAATGGTGTTTTGATGAGTCCAGATACGGACTATAGTGCCATTGACGGTGAGAATGTAAACTTTACAACTGCACTGGACTCTTCCGACAGGGTAGAGATTCAGGCCTTTGAACAATCTTCACAACGTCCTTCGTATGAAGATGTGAAGGTAACGGCAGGTATTTACATTGGCGGTACTTCTAGTGATTATCTCATCAAGGAGTACACACAAAAACAACAATTTACTCCTGTTGTTGTTGGATCAAGTTCAGCAGGGACAGGGAACTATAGTTCTCAGATTGGGTTCTATACTAGAATGGGTAACATGATTACCTTTTCTTTACAACTGGTATGGAGTACACACACAGGAACGGGTAATTTGAGAGTATCTGGATTGCCTTTTGCGTCTATGAATGAGACTGGATTGGAATATGTTTTCCCAGCATCAACAAATGGACAACTAACTTATACTGATTATGATACTTTGTTGACCAGATTAGAGAAAAATTCTTCAACACTATTGGTTCAGACCGAAGACGGAGCAGGAAATTATGCTAACGTTGGAATGGCCGACAATGGATCAGGAAGAATTCTTGTAACAGGTACATACTTCATAGATTAAAACTTATAAATAAGAGAGAACATGCTTAGCATGAAACGAGGAATAAAAGGGAACGTCTAATGGCACAATCAAAAGCTAGATTTCTGTCAAGTCTGTTGACAACATCTGGTTTCGTAAAAGACGACAGATCACAACTTGCCGGTTCTGACGGTAGTATCGATTCAGCATCGTTACCCGTCATCGCAAATGCAATGTTGGCTCACAGTGGAATCACTATAAACGATTTGACTGTTTCGCTGGGTGATAGTCAAGACCTTACGACAACCAATATCGCTGAAGGTACGAGGCAGTATTATACCACTGCACGTGTTGATTCGGATGTCACACGTCAAGACCTTGATATGGGTGGTAATAAGGTTCTCTTTGCTAACGTCTACAGTTCGGACAGCGACCTACCAAATGCTTCATCTTATCATGGTATGTTCGCACACGTACACGGAACAGGCAAAGGTTACTTTGCACATGGTGGTGCATGGCACAAACTATTAGACGAATCATCCTCAACTACTACTGATTTAACAGAAGGCATAAACAAATACTTTACCGAAGCACGTGCCAGAGCTTCAATGGTTCAAGGTACAGGTCTTACTTATGATAGTGCTAGTGGTACTATCTCTATAACAAATACTGGGGTAACAGCCGGTACATATGGCAGTGCGTCTCTCGTTCCCGTATTCACTGTCAATGCACAAGGACAAATCGATAGTATTGGTACAGTAAGTGTAGCTGGTGTTTCAAGCATCAACTTCGATTCTTCCAACGGTAACTTCACAATCAATACTGCTGATGGTCAAACATTCCTCGACACAATCACGCTAGACCCGTATACTACCACCGACTTATCTGAAGGGTCAAATCAGTATTATACAAATGCAAGAGCTGATGCTAGAATCGCATTACAAGTTGGTGCTAATTTAGACTTAAGTCAAAAATCTACATCCGACTTATCTGAAGGGACAAATCAGTATTATACCGATGCTAGAGCGAGAGCGGCCGTATCAGGTAACAAAGGTCTCAGTTATGATACTGGTAGTGGTGAGTTTAATATTGACTCAGAAAATGTACGTAGAATGTTTAGTGCAACAGGTGATCTATCTTACGATTCTTCTACTGGTGTATTCTCATTTGATGTAGAACAAGTCTACACTAAAGCAAACTTTGATTCCGACTTTAACGTTGCGATTGACTCAGGTTCAACCGACGATTTGAGTGAAGGGTCATCCAACCTCTATTACACAGATACACGTGCACGTAATGCCATTGGTCTTCATGATCAGGGTGGTGACGGGTCTCTGACATATGACTCTGCTTCCGGTAGATTCTCATACACAGGGCCTTCTGCTGCAGAAGCAAGAGCACACTTTAGTGGTAGCACTGGTATAACCTTGAGTAGTGGTGCGATCAGCATTACTAATTCTGGGGTCAGTGCGGGAACATTCGGTTCTTCTACACAAGTACCACAGTTCTCAGTAAATGCACAGGGTCAAATCGACTCTGCAAAGAACATTACTATTGCGGGTGTTACAGGGGTTGACTTTGATAGTTCAGACGCAACTATTACAATACAAACAACTGGTGGAAACTTTACGGATGTCATATCACTCGACCCTTTCACCACAGCCGACTTAACAGAAAATACAAATCTTTACTATACAGACGCAAGAGCAAGAAATGCAATTGGTCTATCCGATGTTGGTGGAGATGGTTCGCTCTCATATGATTCTGGAACAGGCAGATTTACATTTACAGGGCCTAGTGCTGCTGAAGTAAGAGCGCATTTAACCGCAAACAAAGGACTCTCCGTTTCTAATGGTGAGTTTAATATTGACTCTGCAAATGTCAAGGGAATGTTTAGTGCGGGTGGCGACCTATCATATTCGGATGGCGTATTCTCTTACACTGATTCAGATAGAACTGCGACACAGATTAAAGGTCTGTTTAGTGGTGGTACTGGTGTAACGTATAATGACGGTGCAATCAGTATTGGTCAAGCAGTAGGAACTTCTGACAACGTACAGTTCGCAGATGTTGATGCGAGTGGTAACGTAGTAATCACAGGCAATTTGACTGTCAATGGTAGTACTGTAACTAACAGTGCAACCAACACAACAATCGAAGATGCGTTGATTGAACTTGGTTCAGGCAACTCAGGTGCAAACGCTAATGACCTTGGTCTTGTTCTCGAAAGAGGAACAACTGGTGACAATGTGTTCATGGGTTGGGATGAAAGTATAGACAGAGTAGTATTTGCAACTACAACTGCTACAGGTGCATCAACTGGTGACTTGACACTTACAAACGCAAACGTTCAAGCAGCAAACTTCTACGGTAATGTAACTGGTGCGGTAACAGGTAACGCTGACACTGCAACTGCTCTTGCAAGTAGTCAAAACTTCTCCTTAACAGGTGATGTGACTGCAAGTGCCGTTTCTTTTGATGGAACAGGCGCAGTCGCATTAACAACTGTTATTGATAGTGATGGTATCAATCATCTCAAGACGGATGATCTACCAGAAGGGTCTAACCTCTATCATACCACTGCACGTGCAAGAGGTGCTATATCGGTAACCGATGCGGGTGGAGATGGAAGTGCATCATACAATAGTTCAACAGGTGTTATTACCTATACAGGGCCTAGTGCTGCTGAAGTAAGAGCACACTTAACTGCAAACAAGGGACTTTCTGTTACTAATGGAGAATTCAACCTTGACTCTGCAAACGTTAAAGGAATGTTCAGTGCATCCGGTGACTTAGGTTACAACTCAGGAACAGGTGCATTCTCATTCAGTGAAACATACTCAACTGCTGCTGAACTCTTAACTGCGATTAAGACAGTGGACGGAGCAACTTCAGGATTGGATGCCGACTTACTTGACGGACAACACGGAGCTTACTATAGAATCAACGTATACGATGCTAGTGGAACACTACAAAACTAATAGGACAGTATAATGGCAATACCAAATAGTAGAGATGAGTTCACCGATTGGTGCCTACGTAGGTTAGGAGCTCCTGTAGTTGAAATTAATGTAGATGACGAACAGCTTGAAGATAACGTTGATGAAGCAATTCAATGGTTTCGTGAACATCATCCAGATGGAACTCGACGCCTTTATGTAAGTCACGCTGTAACTCAAGATGATATTACCAATGGATTTATCGATCTTCATGAATCAGCTCCTCGTATTCAGACCATTGTTAGAATGTTTCCTGTAAACACGATGTCCCAGACAACCAACTTTTTTGATGTGAAATATCAAATGATGTTGAATGATATTACCGACCTAAATAATTTTGCGGGTGACATAGCATACTACGAACAGATGCAACAACACTTATCTTTGTTGGACATGAAATTGAATGGTCAACCAGAAATCACTTTCGATAGACAGGAAGGTAGACTTCACTTTTATTTAAATAAAGAAAAATTGAGCGTGGGAGATTTTATTGTTATCGAAGGATATGGATTCAAAGAACTATCAACAAACTCAACGACAACGACCATAAACCATTCTCTTTGGAACCACGCTTTCCTTAAAGAATATACTGTGTGTTTGATCAAAAAACAATGGGGTATAAACCTCTTAAAATTCGAAGGAATGCAACTGCCCGGCGGAGTGACGATCAGTGGGAGACAAATCTATGAAGATGCTCTCAATGACATGGAAAGATTAATGCAAAAGTTTAGGGATGAAGAGGATGTAGGCCCTGTCTTCTTCATAGGGTGATAAGACGTGGCAACAAATCCATATATCAGTCAAACAGTCAGATCGGAACAAAACCTTTATGAAGACATCGTAATTGAGTCTTTAAAGTTCTACGGTCAGGACGTTTACTACATACCAAGAGAAATAGTCAACAAGGATAAAGTATTCCTTGATGATGTACCCTCACGTTTCTCTGACGCCTACAAAATAGAGATGTACATTGAGAACACTGAAGGATTCGAAGGTGAGGGTGACCTGTTCACAAAATTTGGTATTGAACTAAGAGATCAAGCCACATTCGTAGTTGCTCGTAAACGTTGGAAACAACTTATCGGTAACTACTTAGATTCAAACAAGTTTCGACCAAGAGAAGGCGATGTCATTTATCTGTCTCTCTCCAAATCTATCTTCCAAATTAACAAAGTAGAAACTGAGACGCCATTCTATCAACTAAGTAATCTGCCTACGTTTAGACTACAAGCTGAATTGTTCGAATACAACGATGAAGACTTTGATACTGGTATTGATACCATAGACGATATTGAGTACGAAGGTGCCTTCCAGTATAAACTTACTATGAGAACAAGAGATAGTTTTGGTAGTTTACCTACTGCTGGTTCAACAATCAACCAAGCCGGTGGTGTGGACACCATATCTCTGTCTACAGCTGGACGTGGTTATACAACTGCGCCAACGGTAACCTTCCCACAACCCGATTCAGGTGACATATCTTATTTTGGTAGGAACAGTATCGACATGTCACAGGCTCTGGGCGTAGAAGACTCTTTCTTGTTTCCATCCGATAACGGTGTGGTAGACATGTTTATCCGTGTTAGTGAGTATCCATCTGCTGGAGAATTCTCTTCTATATTGTTACACGGTGGTGATAGTGCCGGCAATCAAACCATGTGGGGTATAAACTCATCTGGTGCATTAGTATACCAAAGGGGAAGTGGAATGGCAACCCCTAGAGTTGCAAGTACTTCTACTCTTACTCGTGGTTCATTTGAACATATTGCGTTTGCTTTAGATTCAGGTGATGTTCATGTGTGGGTAAATGGTACAAAGGAAATGGACTCTGCTATTGGTTATACTGATCCATTTGCAACGTCTTCAGGATACTCGTTGGGTGCATTTTCTAGTAGAACCTTCGGTGGTACAGACTGGAAAGTTACTGCGGGTAACCTAGATGAGATTCATTTCCGAGCTGGTAGTGTAAGTACTCTAGTAGGAGACTCAGACTTTACAGTACCAACCTCAGTGAACGATAGTGGTTCTAATACAATAACACTAGAACATGCGGACGGAACACCAGCTACTGCTACTGCTACGATTGATGCAACAACAGGTAGTGTAACCGGACTAACATTAGTTACGTCAGGATTCTTGTATTCAAATGCACCATCTCCAATATTCTCTGCCCCAGATTCGGGTGGTAACTTTATTATTGGGGAAGTAGTATCTCAAGTAAACTCTACATATACTATGAAGGGTGAGGTTACAGACTGGAGTGACTCTGATAGAGTTCTTCAATTGGCTCACTGTGGTTCTACAGATGGAGAATACCGACAGTTCAATGTTAATCGTCCTATATCAGGTGCGAATGCAAGTTGGGTTCCCAGTCTGGTAGAAGAATTACAAGAGATTCAACAGGAATCTCAGAACACGATATTTGATGATTTTGAGGGTGACTTCCTAGACTTCTCCGAATCTAATCCCTTTGGAGACATGGAATAATGTTTGGAACACATTTTTATCACAAGAGAGTTAGAACAGCGGTATCTGTATTCGGATCGTTGTTTAACGACTTGCACGTCCTCAGAGCAAATGCTGGCGGTGAGATTATTTCTCAGGTAAAGGTGCCTTTATCTTATGCGCCTAAGAGAAACTTTATCCAAAGACTGGCAGAGATGTCAAAGGGAGAGGAAGCAGAACGTAAAGTTGCGATGAAACTTCCTCGTATGTCATTTGAAATTACTCAGATGACCTATGACCCAGCAAGACAATTACCTAAAGTAAACCGTGTTCAAAACGAATTTGAAAATGACATTACTAAAAGGTACAAAATGTTTACGTCTGTACCTTATGACGTATCATTTCAATTAAGTATTTACGCAAAGTCTCAGGATGATGCGTTACAAATAGTAGAACAAATTATACCGTATTTCGCACCACAATATACGGTGACGATAAAACCATTCTCTGATCTCCCAGATGTCAAAGAAGATGTGCCTGTAGTACTTGAAGGGGTTTCTTTCGAAGATACTTTTGAGGGTGCACTAGAACAGAGAAGAACCATTATATATAATCTTGATTTTACAATGAAAATTGCATTCTATGGGCCTAATGTTGAACAAGGCATTATACGTGAAGTTAATAATAATCTATATATTATGGGAGACAGTGATACGTTCTATACGAACATAAACATAACTCCAACGCCTGTAGGAGTGAGTCCCGACAGCGACTATGGATTTTTGATTCAATATTTGGATAGCAGTGCATGACAAAACGTAATGATAATGTAGATAATGATTACCAATACTCAAGAGAGACATACTACGATCTACTAGAAAAAGGTAGAGAGAGTATGGAACTCATGATTGAGGTAGCACGTGAAAGCGAACATCCTCGTGCGTTTGAAGTATTGTCTGGTATGATGAAAAACATGGCAGACATCAACGACAAACTCATGGCTCTGAATAAACAAAAGAAAGAAATAGATCGTGAAGATGATCCCAAAAAACTTGGGAACACAACCAATAATAATTTATTTCTTGGATCAACAAGCGACTTACAACGACTTCTACAGAATGAAAAAGCTAAGGTGATAGACGTTGAACCCCCTCCTGAATAAAGAATCCTACCTTGGTAACCCTAACGTAAAGAAAGACGGGGTTAATGAAGAATGGGATGAAACAAAAATTAAAGAGTATGCGAAGTGTATGAACGACCCCGCATACTTTGCTCGAACCTATGTGAAGATTATATCATTGGATAAGGGTCTTGTCAACTTTGACTTGTATCCATACCAAGAAAAGATGTTTGAACATTTCAATGATAATAGATTCTCTATTGTTCTTGCATGTAGACAGAGTGGTAAATCGATTTCCAGTGTAGTATATCTTTTATGGTATGCCATTTTTCATACAGAAAAGACGATTGCAATCCTTGCCAATAAAGGTGCAACCGCAAGGGAGATGTTAGGACGTGTTACTCTTGCTCTCGAAAACCTACCGTTCTTTTTGCAGCCGGGCTGCAAAGCACTCAACAAAGGTAGTATCGAATTTTCCAACAATAGTCGGATTATTGCTGCTGCCACTAGCGGTAGTTCTATTCGTGGTATGTCTGTTAACCTACTGTTTCTTGATGAGTTTGCTTTCGTTGAACGTGCTAATGAATTCTATACTTCTACCTACCCTGTTGTCTCTGCTGGTAAAGACACGAAAGTTATTATCACGTCAACAGCCAACGGTATAGGAAATACATTCCACAAGGTTTGGGAAGGTGCAGTTCAAGGAATCAATGAGTACAAGTCTTTTCAAGTAGATTGGTGGGACGTGCCTGGCCGTGATGAGAAGTGGAAGGAACAGACTGTTTCCAACACATCACAGTTACAGTTCGACCAAGAATTCGGTAACACCTTTTTTGGAACCGGCGATACCCTAATCAATGCAGAGACTTTACTCTCATTGAGGTCGAAGCCACCAAAAGAATTTCTTGAGGGTGGCGATCTAATTGTATATGACCATCCAGTTAAAGATCATGATTACATCTTTACTGTGGACGTATCAAAAGGAAGAGGTCAGGATTATTCTACCTTTACGGTTATCGATATTGCAGTCCAACCTTTCAAACAAGTTGCGGTGTATCGCTGTAATACTATATCTCCAATACTCTTTCCAAATATTATCTATAAGTATGCGATTCTCTACAATGACGCATATGTGGTCGTAGAGGCAAATGATCAGGGTGGTGTGGTGTGTAATGGACTATATCACGATTTAGAATACGAACACCTACATGTGACCTCTTCCGTAAAGTCCTCTGGCCTTGGTATTGAAATGAACCGTAAGGTCAAAAGACTTGGATGTTCTAGTATAAAGGATATTCTTGAAAATGGCAAGCTTGAAATTGTAGATGAGAATACAATCTTAGAGGTGTCTACATTTACCGCAAGAGGACAGTCCTACGAGGCCTCAGACGGTAACCACGATGATTTAATGATGAATCTCGTGATGTTTGGATACTTTGCATCAACACAATTCTTTGGGGACATGACCGATATAAACCTTAAACAAATGTTATTTGATGAAAAAATGCAGTCAATTGCAAATGATGTACCCGCTTTTGGGTTTATTGATGATGGTAGTGACGCTATCGCAGCCATCGAAGCTGAAGAGAGTAACCTCGCAAATGAATGGCAGGTATGGCGTCAAGATGATTGGTAGAAACTTAAAAATTATAAATAATACTGATTGATAAAAACCGTATTATGAACTCACTTATAATTTGTAAACGAAAAGGATAACAGTTATGGCATTACTATCACCGTCTCTGTCTCCAGCAATTACGATCAGAGAAATCGATCTTTCGGGTGTAGCGCCCAATGTATCGACTTCTGTAGGCGCATTTGTTGGGAACTTTCGTTGGGGGCCTGTAAACTCGCAAACACTAGTGGCAGACGAATCTGGACTGGTGAGAGCGTTCGCAGCGCCTAACGAAGATAATGCTGTGGATTTCCATAGCGCATCGTACTTCTTGAAGTACACAAACAGCCTCTACATTGTTCGTGGTAACAATGGAGGCACTAACGCACACAGTGCTGTTACAAAACTAACCAGCGACTCAGCAACCGTTGAGAACCTTCAAGATTGGGAAACTAATGTTTCTTCTTCTGTCAAGGCGGGAACGCTAAATACAGGATCGTTCATTGCAAAATATCCAGGCTCACTGGGTAATGCATTGACAGTAGCATTCTGTCCAGCAAGCGATTCCGATGGCAACGACTTTTTTGGTGGTTGGTCATACAAAGGTTCATTTGATCGTGAACCAACTACTTCTGCTTATGCAACCGAAAACGGTGCATCTAAAGACGAAGTACACGTAGCGGTTATTGACCGAACTGGGTCATTCACTGGAACGCCAGGCACAGTGTTGGAAACATTCCCTCACCTGTCTGTTGCTAAAGGTGCTGTTACACCGGATGGTTCTCCGAACTATATTTCCGATGTAATCAACACGCAATCGGGATATGTATGGAACAACATCTTTGCAGATGACTCTGCATTTGGTTCTTCTCATGCAAATATCGGGCAAAACTGGGGTAAGACCCCTTCAGTGGACAGCGCAGTAGATTACTCTACAGGCGTATCTGCATGGACAAACGACATCTCTCAAATTAAATTGGGCGGTGGATCAAACTCTGCTGATTTGACTAATAGTCAAGTTACAACAGGATTCGATCTGTTTGATGACGCAGAAGCTCTTCAGGTAGACTTCCTGATTCCGCCTCAGTCATCTAATGACTCTGACGCTGTAACAATCGCAAACTATTGTAACGCAATTGCAAAAGACCGCAAGGACTGTGTGGTTCCAGTTTCTCCTAACAGAGATGGAATCATTGGTGTAACAACCAGTGCTGCAAATACGAATGCCATTTCGTTTGCAAATTCACTATCAAACAGTTCATACTTGATCGTAGATAATAACTACCTCAAGGTGTTTGATAAATATAACGATCAATACATTTATATTCCTGCTAACTCCTCAACTGCTGGAATCATGGCTGCAACAGACTTTGTTGCTGCTCCTTGGTTCTCTCCAGCTGGGCAGAGACGTGGTAGCTATCTGGCAGTAACAGATATTGCACACTCTCCAAATAAAGCGCAGAGAGACGCACTATATAAAGCAAATGTCAACCCTGTGGCTAATATCCCAGGCGTAGGTATTGTATTGTATGGTGACAAGACTCATGAACTTAGACCTTCTGCATTTGACAGAATCAACGTCCGAAGATTGTTTATCGGTGTTGAGAAGTCAATCGCACAAGCTGCTAAGAACATTCTCTTCGAATTCAATGACGAGTTTACTCGTGCTGAGTTTGTGAATGTTGTAGAACCTTTACTTCGTGAGATCAAGGGTCGAAGAGGTATTACAGACTTTAAGGTTGTTTGTGATGAAACAAACAACACACCGGCTGTGATTGACAGAAACGAATTTGTCGCTTCTATCTTCATTAAGCCTGCACGTTCTATTAACTTCGTGACATTGAATTTTGTCGCAGTTCGTAGTGGTGTAGACTTTGAAGAAGTCGTTGGCACAGTTTAAGGAGTAGAGAAAGATGGCAATTTTAGGCGTAGATGACTTTAAGTCGAAGCTAAGAGGCGGGGGCGCACGTCCCAATCTTTTTAAAGCGACTGTCAACTTTCCCGCTTACGCTGGAGGCGATGTCGAATTGACATCCTTCCTATGTAAGGCTGCACAATTACCCGCTTCAGTAATGAACGTGGTTGAAGTTCCTTTCCGTGGACGACAATTGAAGATTGCTGGTGATAGAACGTTTGAAACATGGACAACGACTATTATCAACGATACAGACTTCAATGTTAGAAACGCAATGGAACGATGGATGAACGGTATCAATGCACACAGTGCTAATACTGGTCTGACCAACCCTGTTGAATATGAAGCAGATTTAATTGTTGAGCAATTGGACAAAGATGGCGAGACCATTAAAACTTATCAGTTCCGTGGTTGTTTCCCAACCAACGTAGCTGCAATCGATGTTAACTACGAAACAGTAGATCAGATCGAAGAGTTTACGGTTGAGTTCCAAGTCCAATACTGGGAATCTGACACAACTAGTTAAGACTAGTATAAGTAATAGAGTCGGGGGCAATTAGCCCCCGCACTTTATCAAAAGAAGCGAGATATGGCAGAAGAAAGTAATAGCATCATTAAACTTTTCGGATTCGAAATAAAAAGAGCGAATCAAGATAAGAAACCTGAGAAATTACCGTCCATCGTTCCGAAAGCGGATGAAGATGGTGCGGGGTACGTTACTGCCTCTGGGGCCCACTTCGGTCAATTTATTGACATTGAAGGTGATGGCGCAAAAGATAATGCAGAATTAATTAAGAAGTATCGTGGTGTTGCAGAACACCCTGAAGTCGATGCAGCTGTTGAAGACATCATCAATGAGTCTATCAGTGCATCTGATTTAGAATCCTCTGTAGAAATTAGTCTGGACAAAGTAGATGCGTCCGACAAGATTAAAAAGATTATTGTTGAAGAGTTTGATAACATCTGTTCGATGTTGAACTTCAATGATAACGCACATGACATCTTTAGGTCATGGTATGTGGATGGACGTTTGGTTCACCACCTCGTAGTAAACGAATCTAATATGAAGGCTGGTATTCAGGAAATTCGTCCTATCGATGCCTCCAAGGTTCGTAAAGTAAAAGAGGTTAAATACAAAAAAGATACAAAGACTGACGCCAAGATCGTTGATAAGGTCAACGAGTTTTATGTTTTCCAAGAGAAACAAGGAACAAGAACAGGCGTCAAGATGTCTACTGATTCTGTTTCGTATGTAACTTCTGGATTGTTAGACGCACAAAGAAAGCGTGTAATATCCTACCTACACAAGTCAATTAAACCCATCAACCAATTGCGTATGATGGAAGACTCTTTGGTAATCTATCGTCTTGCACGTGCACCAGAGAGAAGAATTTTTTACATAGATGTTGGTAACTTACCTACTGGTAAGGCTGAACAACACATGAAAGACATCATGACTCGTTATAGAAACAAGTTAGTCTATGATGCAAGTACTGGACAGATCAAAGATGATCGTAAACACATGTCTATGTTAGAAGACTTTTGGTTACCTCGTAGAGAAGGTGGCAAAGGGACTGAGATTTCTACACTGCCTGGCGGTGAGAACCTTGGTCAGATTGATGATATTATCTACTTCCAAAAGAGATTGTATCGATCACTTAACGTTCCAATAAATAGACTGGAACAAGAAGCTCAGTTTAGTCTTGGTAGATCAACAGAGATCAGTCGAGACGAAGTTAAGTTTCAAAAGTTTGTGGACAGACTGCGTAGAAGATTCTCTATGTTGTTCTTGGGTATTCTCAAGAAGCAACTAATCCTCAAAGGTATTATTACTGAGGATGATTGGGAAGTGTGGAAAAACAATATCGTCATTGACTTTATTCGTGACAACCACTTTACTGAACTTAAAAACGCAGAACTCTTAAGAGAGAGACTGGACACAATGGATAGGATCACTAATTATGTTGGTGAATATTTCTCACGTGAGTGGGTAATGAAGAACGTCATGATGATGTCAGACGAATCCATCGATCAAATGAAAGATGAAGTCGAGTCTGAGAATTCAAAGGGTGACGATGACGAAGATGATTTAGGAGTATAATCATGAGTGAAGTAGAAAATCAAGAAGTCGAACAACAAGAAGAAATCGGTCAAGCACAACAGTTCATTGATGCTTTGCAACAGCAGAATTATAATGCTGCACAGACCACATTCAATTCTATGTTGAACGACAAACTGCAAGCCAGATTGGATGCAGAGAAAGTGGCAGTGGCTGGTTCCATCTTTAATGATGCGGATGGCGACATTGAAGACGAAGACCTCACTGACCAAGAAATAGAAAATATGGTCGATGATGAGATCGACGAGGAAGGTATTGATGATGATGAAACAACCGAAGATGTGGTTGAAGACGAAGTGGAAGAAGTTTCATAGGATGATGAAGTCGGGGAGACTTCATAAAGTCACAAACATTTGTTTTTAAAAACATAAATTGTATAAATAATAGGTACAACGGAGAAAACTTACTTTGAAAACGTTTGAACAAATCAGAGAGGCAAAAAAACCTCAAGGGAAAAAGGTTCATTCCGGAACAGAGAAAGTCCGTGGAAAGAAAATCCCTTACGAAGTCTGGAAAGACAGTAAGGGGTATACCGCATATGTCGATGGAGATATGCTGGACACATTCAAGTCCGAAAAAGACGCCGTTAAAGGCGCACAAGCTATTTTAAAGGATTTAGCAAGATGAAGCTGATAAGCGAATACTTAGAAAACGATGTTCAATGCATCGTAGAGAAAAAAGAAGATGGTGAAAAGAAGTACACCATTGAAGGTGTGTTCGCACAGGCCGACAAAAAGAACAGAAACGGACGTATCTACCCCAAACCAATTATGGAAAGGGCGGTAGGTAAGTACGTACAAGAACAAGTTTCTAAGAGACGGGCAGTAGGGGAACTAAACCACCCTGAAGGGCCGACAGTCAACTTAGACAAAGTTTCACACCTCATCACAGACCTCAAGTTTGAGGGAAATGATGTGGTAGGAAAGGCACAAGTATTGGATACTCCAATGGGTAAGATCGTAAAAGGTCTCCTAGAAGGCGGTGTTCAACTAGGCGTGTCAACTCGTGGTATGGGTAGCCTTGAGAATCGAAATGGCGCCATGGTCGTTAAAGACGACTTTATTCTTAGTACTGTTGACATAGTACAAGACCCTAGCGCACCAGAAGCTTTCGTTAATGGAATTATGGAAGGTGTAGACTGGGTCTGGAATAACGGCATTTTAGAGCCTCAGGTAATTGAGAAAATGGAGACTGAAATTAAAACTACTCCGAAAGCATTTCGTCCAGAAGTGCAAATTCGAGAGTTTAAAAATTTCCTCTCGTTAATAAAATCGCAATTATAAAGGAGTCGATTATGACTGATGTCAATAAAGAAGTCGAAGCTGTCGAACTCCACGATGAAGATATTAACGATATCGTGGAAGAGACTCTCGACGAAACAGCTCCTGCTGTTAAGTCAGCACCGAAGGGCGACGAAGGTGAAGTAACTGAACCTGAGTCAATCGCAAGTGTGGACAAAGCTGCAGGCGCAACAAAACAAGCTCCTGTTCCAAAAACAAAAGCAGGTATGATCAGTGCCATGTACGGTAAATTGAACAGCATGAAAAAAGCTGACCTTCAAGCATCGTACAGTAAGGTAATGGGCGAAGAAGTGGAAGTAGAAGAATCAAGTGTTGTCGCTGAGACACAAATTGATACTACTGCTGAAATAGACGCACTGGTAGAGTCTGAGGCAACACTCAGTGATGAGTTTAAAGCCAAAACTGCTATAATTTTTGAAGCAGCTGTGAAAACAAAACTGTCTGAAGAAGTAGACAGAATTGAAACACAGTATCAAGAACAATTAGCTGAAGAAGTATCTGAAGTTAAATCTGATCTTGTAGAGAAAGTAGATAGCTACCTTAACTATGTAGTTGAATCTTGGATGGAAGAGAACAAGTTAGCAGTTCAGAACGGTCTCCGTACTGAAATCGCTGAGACGTTCATGAACAAAATGAAAGATGTCTTTGTAGAATCTTACATTGAAGTTCCTGAGTCCAAAGTTGACCTAGTTGACGAACTAGCTGAATCTGTTGAAGAGTTGGAAACTAAACTCAACGCAACAACAGGTGACGCAATTAAACTTGCCGAAGAACTTGAAACATACAAGCGTGATTCAATTATTATTGAAGCTGCACGTGGTATGGCAGAAACTCAAGTAGAGAAACTTCGTGGTTTGGTTGAGAACGTAGATTTTGATGACGAAGAGTCGTTTAAGTCTAAGGTCGAAACAATCCGTGAGTCTTTCTTTAAGGCTGAAAAAACTGATGTAACTGATGAAATTACTGCTGAAGAACCTGAGACAACTGTCGAAGTGTCTTCTGTAATGGAACAGTACATCCAAACTATTAGACAAACCGCTAATAAATAAGGAAAACCATTATGAATTCTTACGATAATCTTATCGAAAAATGGAGTCCTGTATTGAACGAAGAGTCTGCTGGTGCGATCACTGATCACCACAGAAAGGCCGTCACTGCAGCCATTTTAGAAAACCAAGAACGTGCTCTTTCTGAAGAACGTGCACAACATTCAGGTTTCATGACTGAAGCAGCTCCTGCTAACGCAACTTCTGCTATCGGTACATGGGATCCGATTTTAATCTCACTTGTACGCCGTGCAATGCCTAACTTAATGGCATACGATGTATGTGGTGTTCAACCGATGTCTGGCCCTACTGGTCTTATCTTCGCTATGAAGGCAAGATATGGTGGTGGTTCTACATCTAACCGTGAAGCATTGTTCAACGAAGCAGAAACTACTTTCAGTGGTGACTCTTCTGGCGCAGCTGCTCACGATAGTGACAACGTATCTGGATTTAACGGAATCGCACCTTCTGGTGACTCTGCTAATGACATGCGTGGTACTAACCTAACTGGTCGCCCAATGTCTACTGCTGACGCAGAAGCACTTGGTTCTTCTGGTTCTGGCACTTTCGAAGAAATGGGATTCACCATTGAGAAAGCAACCGTGACTGCAAAGTCTCGTGCGCTGAAAGCTGAGTACTCTCTTGAACTCGCTCAAGACCTTAAAGCAATTCACGGTCTTGATGCTGAAACTGAGTTGGCAAACATTTTGTCTACTGAGATTCTTGCTGAGATCAACAGAGAAGTTATCAGAACTATTAACTCTCAAGCTAAGACAGGTGCCCTTCAGGCAAACGTAACTAAGAACGGTATTTTTGACCTTTCTAGTGACGCTGATGGTCGTTGGTCTGCTGAGAAGTTCAAAGGTCTGGTTGTACAACTTGATCGTGAAGCAAACGTTATTGCAAAAGAAACAAGACGTGGAAAAGGTAACGTAGTTATCTGTTCTTCTGACGTTGCTACTGCATTGGCTGCTTCTGGTATGTTGGACTATACTCCTGCTATGAACACCAACTTGCAAGTTGATGACACAGGTAACACCTTCGCTGGTGTGTTAAATGGACGTTTACGTGTATACATCGATCCGTATGCACAGACAGATTACGTAACAATCGGCTACAAGGGTACTAACCCTTATGACGCTGGTCTGTTCTACTGTCCTTACGTTCCTCTGCAAATGGTTAAAGCCGTTTCGGAAGACACTTTCCAGCCTAAGATCGGTTTCAAGACTCGTTACGGCATGGCTTCTAACCCATTTGTTGGATCAACTCCAGCTGATGGATTGGCATCTGCTAAGTCTAACCAGTACTACCGTATCTTCCGTGTGGACAACATCCTCACATAAGGATAAAAAGAATCCCTTAAGGGACACTTTTAAAGGGCACTTCGGTGCCCTTTTTTTTATTTTAAAAATCAGGAGTAGAACATGACTATAGTTTTTTGGGCGATTGTCGTTTTTGGCACACTTAGTGCAACCAATGGTACTATTGAGTTGAACAAAATGTGTAAGAAAGAAGTAGAAGAAGGTGTTGCAGAGACAGTACGTGAATGCAAACAATATCACTTTGATACGAGAATTAAATCAGGGTGGTAGGAGTATATATAAAAGGGACAGGGTAGTCAATAAACGAATGGAAGCGCACACCTCAACACGAGGATTATGATATGAGAGCAGTTCTGTTCTTACTACTGGTTCCGTTTTTGGCTCAAGCAGAAACGGTAATTAACTATGATGATGGTTCTACGTATACTCTCGCAGATAATCAAGAGATTTATATCAGTACACCAAATAGTTCTTTGTTCAAACGTCAATTGATGCAAAACAAAGATACATATTTTCGTGTACAAAAACCTTGGACTAAAAGAGACTATGTACCACAACCACAAGACCCGTATGCAATCGGTACGGTTGCGTGGTGTGAATCATATGTCCCTTGGAGTGAAGGGTTGACTTTCGATATGATCTCTTGGCAACGTGCATGTGATACCAACAACGATGGTACATATGTATTCTGTGATGACTATACACCTAGTTCTCAGCAACTAGCATTTGGTTATTCACAACCGAACGAGAATGATGATCGGTACGCTGAAGAGTGTGAGGAATAAAAAAGGGGGGTAACACCCCCCTTTTTTTATACAGTTAAAGGCAAGTCCTTTAATACCTCTTTATAGTTAAAGGATGCCTTATGGCCATAAGGTGTATGAGTCAACTTCACGGGCGAAGTAATACCCGTACCCGTCACCAATTCTTTCAAATTTTCTGTTCCACGTTCTTGTGGTAGAAACCCAATCACGTTCAAAGGAAAGACTTTTAATCCACACATTTTCAATTCATGTTTGTGTTGTTCCAACTGTGTCATGAACTTCTGTCTTTTAGTTTCTAGAGTCGCCTTTGCCGTTGGAGCACCTACGTGTCCAATCAAATCAGTATACTTACCTGTTTCTACGTAACGTGTAATAGCTTGCATGATAACACGATACTGGTAACCTTCACCAATACACACACCATAGGTATCGGTTTCTGGGTTAAACTCACCACCAATTTTATGTTCTATCGATGAATGGTTGTCAATCCAGTCCTGTATTTTAGGAACAGATGTGTATAGAATGTATGGTTGAGGAGTTCCTGCCTCTTCCATAACCATTTTTACCACACGGTTTCGACAAGTTTTATCACGGGTCTTACCGTAGATACGAACGAACTCGGCATTAATTGCTTTCTCATTATTCTTGATACGACCATTCGCAATCTTACGACTCAAGTGTTTACGCATGTCAACTTCTTTATTGAGACGTTTGGGATATCCCTCGTTCTCTCTTGCTTGTACATCTTCCATCTGTTCTGGTGTACCAGCGAACAAAGTGAATATCCAGTCTTTTTGTCCTAAAGCACGAATCGCTTCAGAACGACCATATCCATATACGAGAACATAAGGTTTCTCGTATGAATCACCACGAAAGTAAACACCAGGCGGAAACTCCAGAGTATCCACACCGTCTGCGAAGGACATTCTAAGTTGTTCAATCTCAGCGGCAGTGTGAGTCTCTACTTTACCAACGTTGCCTTCGATATCATCAATATGAACATCGTTGAAGTTAAGTTTTATATTTTTTACGGATGTTACACCAAGGTCGGTGTAGTCGGGTAACGCAATTGCGTCAGGGTTTGAATTGGCATAATCTGCCAGTGCTATAATAGCCATATGATTTCTCCTATTGGATTAAATTAAGTGAAGTAGAAGACTCATAGAGAATCCTAAAACACAATAGTATATATAATACTTTTATCGAATAATATCGATATCTTCTGCGTTAGTGTTCCAAGTCTCCACAACGGAACGCAGTCTACCGTCTGACTTCAAAGACTCGTATCGTTTACCTGCTTTCTTACGCCACCATTCGGTGAGGTTCTCAAGTTCGAAACGATCAAAGTTATCTTTCTTAACAAGAGTATCAGTCTTGAGGTTAAGAAAGTCGGGTACATTCTCATACCCGTATGTTGAATAGAAGGAACGTTTCTTTTCAGTAAGTCCCTTTGCATCTAAAAAGGTCTGACAGAACTTCGCATATGCACCCTCATCATGTTGTTTGAGAGAGGATTTGATGATAGATGCCATCTTAGTCTGAGTCTTCAACTTGCGTGAAGATGCGTCAGCTGGTACTAAGAATTCTCCGCCGTTCCTTTCCCTAAACCAATCATTAAGTTTACGGAAGTTATCATCATTAATAAGCGGTGCGAAGTTTGAGTCTGTCAGACCGTTAAACCTCAAAATGGGTTTCATGCCATCGTACATAGACGATGACTTGGATGACCCATACAGAGAAGTAGTTTCGAACATACAGATGTTCGCATCGTACTTCTTGTTCAGTGCTTCACGCACTGTGTGGGAACAACAGATGGCTGCAAGTAACTTACCGCCAAGATAGTTGAACCCAAATGGTTGAGTGGGTACAATGTTGAAACCCATAATCACTGACTTGTTGAACCTTGACATTACTTCAGGACTCATGGTGTCTAGTGGTTTACCCAACCATTCATTACGTGGACGTGAGTTAATGGTTGGTGATCCAAATCGAATCATACCCATAACCATGCCCGTGTTCTTTTCTTTAACTAACCACAACATTTGTTTGCCGGGGATTGAAGACTCTACAGGTGCAGACGTAGTAATCTCCATATATGACATGAACTGATCCTGTTTACACGGGGATACAACAAACTCCATATCATTCGGGTGCATGTCAAACTTGTCAAAGAGATCAGTCTCAGGCCCCATGCCAGGCAATGCATATGGAAAAGTCTCCATACGTTCTAACTTTATTTTACGCATGTAGTCATCAATGCGATCAAAGTTCGCAAAGAAGTCTGTGAATACACCAGCGGCGTAACATGCATCTTGTCTAGATAAAATCATAAGTTCCTCTCATTACTACGTATTATATAACATTTACATAGGGGTTGTCAAGCGTATAAATAGAAGAGTGACCACAGGAGATAATTATGGCGACTGTTACGACTAACAAAAACTACTTACAACCTAGTGGGTTTTCGGTTTCTATTGAAAGAACCAACTACCCTAATCTACAATATTTTGCACAGAGTATAACACATCCTGGCGCTTCCGTCAACCCTATTGAACTGCCTGGCCGTAGAATAACGTCCCTGCCTTTTGCGGGTGACAAGATCACCTATGGTGAACTGCAAGTGGACTTTATCCTTGATGAGGATATGGTGTCTTACTTAGAGATGCAAAACTGGTTGGAAAGAATGGTCAATGACGGAAACGTATCAACTGCACACGCATTGCAAAACGGTCTAATAGCAACCTTCGCAGACATCACGGTCACTATCCTAACTAGTCACAACAACGCCAATAAAAGGATCAAGTATAAAAACTGTATCCCGACAAACGTAGGTTCTTTTGAGATGAACGCCAGTCAAAACCAGACCTATATAACATACACTTCAAGTTTTAGGTTTGACACATTTGAGATAGTTTAATATGTTGACTTTTTACGATATTAAGAACGAAGAAGTTCTTGCCATCTTGGAAAAATTCAGGTATACTTTTATAGATGAACTCCCGACTAAACACCTAGTTGAAGGACGTGGCCAAGAGATGGATCGTGATTACTATCTGTCTGATGTTTTTAGGGATAAGATTATCAATCAGGGTAGAGACCATTCCGGTGCTGCTGATAGAGGGTTTCTTCATTTTATGAAACCCGATAAACTTGTTGTCGAAGGTGAGTATGCAGACCGATATAAAAATGCATGGAGAACACTGGACGCCGAGATCAATACTCTGCTTGGATCAAGATTTAGTGCATTGAGTTCATTGTATCCACCCAAGGGATGGATTGGATGGCATAACAATGCAGACGTTTGTTCCTACAACCTAGTCTTTACTTGGTCGGAGACAGGAGATGGTCAGTTCATACAGTATGACAGAGAAGCAAAACGTAATGACATACTGAAAGATAAAAAAGGATGGTCTTTAAAGGCCGGATATTTTGGTAATTATGATGATGATAAATTAGTATATCATTGTGCAAAAACTGAGTGTTGGAGAATGACCTTGAGTTACGTCTTTAACAGAACTCATTATGATTACTGGAAGGATTGTATAGATTTTATTAATGGAGAATAATTATGTTAGACCTTGAGTCTATTTTGAATGAATGGAAAACCGATGCGGAAATTGACAGATATAAACTAGATGATACCTCTATAGCGACATCGAAGTTACATGCAAAATATTTGCAGTACCTATCTCTTACCAAGTTACAACTAAAACGTGCTGAACATTCCCAACGGAATCTGTTCAAAGATAAGTTTATGTATTACGAAGGTAAGATGTCCCAAGAGGATATCAACACTAAAAACTGGCAGTATGATCCCTTTGAGGGTAACCTACCGACTAAAGCCATGAAAGAGAAAATGGCTGATGCGGACACAGACATCCAGAAGTCAGAAGAGAAAGTAGAGTACCTTAAAGTTACTATAAGTACTCTAGAAGAAATCATTCAGACTTTGAGATGGAGACACTCTACCATCAAGAACATTATAGATTGGAGAAGACTTGAATCCGGCGGATAACACTATAAGAGTTAAGATGCTTAGCAACTCTTACATGGCAGTAGAATCTAACCCTTCACAGGAACAAGAGTTACGTGAGTACTTCTCTTTCTTTGTGCCGGGCCATAAGTTTATGCCTGCCTTTAAGAGACGCCAGTGGGATGGTAAGATCAAACTCTATAATCAAGTCACCAAACAGATTCATGTCGGTCTGTATACCCAACTACGTAAATTTTGCGGAGACCGATTCTATCCCCTACAAATCATAGACTCCTATGAGTGGGGAACACCAAACGCAAAGAACAAGATATCCCACCCAGACTTGGTGAAGTTCCTTGGAAACCTCAAAGCGCCTTTCGAACCTTACGACTATCAGTACGAGGCCGTATCTCACAGCATTGAGAACAAACGTGCAATTCTTCTATCACCTACGGGTTCCGGTAAATCATTTATCATTTATAATGTAATGAGATGGATTGAGAAGAACGAGAATGGAAAGATTCTTGTTGTAGTACCAACAACCTCTTTAGTAGAACAGATGTATAAAGACTTCAGAGACTACGGATATGACGTAGAGAATCAGTGCCACATGATCTACTCAGGTAAGGACAAGACTACCGACAAGAGGATAATTATATCTACGTGGCAATCTATCTACAAATTTGGTAGAGAATGGTTTGAAGATTTCCATTGTGTTTTTGGGGATGAGGTACATCTATTTAAAGCCAAATCTTTAGGCACTCTCATGGATAAGTGTGTCAATGCTAGATATCGTATCGGTACTACAGGTACACTTGATGGTACTGAAACGAACAAACTTGTACTTGAAGGTCTTTTCGGGCCCGTGTTCAAGGTCACTACCACAGTAAAACTACAAGAGGACAATCAACTCGCAGACTTAGATATCAAAGTATTGTTACTAAGATATCACAATGACGAATGCGTCAAAATGAAAGGCAAAACCTATCAAGAAGAAATTGAATATATAGTAACTAATGAGAGAAGAAATCAATTCATAAAGAGACTTACTTTGGATCAAGAAGGCAACACTCTGGTGCTGTTTCAGTTTGTAGAAAAACACGGTAAAGTTTTATATGATCTAATAAAAAGAGAATCTGAGGAAAATCGAAAAGTATTTTATGTGTCCGGTGAAGTTGATGCTTCAGATAGAGAACAGATACGTGGTATCGTAGAGGGTCAAAAAAATGCTATCATCGTTGCAAGCCTTGGAACTTTTTCTACTGGGATTAATATTAGGAATCTCCATAATATTGTCTTTGCTTCTCCAAGTAAATCACAAGTTAAGGTACTTCAGTCTATCGGTAGAGGGTTACGAAAAAGTGACAATGGGGTTGCTACTAACCTTTATGATATATCAGATGATCTACATTGTAGAGGTTATCGGAATTTCACCCTGAAACATTCTGCTGAAAGAATAAAGATATATAGTAGAGAAGGTTTTAAATATAAAATTTTCCCAATTAATCTAAAGGATAAGTCATGATTAAACAACTTAAGTTGACAACTGGCGATGAAGTAGTATGTGAAGTTTTAGAGGACAATGAATTCGAAATTCCTGTACGCAATGCGTTACGTCTAATTTCTAAGGAACAAGACGGATACAAATACTACACGTTTAAGAATTTTATGGTCTATCAAGACCGTCCAGAATCCGTAAGTGTTATTCGTGCGGAACATATTGTTTCGTATGCGAACCCTCCAGAAGATTTACAACTTGAATGGGAGAAGGCTCTAGAAGAAATGTATGCCGAGACTTCAAGACTGTCACATGAACATGAGATGGAGATGCGTGACTCAGGTTCTAATGTAGTTAATTTTCCGAAGAATCCTCAAATTCATTAGGTATATATTCACTTTCCCGCAGAGGAGCTCTTATTATATCATGGATTTTAAAATCTGGCAAGCACTAAATGATAATTGTTGAAAATTTTATAAAAGACCTAGATGAAGTTCTTGAGTTTGCAGATAGTTTACCATACTACACTTGTGAAGAAGTTCCTCAGGCGGGAAGGTTCAAGGGACTCCGGACACTCAATGTGGCCGAAATGAGTGAATTGACCGAAGATATACATGACGCCATTGGAAAGAGACCTAACTCTCTCTACTTTCATAAACACGATGGTGACCCAGATTGGGAACCTATAGTACATAGAGATAAATACGATCACGCTGGAGTTATATATCTACGTGGTGCAAGGGGATGTGGTACTGAGGTAGATGGTGTTGTCCATGAGTACAAGACTGGGAAACTGATTCAGTACAATGGGAACGACTTACACAGACCCGAAGGCTTCCCTATAGATAGATTGGTAGTTACATTTTTTTGTTGAGGATATTATGATTACAGGATTTACTGCGAGCACGTTTGATTTACTTCATGCTGGTCATGTCTCTATGTTGAGAGAAGCCAAAGGTCAATGTGATTATTTGGTTTGTGCCCTACAAGTTGACCCTTCCTCAGATAGACCTGAAAAGAATCCACCCGTACAAACGTTAGTTGAAAGATGGACGCAACTACAGGCGATTAAATATGTTGACGAAATTATTCCCTATCAAACAGAACAGGACTTGGAAGATATCCTTAAAATGTTTGACTTTGATGTAAGAATTATAGGTGCGGAATATAAGGATAAGAAATTCACAGGCCGTGCAACGTGTGCTGCTCGTGGTATTGAAATTTATTTTAACCGAAGAGACCATAGGTTTTCAACATCTGACCTACGCCGAAGGGTTTCTTCACTTGCCATACCTACCCCCAATAAGGTATAATACGTGAAATTTAGGAGTACTTTGTGACTAAGCAAAAAATCAAACCAAAAGATAAACCACATTACGTTAACAACAGACAATTTTCTGAAGCTGTTGTTGAATACTGTCAACGAGTAGAATGGTGTGAAAAGAAAGGAGACCCCAAACCTGTTGTGCCAAACTATATCGCAGAATGTTTTCTGAAGATTTGTCAGGGGTTATCCCATAAAGCAAACTTCGTCCGGTACACTTATCGTGAAGAGATGGTGATGGATGCGGTAGAGAACTGTCTCAAGGCAATTGAGAACTATGATATCAAGACTGCAACACGTACCGGACTACCCAATGCGTTTGCTTACTTTACACAGATATCATGGTATGCATTCTTGCGTAGGATACAGAAGGAAAAGAAACAACAAGACATCAAGATGAAGTATATCACTGAAGCTGGTGTAGAGTCATTCCTTGATGGTCATGCTAGCAATCAGGAAAGAGATTACTCTAATATTATTCCATTCGTAGAAACTTTACGTTATCGCATTGATCAAGTGAAAGGTGCTGATGCGGAATTCAAAGAATATGTAAATGAACAGAAGAAGCGCAAACGCAGAACTGTCAAAGTAGACTCAGACCTAACGGATTTTTTAGTAGATGATAAAGACCCTAGTTGATAGTGAATATGTAGAGACTGTTGTTCCCAAGGATGTAATGAATGCAGTCAAATTGGAATCCGCACACTACGAAGATTTAAAACCTTATAACAGTGCACTTGCGGGTAATATAAAACGAGAGTATCTACTAGAAAGTTGCCGTAGTAATGTTAGGAACTACGTGGAACAGACCGCCCACGGGTGGCAAAAAGGTAAGTGGAACATGGTGGACTTGTGGGTTAACCTTATGGCTAAACATGAGTTCAATCCGCCACACCGACACGGAGGCGATCTATCATTTGTAATGTTTGTGGATGTCCCGTATGATATTGAGGACGAACTTAACATGTATCCGGACACTAGTGCATCTTGTTCTGGACACTTTTCTTTTCAGTTTGCCAACATGTATGGTGATCTGTGTGAGAAATTTATTCCGGTAGACAAGTTGTATAACAATAAGATGTTTATGTTTCCATCTAAACTAAAACATTGTGTCTATCCATTTTACACTAGTGATGAACTTCGTGTCACTGTTTCAGGTAATTTAGAAAGGGCTTGACAACTCCTTCCGCATCTGGTATCATGGGTGCATTTATATAAATTCGGTTTAATTTATGAAGATAGCAATACTTAATGACACTCACTGTGGGTGTCGTAATTCGTCTGACATTTTTATGGACTATCAGGAACGTTTCTATCGGGACGTGTTCTTTCCATATTTGTTAGAGAATGACATCAAACACATACTACACCTTGGTGATTACTACGACAACCGTAAGACAATCAACTTCAAGGCCTTGAGTCACAACCGTAAAATCTTTTTAGAGAGGTTGCGTCAATATGGTATCACTATGGACATTATTCCTGGCAACCATGACACTTATTTCAAGAACACTAACGAACTTAACGCACTGAAGGAACTACAGGGTCACTACATGAACGAAGTGAATCTTGTTATGGAACCAAAGGTTGTCAAGTATGGTGAACTAGATGTTGCCTTGGTTCCTTGGATAAATCAGGAAAACGAAAGTGACACTTTAGAATTCCTTAAGTCATGCAAGGCGTCCGTGGTTGGCGCACACTTAGAGTTGGCTGGATTTGAGATGGATCGTGGTTTGTTCTGTCATGATGGTATGTCACCAAAACACTTTGAGAACTTTGATATGGTTCTGACCGGACACTTCCACACAAGGTCTAGTAAGGATAACATACATTACCTTGGTGCACAGATGGAGTTCTTTTGGAACGACTGTGGTGATAATAAGTACTTCCATATTCTTGATACTGAAACAAGAGAACTGACACCTGTACAAAATCCTATCAAAATCTACGAGAAGATTTATTATGATCATGAACAGATGGGTAACTTCAAGTTCAAGGACATGCGATACCTAGACAACAAGTTCGTTAAGATCGTTGTTGTTAACAAGGGTGATGCATATGAGTTTGAACGTTTCGTTGATCGTGTACAGAACTGTAACATACATGAACTGAAGATTGTAGAAGACTTCAAAGACTTCTTAGGTTCTAGTGTAGATGACCAAGCCGTTTCTGTAGAAGACACAGAGACTCTAGTCATGGACTATATTGATGCAGTACAAACTGACCTAGACAAAGCTCGAATCAAACAAGAAATCTCTACCCTCATGGTTGAGGCGCAACAACTGGAGGTAATGTAATGGCTGCAAAAAACGACATTACTGGTGATGCTATTGTTTCTAAAACAAGTGAAAAGTATCGTGATAACTACGACAAAATTTTTCGAAAGGAGAAGGATGTGGGACTAGGTTTTAATGATGGATTCAATGCCCCCAAGGGATTTTGGGAACACTACTGTAAGGTAGAAGATGCCTTGATGGGTGTAGAAAAAGATTTCCCATGTAATTGGTGTGGTAAAATGGAAGAAGACTTTGAGCTTGACAACGATGAATAAAATATGGTAACATACTCGCTATGATCAAATTTGAGAAGATTAGGTGGAAGAACTTTCTATCCACTGGTAACAACTTTACAGAGATTGACCTGACCCAAAAACCTACCACGTTGGTGGTGGGAGACAATGGTGCAGGCAAGTCTACGATGTTGGACGCTTTGTCGTTTGGACTCTTTGGTAAGTCCCATCGTAAGATATCCAAGTCTCAGTTAGTCAATTCTGTCAATCAGAAAGGCACACTGGTCGAGGTTCTTTTTTCTGTTAATGGGGTTAATTATAAAATTGTCCGTGGTATCAAACCTAACGTGTTTGAGATATGGGCCAATGACAACATGATTAATCAGAACTCTCATGCAAAAGAATATCAACAGATTCTAGAACGCAACATTCTGAAGTTGACTCACAAGTCGTTTCATCAAATTGTTGTTCTTGGATCAAGTTCTTTTGTACCGTTTATGCAATTGGGTAGTGGTGCAAGGCGTGAGGTTATCGAAGACTTACTTGACATCAACATGTTCAGTAAGATGAATGCCTTATTAAAAGAAAAAATGTCTATACTTAAAGAGGACATCAAGGACAACTCACATAAGATAGAAGTTGTCAAGACTAAGATCAATTCACAGAAGAAATACTTGCGGGACTTATCAGCCTTAAACACTGCACACCGTAAGGAGAAAGAATCTGAGATCACCGTATTACTCACGGAGATTGCGGAACTCCAAGACTTCAACACTGAGAATATGTCTACCGCAACGACACGTCAACAAGACCTGTCGAAGAAACTAGAAAAAGTCGCCACGTCACGTGAGAAGTTACTCAACTATCAGTCTTCGTTTAAGAGTGAGATTAAGTCTGTGGTCAAACAGGCCAAGTTCTTTGAGGACAATGCTATATGTCCTACGTGCGATCAAGACATCGATGAGGACTTACGTGATACCAAGAAGACCGATGCACAGACACGTGCAAAAGAACTTAATGATGTCATGAACGAATCTCATAGTAAGATGGAAGAGTTTGAGGCACAACTTAAAGAGTTAAACACGGAGTTGACTGATGTCAACGAATTACAAAACGTGGTAAACAACAACAACCAAACGATCACACGAATCAATCGTAACATAGATCGTATCCGCAATGAGATAGAGAGTATGGCAGAGAACACTGGTGATCTCGCAGAAGCCAACGACGATCTAATGAGACTGAATAAAGAATTAGATACCAAACAGGATCAGAAATATAAACTACACGAAAACTATTCTTACCAACAGGTGAGTTCGGAGTTACTTCGTGACACTGGTATCAAGACCAAGATTATTAAACAGTACCTTCCGGTCATCAACCAACTGACTAATCAGTACTTACAGATTCTAGATTTCTTTGTACACTTTGATTTGGATGAGAGTTTCAATGAGACTATCCGATCAAGGTTCCGTGACAACTTTTCGTATGACTCATTCTCTGAGGGTGAGAAACAACGTATTGATTTGTCCCTACTGTTTACATGGAGACAGATTGCAAAGATGAAGAACAGTGTTGCAACCAACCTACTAATCCTTGATGAGACATTTGATTCATCTCTGGATGATGATGGGGTGGACAACCTGATGAAGATCATACACACACTTGGTGAAGAGACTAATGTGTTTGTGATTTCTCATAAGGCGGAACTAGAAGATGCGGCTTTCCAACGTCGAATTGAGTTCGTCAAAGAAAAAAACTTTAGTAAAATAAAAGAAGCGGCTTGACACAAAGGGTCTATTGTGTTATCATATGCGTAATTTGTAAATAAACAAAAAGGTGAATATTATGGAATTATCTGATCGTACTCTCGCAGTTCTTAAGAACTATGCAAACATTAACCCGAACATCGTCTTCGAAGAAGGCAGCAATGTTCGAACCGTATCTGTCGCACGTAACGTGTTTTCACGTACTACTGTGTCAGAACAATTTCCAGCAGGGTTCGGCATCTACGATCTCAATGAATTCTTAAATGTTTTAGGTCTGGTTGATAAACCTGTTCTTTCATTTGAGAAAGATTATGTTGTTGTGGGTGATGCTACTGGACGTTCTAAGGTCAAGTATTTTTACTCTGATCCGGACATGTTAACTTCTCCGTCTAAGGATATAAACTTACCGGAATTCGAAGTTAAATTCGTACTAGATAATGGTACGTTGGGACGCATTAAACGTGCAGCTCAGGCACTAGGACATAACGAGATTAGTATCCGTCCAAATAATGGATCGATTCAAATCTCTGTACTAGATACTAAGGATGCAACGTCAAATGCGTTTACTATTGACGTAGATGGTTCGTATGACAATGAAGTTGATTTCAACTTCGTATTGAATGTGAACAATCTCAAGATTGTCAACGAGGACTTTGAAGTCAACATCTCTAAGAAGTTGATCTCTCAGTTCAAGTCTGTACAATCTGACATTGAGTATTTTATTGCACTTGAAAAATCATCAACATTTGGAGTATAACGATGGCAAAAGCAAACGAAGCTGTAACGACTGAGACAGCACAAGACCACTCTCAGGCATATGAACTCGGAAACCGTGTATCACGATCTACTATTGCAGTTATTGATACTGTAGTACAACGTGGTGGTTTCAAAGGCGAGGAACTTTCTACTATTGGACAATTGCGTGATCAAGCAATGCAGTTTGTTCAACTTGCTGAAGGTTTTCAATCTGAAGAGGCTGGCGACACTGAGTAATATCAGTGCGCCTGTAGCTCAATAGGATAGAGCAACAGCCTTCTAAGCTGTAGGTTACAGGTTCGATTCCTGTCAGGCGTGCCAACATTTTAATGCGGAGTTCGTATAGTGGTATTACCGAAGGTTTCCAACCTTCAGAGGGTGGTTCGATTCCACCACTCCGCTCCAATTTTAAAAGGGACATGATATGAAATCAGGGAAAGTATGGGGACATACAGAACTTATTGAACATACGTCTTCGTTTGAATTTCATAGAATTGAATTCAAGGCGAATCACTGTTGTTCAGAACATTACCACAAAACTAAGTGGAATGGTTTCTTTGTTGAGTCTGGTAGAATGTTAATTAGAACATGGCCAGATAATGAAGAACCAAACGACAGTAGACCTGTCATTTGTGACCAAACCGTTCTCAAGGCCGGTGAGTACTATAAAGTAGAACCTGGCAAGTGGCATCAATTCGTCGGTGTTACCGATGGTGTTGCATTTGAGTTGTATTGGTCTGAGTTTGACGGAGATGATATTGTCCGAAGAACACAAGGACGTGCACTGGAAAAACATCCAACAGATGGCCATATTGGCAATCCACTCATAGATTTAAATCACGATGGCGCATAGTCTTACCGACTACATAAAAGTTTACGATGAGGTCTTTCCAAAGGAAGTTTGTGAAGACCTTATCCTTGCTTACAAAGAAAACCTTAACCACGTGCAAACGCACAAGACCGATGGTTATATTTTTAATCAACTGGAGATCAACACTACACCTACTATAAAGGATGTTGCTGATCCCATTTATCGGACTTTAATTCCAAGGTATCAAGACTACTTCGAAGAGTTAGAATGTTCTGATTATGTACACTTGGATAAACCAAGCGTCGAAGCTTTAAGGATCAAGAAGTATAAAAAGAATAGTGGTGAACAGTTCAAGACTCATGTAGATGTCGTTGACCATGCAACCGCTAGAAGATACGCTGTCGCTATTGTGTATTTAAACGATAATGATGGTGCGACAGTATTCCCTACTATTGGTATGAAGGTCGAGGCTAAACGAGGTAGAGTAGTTATCTTTCCACCAAACTGGATGTTTCCACATGCTGGATTGGAACCGACGAATCATGATAAATACATCATGATGACTTGTCTTCATTACACATAGGACGTGAATGAAAAAGATAACGTACAAACACTGGAAGAAGCCTGAGGTCATATTGGTGAGAGAAGGAATTCTACCCACTAACATGAACAGAAGTCCGGACAACGACAGATGGATAATGAAGTGTTCCGATGGAACATGGGAAGATATTCTAAAATCCACAGTAGTCAAGATCGAAGATATATCAGAATAGCATATCCTTATAACAAAATGATCTAAAAAAACTTTAACTTTTTTTCGAAAAACGCTTGCCTTTAGAACAAGAATGTCCTATAATGGGTACATAAATTGATGAGAGAGGTAAATTATGACGAAATTTGATAAAGAACAATTCACTTGGGACGGTATGTATCTCATGTATAGAGGTAAACATACTGGTTCTAAGAACATGGAAGAGGTCAGACCTGACTGTCACCCATCTTGGATTGGTAAACCCAGACCTGAATTCATTGCGAGATTCAAGTATGGGAACTATAAGCCTTGGAAGGCGTGGGTTAACTTCTTGGTGAAGAATGTAACTGTTGAACAGTATCTTGAGTTGGCAGCTGCAGAGCATCCGGTGGGTGCAATGAGAGCTTTAGGTTATGGAGGAAAGTGTTAATGAAATTAGTTATTCAAACTCAGTTCAGAGAGAACTATGGTGCCCATGATTGGGACGGTAAGGGTGAATGCCCGCAGTACTGGAAGTGTAAGGGTGGTAGCACCTACATCGTTGAGGTGAATCTTCAGGAAGCGCAAGACGTGGCTTTCTATGAGTCGGTACAGAAGTGCATTGAGCACAAGTCTGACTACTCAGAAGAGTTCATTCTTGGTTTGGGTGATCTCATAGACGAGATCGACTTCAAAGAGTCGGATCATGTAGAGCACTGGGAATCTCCCATCTACTGCATTAAGTTGTCTGACCGTGACGAACTTCTGTGTAAGTCTGTTGCACGTAAGTACGACATGGAAGCTACGCCTTATGGTGAGCGTTCTTGGTCTCAGACCGAAGATGGTTGTTCTAATCAACGTCTCATTACATTCGAACAGATGGACGAGATCGTTTCATACTATAAGTTTGATGAGGCATCATGAGGGTTCAAGTATGTTGGCAATTATGGGTAGGGATCGTCTTATCCTTTGGTCTTCTCATGGGACTCTTCTTGTATCCAAAACAAGAAACTGTAGAACCTGATCCTGTTGTAGTCCCGATTGAAATTGAATTAGTAGGCCCACCAGAACCGTTACAAGAAAAACTCTTATACTCAGAAAGAGATATTGAATGTCTTGCACTAAACTCATACTACGAAGCTCGTAGTGAAAGTGTAGCTGGTCAAGTTGCAGTAGCTCAAGTAGTAATGAATCGTGTTAAGAGTACTCAGTATCCCAACACTATATGTGAAGTGATACAACACGGAAAAACGAGAATTAACTGGAAGGGTAATGTAGTACCTGTATTGAACCAATGCCACTTTAGTTGGTGGTGTGATGGGAAGAGTGACATTCCCGTTGATGTTCGTACTTACCATTCTATACTAGATTTAGTTACAGATATTCTGTACCTAGATACTGTGGACATAACTGAGGGTAGTTTGTACTATCATGCGGATTATGTAACACCGTATTGGGCGCCATCTTTTGAGATGGTTACCAAAATTGATCGACATATTTTTTATGTTGATCGTAATTCTAAATAACCGTTGGAGGAAATTATGGAATTAGAACTATTGATCGGACTAGGTTTACTAGTCGCTTTGGTTGGTGCTGTGTATCTTATGAATAAGACACCTAGCATTACCGTTATGGATGACGCTGGTGTTATCAAAACCGAAATGGATAAAGTTCGTGACGAGATTGAGGAAGCTCATGACCTTAACGGAATGACCAAGAAGGAATTGATTGCCCTCGCAGAATCCAAAGACGTTCTAGTATCTGCTCGTATGAAAAAGGCAGAGATCATCTCAAAACTTCTATAGAGTGGAGTTCTGGGATAAGGCAATTGCCAAGGAAACGTCGATACATGTATTCATGGGGACAGTAATAAACTACCCCGTGAGTATCTTCTTTGCTTGGCTTTTTATACATGAATGGGGTATCACCGATCCAGTAAAGTTTGCAACAATTTCTACTATCGGATTCTTTTGTATTGCCTTCACCCGTATATATGTGGTAAGATACCTAACTGAAAAATCAAAAATTAAATGATGGAGTTTATATTATGCGTGATGAATTTTTATGGGTCGAGAAGTATCGCCCTCGCACTGTCGAGGATACAATTCTCCCCGATACACTGAAAGACACCTTTCGAAAGATTGTAAATGGCGGTGAGATTCCTAACATGCTTTTTTCTGGTACTGCTGGTACTGGTAAAACAACAGTCGCTCGTGCGATCTGTGACACCCTTGGACTTGACTACATTGTCATTAATGGGTCTGAAGAGGGTAACATCGACACGTTACGTGGCAAGATCAAACAGTTCGCTTCGTCTATCTCTCTCTCAGGGGGCTACAAAGTAGTCATTCTAGACGAAGCGGACTACCTTAATCCCCAATCAACTCAACCCGCCTTGCGTGGGTTTATCGAAGAGTTCTCTCAGAACTGTCGATTCATTTTAACTTGTAACTTCAAGAATCGTGTGATTGAACCACTACATTCTCGTTGTTCTAATTATGAGTTTAACTTTAACAAGAAAGTGCAGGCAGGTTTGTGTGCACAATTCATGGAGCGTGCGAGTAGTATCCTTGTTGCCGAGGGGGTGAATTATAACAAGGATACACTCGCACAGCTAATCATGCGTTACTCACCTGACTGGAGGCGTGTACTCAATGAGTTACAACGTCACTCCATTGGTGGTCAATTAGAAACCGGCGTTATCTTGAATGACGCAAATGATAACTACAATGTTCTTTTCAAGTCTCTCAAAGACAAGGACTTCAAGAAGATGCGTAGTTGGGTGGTCAACAACATGGACGTAGAACCAGCAACGGTATTCCGTGGCATCTATGACGTAATGCAAGACCATGTACAACCACAATCAATTCCACAACTCGTGTTGATCCTCGCTGATTATCAATACAAGAATGCGTTTGTTGCTGACCATGAACTTAACCTAGTAGCTTGCATGACTGAGGTCATGGCAAACGTGGAGATTAAATAATGGTTCCAAGGGAATTCCCAAGACTTATTCGTAATGCGTTACAAACGCCTGACGGTACTATAATAGAATCTAAAACTCGACACGACTATGTGACCCATGTAGACGCTCTGTCTGGTAAGACCTATATGGTCGATGGTGGTCTTGATTATGTAAGACGGTCTTTTCATGCAGACCAAATTGATATGTGTCTGTATGACAATGAACCCCATAAGGTACAAAGTGAGGTACTCACGTGGGGAACATACGGCAAAGATGGTAAACAACCATTGCAGTACAAGACTATTGCAGAGATGGAAACGGAACACCTTCAATCAGTTATTGAGATGGGTGGTGTATGTCCTATCAGACGTGCTTGTATGAAAGAAGAGTTAAGACTGAGGTTGTTGTAAATACTTTCGGAGATTGTTTATGGCTAAGAAGAACCCAAAAATACCAACGAACGATGGTGATGAATACGATGCATTTGGTTATGGTAGACAAATGTATTGTTACCTAGCACGAAGTGGGGTTGCCAAGAGTATCAAAAGAAAGTATAATAAGAGATTCAGAAAGGTCGGGAAAACGGAGGCATCAAGAGAACACTAAATGAATAAACTTTGGACTATATGGAAACATGCACTGGGATCATATTCAGAACAAGACGGATACGATCCCGCAAACGATAACATCGTGGCCACTATCCGCACATTTATTGTCGGTATCAACCTACTGTGTGCTATGATGATTATGGCAAATGTTTTGAGGAACTGGTAACTAGACAAGGATATGTTATGACAGATAAACAACAAAGTAAAGGGTTCTCACCTCAAGAAGATGTTGACATCTTTATGGTGGCTGCGGATCAACCATTGAGGTATGTTATACCGGACGATCCTACAATCATGTTTGATGAAGATCAATCAAAATTGTATATGGACTTGGTTGAAGAAGAGTTCCTAGAAACCAAGGAAGCGTTCGCAGATAAAGATGTTGTAGGAGTTGCTGACGGTATTGCTGATATGGTGTGGGTTATCATGGGACTAAGTAGTACACTAGGTATTGACTTCTATAAAGTGTGGGATGCCGTATGGGAATCCAACATGAGTAAAGTACAGGATGGACAGTTGATGAAAAATCCTGATACCGGAAAGGTCATGAAACCCGATGCATACTTCCCGCCAAAAATTAAGGAAGCGTTAGATATTGATTAGTAAGAAAAGACATTTGATGAAGGCTGTTACTTGGAGAATTATTGCTTCAACAACAACAGCATTAATCGCATGGGCATTTGGAATGCCTGCAAAAGCAATCGGAGCTGTATTCATTGCGGATATGGTAATTAAGTTTGTATTATATTATTATCACGAAAGGCTTTGGTACAACGTCATTCGTTTTGGGGTGAAGAAAGATGGAATCATTGACTAAGTGGGACTATGCTCACATGGATGCAGCTCATGTGTATGCCAATCTTTCACATGGTCGCAGAGCAAAAGTTGGATGTGTTATTGTAAAGGATAACCGGATCATCTCCATTGGATACAATGGTATGCCCTCTGGTTGGGATAATAACTGTGAAGATGAAGACTGGCCTATCTGGGCCCAACACGAAAAAACTGTTGATCCGATCTATGTGAAACTCAAAACTAAACCTGAAGTTTTACATGCAGAGACAAATGCAATCGCTAAGGTTGCTAGGTCTGGAGAATCGTCCGAAGGTTCTAGTCTATACGTGACTATGGCACCATGTATGGATTGCGCTAAACTCATACATCAATCTGGCATATCAAGGGTTTTCTATAACAACACATATCACAAAGGTGATGCTGGTATTTCTTTTCTTGAGAAATGTGGCATAGAAGTTATCCATGTCCCAGATAGATAAAATTTATCAAGAGGAACTACGCAAGATTCTTAGAAAAAGACTGCGTGGTATTATGTGGCCTACAGAGAACGTTCTTTATTTTAAGAACAACATTGATGTGCGTCTGTGTCCTAAGAACGGTATCTCTAGTCTGAAGATGTTTAAGGTTCTTGTGGACGGTGCAAATCTTGGTCAGACATTGCGTGACCGTCAATACGCCACTAAAGTTCACCGTATGGAAGAAATTGAAAAGTATGGTTACCAACCGGACTTGCCTTTTCGAAGGAATAGTTACAGGGTCACTGTTTCACGTGATCCGATAAAGAGGTTCTTATCCGCCTGTGAGTATCTAAAGGACGAATATAACCGACAAAGAGATATTACCGGAAAGGATGATTTAAACGAAAATGAACTGTATGAATTACACAAGTTGTCGGACGTACAGAGACTCCCAAAAAACATTGACGATGTTATAAATGGTGTGTGGAATGGGGAGATACAGAACTCACACTTCTTTACTCAAACTCACTACCTAGGCAATAGAGGACAGTATCACCAGATATACCCAATGAATAGGTTTGGGGATATATTGGTCTTCCTGAAGTACCACAACGAATACACTGGTACTGAGTCTCTGACCAAGGTACGTAACAAAAGTAGTTACACAAACTATCCAAGTGTCGAACAATTGACAGGCGGACAAAAAAAGCGTATAATGCGTATTTATGAAGAGGATTATGATTATGGCTGGACAGAAAATTAGTCCATTTGATTTCTTGAATAGTATCAACACTAACAAGAAAAACCTCATGGAAGGAACAGACGAAGAAAAACAGTACGTACCCTTTGTGGTAAATCGTACCCTATCTTACTTCCAAGACACAGTTTCATTGGCGAATGCCATGAATATTCACCACTATATAGACAACCGTCTACAATATGATTTTTTTATAAATATCATTAGGAAACGGAAACGTTTCTCCAAATGGGTAAAACCTGATGTTGAAAAGAACGTGGAAGTGATAAAAGAGTATTATGGCTATAGCAATGAAAAAGCCCGCCAAGTGGTATCTCTACTATCTTCCGAACAAATTGAATTTATAAAAAATAAGGTGAATAAAGGTGGAAGAAAATAATATTGTTGAATGGAATCCGGCAAAGATGTTGGAAGTCATTCTGGCAGAACCAGATGATTTTTTGAAAGTGAGAGAAACCCTAACAAGAATCGGAGTAGCTTCTCGTAAAGAGAACAAGTTATTTCAATCTTGTCATATCTTGCATAAACAAGGAAGATACTTCATTGTACACTTCAAAGAACTATTCATGTTGGACGGTAAGAAGTCTAACTTAGAATTATCGGATGTACAAAGACGCAACACTATCGCAACTCTATTAGCAGACTGGGGTCTGGTAGAAATCCATAACAAGGAAGTTGCAGAAGACTGTGCGCCTATGCGTCAAATTAAAATTATTGGATTTAAGGATAAGGATCAATGGGAACTTTGTCCAAAATATAATATCGGAAACAAGTAACCGTGGTGGAAAAGGAGTGGTGTAAAGAAAACCATATATGCTTTTCCGAACAGGAGTGGAGTCTATTCATACGTGAATATGAATTAGACCTTCAACAAGAATTTTCCGAAAACGTAGATGTTGTGCCTGAGTTATCCGGTGACGGACAGGCAATCGCAGATTTTACATGGCAGGTATTGTTCCTAAGTCCGTGGGAACTTGCCTATATCGCTTTACCTATGAGTGTGTTGGCCTTTTATGGATTGAGTATATACGCTCTGTTTAAATGGCTACAAAAGAGATTTTCATGATACCAAAACTATTTGAAGGACAAGAAGACAATGTAGCCTCCAAGACGCCTTTCTTTGGTAGTTTACCAAAGGACGTTGTTGAGAATTACGACTGGAACCGACATATGGATATGTTGGATACTCATCCACTAGAAAAGGTTGACTCTAACTCAAGTAAGTTTAGGATCGGACTCAATGTCTTTCATGGCAGACCTTCCGCACCTGATTTTGCGAAAGAAATTCAAGAACAGATTGAAGACTTCTTTTCACTGCATGGTAACAAAAGAAGCATAACCAACATTGCATTTACTGGGTTTGGCCAAGAATCTGATAGTTACCCATGGCATAAAGACAGTATGGATGTTTTCTTGGTACAGGTAATCTCTACTATCGGTATACGTGTTGAGGGAGTGAATAACAACGAAGAATTCGACTTCCATCCCGGCGATTATGTTTACCTACCACGTGGCACACACCACCAAATATTCCCACGTATATCACGTGCGACATTTAGTTTCGGTGTTGAGGGAGACCCAGACCCTTCAGTCTATTTCTAGACGGGTTTAGACAGAATAAAGTATTCGCCTTCTGTTCCGCTTATTGAAATATCAGCGCCGCTGGTAGGGCCATAAATCACACCTTCAGCCATAGTAACAGTAGATAATCCACCACCAGACAAGGTGCCGTGGCCACCAATATAAGAACCAGCTGGGGTACTATATATTACCGGAGTTCCACCCTCCCCCGCACCATTTGGAATTTTTATAATGGTAGATGCCAGTGTCGAGTCGGAAGGAAGAGAAGTCCACTTAATGCGATTTGCAGTTGCATTCCACGTCAATACATCACCGTTACTAGGTGCTGTGTCTTGATCAAATTTATAATCAGTCATTGCCAAATAATCCTTAAATGTGTTATAGTTTGCAATACTATTTAGTATATATAGTAACGTGAATGCGGAATGGTTCCGGTTCATATTTAATCTTGCTTTAAAAAAGGAGAAAACAAATGACTAATCTTAAAGCTAATACACTATTTCCACGCTCTTCGTTTGTGGGTTTTGACCACCTGTTTCAAGAACTTGATTGGGTTGCCAAACACGCCACTGATACATATCCTCCACACAATGTTGTGAAGGTTACTGAGGACGATTATCAAATCGAAATCGCAGTAGCTGGATTTACTCTGGACGATCTGGAGATCGAACAGGATGAACGTACTCTCACTGTAAAAGGTGAAAAATCAAAGTCTGGGGAAGATGGAGATGATGTTACGTACATTCATAAAGGTATCTCGCAGAAGAAGTTCAAGAGGGTGTTCCGACTGTCAGAGTACGTCTATGTTGACGGTGCTTCTCTCAAGGATGGAATTCTGTCCGTTCAGTTGAAGTTTGAACTTCCGGAAGAGAAGAGACCTCGTAAGATCGATATTTTATAAATCTAACGAGGAGAAGATCATGAAAACTGACCTATTTGAACGGGTTGGTGAGTTTGTAGTCACGGGCATGTTTGCAACATGTGTGTGGTTCGCATTCTTACCATTACTCTAAACTACCTATTGGGGGTGGTTCGCCACCCCCATATTAGTGTGTGATATGAAAGTAAAACAAATTGTTATAAAAGATGATGATCGTTCAGAGTCGTATGCAGAAATTTCTAGACTGTCTTTTCAACGATTAATAGATGATGAGACTATTGAGTTTGAAACCTTCGATGCGATAACACCCGACCATCCTGAATTCACACAAATAAGTGCGAGGTATAATTGGTTACCTTCTTTGGCAAAAGTCGATTTGGCAGGTAGTCAACCCGACGATCATTCCCCAACAGAGAAAGCTGGTATGTGTTCTCACTGGGAGTTGATGAGACAACAGGGAGAGTCGGAAGAAAGATTCTTGGTTATGGAACATGACTCGTATCTTTGGGAAGGTTCACATCATTCAAATGAATTTCGTAAGCTACTAAAGTATATTGTTGATAAGAACATTGACTACGCAAACATAGGTTTGTTTATGGGATGTTATCAGTTATCTCCACATTGTGCTAAGTGGATGTATCAGTTGTTATCAGAACAAGCATTCTGGATCAACGGTGGCCCATACGGTATCATGGAAAGACTTTTTAAAAATTACATAACACACTACCTGAGCAAACGTGATTACTTTGGAAAAGAAAATATCTGCATTCATCCTTATGCCAATTGTAGTACTCTTTATTTTGGGAGAGATATCTTCACGGCCTACAATTATCCCGACCCAAATCCGGATGACTCCGTCAAGAACCCAACTACTCAAGTAGTATCTAAAGAGTTGGCGGTCACTCAAGACCATCATGGATACCCAGAAAAATACATTAAGGAACCTTGGACACGATCTCGCAACTTCAAAATTTTAACTTGACAACCCGTTCTGATCCATGTATAATACACGGATACTGAAAAAGGCGCATATATGAATCAACCAATGTTTTACACTTCTGTTGTTCGTTACGGTAACAATATCCTCTTCCGTGGATATGCCGAGAACGGCAAGAAAATCCAAACCAAAATTCCCTACAAACCTACGTTGTTTGTCCAGTCCGACAAAAACATTTCGGAGTGGAAGGGCATCGATGGTGTGTCCGTAGAACCTATGAAGTTTGACTCCATGAAAGAGGCGACTGAGTTCCAGAAGCGATACGACGATATCCCCAACTTCAAAATCTACGGCATGAACAACTTTGTGTCTCAGTTCATTGCGGAGATGTTCCCAACTCCTATTCAATTCAAACGTGAGTGGGTGGATGTCTGCACCATTGACATTGAGGTGGCATCCGATGAGGGGTTCCCTGTACCTGACAAGGCAGACCATCCAGTAATCTCTATCAGTCTCAAGTCACCCAACGGCCCGTATCGGGTCTGGGGTCTGTACGACTATGAACCACGTGAAGACACCATCTACGAGAAGTGTGAATCCGAAGCATCACTGTTGATGAAGTTTGTTGATCACTGGTCTCGCAATCAACCTGACATTGTGACCGGATGGAACACGAGGTTCTTCGATATCCCGTACTTGGTCAACCGTATCAGTAAGACTATCGGTGCAGACATGGCCAAGAAACTATCACCGTGGGGTCTGATACGTGAAGGTAACGCCACCATTAACGGCAAGAAACAACAAGAATACAAACTGGAAGGCATCGAACAACTCGACTACCTAGAAATCTTCCGGAAGTTTACGTACAACACCTTGGGTCAACAAGAGTCCTACCGACTGGATCATATTGGTCACGTGGTATTGGGTGAAGGTAAACTTTCCTACGAGGAACATGGTTCACTGTACACCCTGTACAAGTCTGACTTCCAAAAGTTCATCGACTACAATATCAAGGACGTACAACTCGTAGAGAAACTGGATGAGAAACTCGACCTGATATCTCTCGTGTTGACCATGGCCTATCGTGGTGGTGTGAACTACAACGACACACTTGGAACCACAAACATCTGGGACACAATCATCTATCGTATCCTGAATGAACGTAAGATATGTCCACCACCGAGGGTAGAGAAACCTAAGACCTCATATCCTGGCGGTTACGTCAAGGAACCTCAAGTAGGTTCCCATGATTGGGTTACATCATTCGACTTGAACAGTCTGTACCCAAACATCATTGTACAGTACAATATGTCCCCTGAGACCGTCCTAGATGGGTTCTACAACGATATAAGTGTTGACGGGTACTTGGATGGTAGTGTGAATGTAGAGAACAGTGGTTTCTCTGTCGCACCTACCGGAATCAAATTCTCGCACGAGAAAGAGGGTGTGATTCCTAGTGTGATTCGACAGTACTATGATGAACGTAAAATCATCAAGAAAGAGATGTTGCGCTTGCAACAAGAACAACAATCCGGTGACACCAAGGAACTGGACAACAAGATCACCGCCCTGAATAACCAACAGATGGCGATCAAGATTCTAATGAACTCACTCTACGGTGCGTTGGGTAATCGATGGTTTCGATACTTTGACCAACGTGTTGCAGAGTCTATTACTCTTGCGGGACAACTCGCAATCAAGTGGGCGGAGAGGGCCGTTAACAATGAGATGCAAAAACTTCTCAACACAGACGAAGACTATGTTGTGGCAATTGACACCGATTCTGTTTATATTAGGATGGGGAATCTCGTTGATCATTTTTCTCCCAAGAATCCTGTAAAGTTTCTGGACAAGATTTGTTCTGAACATTTCGAACCTGTACTTGACAAGGCGTACCAACAACTTGCGGACATGACTTGTGCTTACACCAATCGTATGGAGATGGGACGTGAGGTAATCGCAGACCGTGGTATCTGGATGGCGAAGAAACGATACATCTTGAATGTCCACAATAATGAGGGTGTCCAGTACGCAAAACCCAAACTCAAGATGATGGGTATCGAAGCGATCAAGTCATCCACACCACAGATCGTTCGTGACAAGTTCCAAGAAATCTTCCGTGTGATCGTGGAGAAAAGCGAGGATGATACTCAACAGTTTATTCGTGAGTTCCGTACTGACTTCCGCAGACTACCCGTCGAGGATATCTCATTTCCACGTGGCGTGTCGGACGTAATCAAGTGGGTTGATCGATACACCGTCTATAAGAAGGGTACACCGATTCATGTTCGTGGTGCGATTGTTTACAACAATGCGATCAAGAAGAATGCACTGGAAAGACGTTACGTATTGGTGCAGAATGGTGAGAAGATCAAGTTTGTCTACCTGAAGATGCCCAACCGTCTATCAGAAAACGTCATTGCGTTTCCCCTGAATCTACCGAAGGAACTGGGTCTGGGTGAATACGTAGACTACGACAAGATGTTTGATAAGACTTTCCTTGACCCGTTAACGCCTATCCTTGATGCGGTAGGTTGGAGTGCAGAACCCAAGGCCAACTTGGATGACTTCTTTGCATGAACACACTTTGGGGTGATGAATGGGTGGAGACAAGAACGTGTAGTGAGTGTAGAGAAGTAAAGGCACTCACTGAGTTTGCAATGGACACTACCTATGTCCGGAGTAAGTGTAAGTCTTGCAAGTCAAGACATACCAAGCAACTCTCGTTTTTAAAACGACAACACAGTTCTCCACCCGACGATTATAGTTGTCCGGTATGTGGTGACACTATACAGTCTCAGGTTGAACGTGGTTATGTCAGAACTTCTTGGTGTTTGGATCATGATCATGAGTCCGGAGAATTTAGAGGCTGGTTGTGTCATTTGTGTAACACCGGAGTAAGTAATCTTAAGGAAGACCCCGACATTGTAATGCGTATGCATAAGTACTTGACAGGCACACTAGATGTATGATATGATACACCCCATGTATGAATTAACTATATTTAAAAACCAGTTTGATAACAAAACTCACAAGCGTGTCTCTCTAGATACATGGGACAAGTTTGTAAGTTTGTTATATGGTTTGTCTAAACAAAAAGGTGAGAAAGGTGGAAATAATTCTAGTCCTCTTATTACTCCTGCTGTTTTCGAAGACGGTTCGACTCGTAGTAATCGATCTACTTTGCATTGGGGTTCTTGGTGTGCTGTTGATGTGGATGACCATGCATATCCTAACGACATATCACTTTTAAAGGAGACCCTAATTGATCAGTTTCATGGGTTGGATTTTGTTGTGTATAGTACTGCTAGTTCTAGGGACGATATGGCTAAGTTCCGTATTGTATTCAGAACTGATGAACCTATCGCACGAGATAATATCAAAGCATTCTGGCACTCCCTTAATACAGAACTTGGAGAGATTGGAGACCCGCAGACTAAAGACCTTGCGAGAATGTATTATGTACCAGCTTTATATCCTAATTCCAACAACTTTATCTTTAACCATGATGGCGGTAATGCTCTTAACGTATCGGAACTAATGGCAAAAAATCCCTACGTGGAGAAGACAGGTAATTCTTTCCTAGATAGATTACCACCAGAATTACAAAAGGCAGTCATTGAACACCGAAAGAGTCAACTCACAAACATCAATTATAATTGGGTTGGATACTCCGACTGTCCCTTCTGGCCTAAATCTTTGGCGGCAGAATATATACAAATAACTGGTACGGGTTGGTATCACAAGATGTATCAGATCATGGTCGCTATAGCAGGCAGAGCAGTGGAAAGTGGATACCCGATCACAGCAACACAGATTGCTAACATGTGTAAACAGTTTGATAGTTCCACGGGTAATTGGTATGAGAACAGACCTCTTACAGTTGAGGCTGATAGAGCGTTAGAATACATTTATAGGAATGGATAATGGATAGAAAAAGAATATTAGTAACTGGTGGAGCGGGGTTTATTGGATCACAACTTCACAATCGCCTTATGGCAAATCATGATGTTATTATGATTGACAACTTCAACAACCATCTTTACAAAAATAGACTTAAAGTCAGACGAAGAGATTATTTCAAACTACCAACTTGGACAGAGATTGATATCAGAAGTAATTCTCTGTGGGATCACGTGTTCACTAACTCAGACCAAGCAATCGCAGACCCCGATAGAAGAGCGGATGATACCAAGTATGGGTTTGATTATATAATTCACCTAGCCGCTCATGCGGGTGTAAGGGATTCTTTTGGTAAAGAGGGTGAGTACCACTCTAACAATATCAACGGTACTCAGTGTATGATCGATTTTATTAATCAGTTGAAACCCGAAGATAGACCCAAAGTAATTTACGCCTCTACTAGTTCTGTGTATGGTGGTACACCTATCACTGAAGACGGATGGAAAGAAGATAATGTACAGGCACACCAACTCAACGCTTATGCTTATACCAAGTATGTAAATGAATGTCAATTCAAGATATCCGGAATTGAAAATGTTGGGTTAAGATTCTTCACTGTATACGGCCCTTGGGGCAGACCGGACATGGCTCTTTTTCAATTTACGAAAAAAATACTTGCCGGAGAACCAATTGACGTGTATAATTATGGGGATATGAAGCGAGACTTCACATACATCGAAGATATCCTAGATGGTATTGAGATTGTGTTGGAGAACTTTGACTCTGGTAAAATTGAATCAAATGAAATATTCAATATCGGACGGGGTGAACAGGTAAATCTATTGGACTTTATTAATTCAATAGAACAGAATTGTGGCAAGAAAGCTATAATGAATATGGTGCCTAAACACCCAGCTGATACAACAGAGACTTGGAGTAACACCGAAAAGCTTCAGGCATTCGGGTACAAACCGAAGGTGTCAATAGAACACGGTGTTACTAATTTTTATCAATGGTATGCCGAATGGATACCGAAAATAGGAGATGTTACAAATGGCAGATGATTTTGATCAATATAAACCGAAGGGGTTAACCGACACCGATGGTTTGACAACAGCGGACAAACAGAAACCGATCAGTCCAACAAACCCATTTCGTTTGGGTATTGTAGGGCATGGTTTTGTTGGTCGTGCAGTAGAGTATGCATTCTGTCATCCTTTAGTTGACTTACATATTGTTGACCCGAAGTATGATACGGACATTGACTCAATGGTTGAGTTCAGTCCTATGTGTGTTTTTGTATGTGCACCAACACCAATGAATCCTGAATCTGGATTTGTTGATGCGTCTATTGTAGAAGATGCGGTACTCAAACTAATAGAACACACCGAAGCGTTGGTTGTTATTAAATCAACAATCACACCAGACATCATCGATAGACTATACAACTCTATGTTTGAAGATGGTGTGGAAAGACTCGTATACAATCCTGAGTTCCTCACAGAGAAGAACGCAGAGGAACAATTCGTGAATGCGGAGTTCCATGTATTGGGTGGTGCACCAAACGCCACTGGTGAACTGACAGAGATTTATGATATCTTCAGTTTGTGTAAGTCGGATCAATATTACCGTATGTCAGCCGCAGAGGCATCCTTTGTGAAGTACGGAATCAATTCATACCTTTCGACCAAGGTAACGTTTTTCAACCAGTTCTTTGATCTGGTGAATGCGTTTGGTTGTAGTTACAATATTATTACACGTGTAATGGGTAATGACCCTCGTGTAGGTATTGGACACACTCGTGTGCCTGGCTATGACAGGAAGCGTGGGTTTGGTGGTGCGTGTCTACCTAAAGACACAATGGCTTTTCTTAAATTCTCTGAGTTTAAGAATGAAGCTGGTGAGACTATTTCGTTTGACTTGTTAGAGAAAGTTCTAGATATCAATTCTGGATATCGTAGACACTACGAGTTGGATGAAAGAGAGAAAGTTAATAATATTACATTTGGAGATGATAATGAGCGTGATGGACAAACTGAGGAAGAACTCAAAGATCAAGGCAACGGAAGTACTGTCGGAGAGTAAATTCTTTACTGAAAAAGATATGGTGACCACCGATGTGCCAATGGTTAATGTGGCATTGTCGGGATCAATCGATGGTGGTGTTACGCCTGGCCTGACTGTACTAGCAGGCCCTAGTAAACACTTTAAAACGTCATTCGCCCTATTGATGGCGGGTGCTTATCTACGGGAGAAAAAAGATGCGGTCATGCTATTTTACGATAGTGAGTTTGGTTCACCCCAGTCTTATTTCACACAGTTTGGAATTGACACTAGTCGGGTTCTACATACTCCTATCACAAACGTAGAAGAACTTAAGTTTGACCTAATCAGTCAACTTGAATCTATGGAAAGAACTGACAATGTTATTGTGGTTATTGATTCTATTGGTAACCTCGCATCTAAGAAAGAACTTGAAGATGCAATCAACGAGAAGTCTGTTGCAGACATGTCACGTGCGAAGGCACTGAAAGGTCTGTTCCGTATGACAACTCCATACCTTGCAATGAAAAATATTCCTTTGTTGGCCGTAAACCATACATATAAAGAAATTGGTTTGTTTCCGAAAGATGTCGTAGGTGGTGGTACTGGTATTTACTACAGTGCAGACAACATCTGGATTCTTGGACGCAGACAGAATAAAACTGGTACGGAGGTTACTGGATATGATTTCATCATTAATGTTGAAAAGTCTCGATATGTTAAAGAGAAAAGTAAAATCCCTATCTCTGTTTCTTGGGATGGTGGCGTGGAGCGTTTTAGTGGTTTGTTGGACGCTGCTCTTGCTGGTGGTTATTGTATTAAACCTTCCAATGGTTGGTATGCTCGTGTTGATAGGGAAAGCGGAGAGGTCTCTGAACCGAAAGTACGGTTAGCAGAAACTCTCAAAGAAGAATTCTGGACACCAATCTTTGAATTCACCGACTTCGCTGAGTTCCTGAAAAAGCAATACCAGATTGGTCTTCCTACTCAAGTAGACATGGATGAGATTGCTGAGTATGCCGAAGCTTAATGTAGACAAAGTTTGTGTGGGGTTGGATTATGATCTTATCCCCGTAGAAGACTCTCCAAATGATCAAGCGTGGGATGTTCGCATCCTACGTGGAGATTTTGTGGAAACTGTTATTCGTTATGGTAATGTTGCGTTTGATGGAAAAAGGGATTGCCTTACGTTCAATTTTGTGATAGTATATACCCCTGACCCTGACATAACAACTGAAGACACTGACCTTCAGGAACATGCTGCAGATATTCTAGAAGATATTTTAGAGACTGCTCATGCTGAAGGTTGGCTTGTCGCAAAAGAGAGAACTAGTGGAAATTAATTTAGAACAAACCGTACTCAAAAACCTAGTAACAAATGATCAGTATGCTCGTAAAGTAGCTGCATTCGTACAACCAGATTATTTTGATGGTGTGTATCGATCTCTATTCAAAGAGTTTACCAAGTTCATTGCCAAGTACAACAAACTTCCTACGATGGAAGCCTTCAAGATTGAGATTGATGAAGGTGATCGTATGTCGGATGAACAGTACCGTCATGCAATGGAGATACTACCTAACTTATTTCAGAAAGAAGAAAACACTAATTTAGATTGGTTAGTTGACCGTACTGAATCATGGTGCCAAGATCGGGCCGTATTCAATGCTGTCATGGAATCAATCAACATTATTGAAGGTAAACACAAGACCCTCTCCAAGGGTTCTATCCCCGATGTTCTGACCAAGGCATTGGCGGTTACCTTTGATACCAACATTGGTCATGACTATCTAGAGAACGTAGACTCTCGTTACAACTTCTATCATGAGAAGGAAGAACGACTACCGTTTGATCTAGAATACTTCAACTCCATCACTAAGGGTGGAATGCCTAACAAGACCCTGAACATTGCCCTTGCGGGTACGGGTGTAGGTAAATCCCTTTTTATGTGCCACTGTGCTGGAGCTAACCTTTCCCAAGGTAAGAATGTATTATATGTCACTATGGAAATGGCTGAGGAACGCATTGCTGAACGTATCGATGCTAATCTATTGAATGTTCCAATAGATCAACTTGAGAACCTCTCTCTGGATATGTTCCGTGATAGGGTGGGTGAGATATCCCGTAAAACTCAAGGCAAGTTAATTGTCAAGGAGTATCCTACAGGACAAGCGAACGCCAGTCATTTCCGTGCCCTTCTCAATGAACTGAAACTGAAAAAGAACTTTGTTCCTGATATCATCTACATTGACTATCTAAACATCTGTGCCTCTTCACGTATGAAGTCTATGGGTGGTGCAATTAACTCGTACACTTACATCAAGAGTATTGCAGAAGAGTTACGTGGACTTGCTGTGGAGTTCGATCTACCAATCGTATCTGCCACGCAGACAACACGTTCTGGTTACTCTAATGATGATGTCGGTCTGGAAGATACTTCCGAATCATTCGGACTTCCCGCAACTGCTGACTTTATGTTTGCCTTGATATCAAATCAAGAATTACAAGCACAAGGTAAGATGTTGGTTAAACAACTTAAGAACCGATATAATGATCCTACATACAATGCACGTTTCGTACTTGGTGTGGATCGTAGTAAGATGCGGTTATACGATTGTGATCAATCTTCTGAACAGGAAGAAGAGGACAATGGCCCAGCGTTTGATAACTCTGCCTCTGGTGAGAGATTGAACATGGAAAATAAATTCAGAGGATTTAAAATCTAATGTCTGAACCAATTGGAATGTGGGAACACTTATTCTATTCTTTGTTAGTTATAGTACCTGTATGGTATATAGCAAGATATCTTGGAAAAGAAGAAGGCAAAATAGAAGGAGTCGAAGAAGCCCTTGAATATTTCATGGAGAAGGGCTGGTTCGACGAAGAAAAGGAAAATGAAATAAAAAATGAGCAAGATTAAATTAATTTCTCTAAGTCAACCCAGTGCAATCACTGATTGTCATACTGCTGAAGAACTTGTTGCGTATGCAGCTAGAGTTAGTAACCCAGGCAATCAGGCGAACAAAGAAACGGCCCCAAAACTGTTGAAATACTTGATCCGTGAACAACACTGGTCACCCTTTGAAATGGTTAGTGCAACTATAGAAATTACAACGACTCGTGATATTTCTCGACAAATTATTCGACACCGCTCGTTTTCATTTCAAGAATTCTCTCAGAGGTATGCGGTCAGTGAAGACTTTACTCAGAGGGCTGCAAGACTGCAAGACCCCAAGAACCGACAGAATTCTGTTGACCTAGATATCGAAGACTTTGGTAAGGGTGGTAATAAAACTCAAGAAGAACGCCTGTACGAAAACTGGAATATGAAACAGTCTGAAGTTATCAATAAGTCAAAACAAGTCTATAAGTGGGCACTAGATAATGGTATCGCAAAAGAACAAGCACGTGCAGTCCTACCTGAAGGTAACACAGAGACAACTCTTTATGTGTCTGGTACACTTCGATCATGGATTCACTACTGTCAATTGCGAATGGCTAATGGTACACAGAAAGAACATATGTTGATTGCTAAAGATTGTTGGGATTTATTGGGTGTGCACTTCCCGAATGTAATGAAGGCATTTGATCCTGAACCTAAACAAAGACTTGTAGATGATGCGGGTGTTGATATTGAAACGGGTAAGTTTACAGGATGATTTATACGTGTAACGTAATTGAAGATAGTGACGGCTATCAGTGTTTAGAATTCTCTGATGAGATGATGGATGCACTTGACCTTAAGGTCGGTGATACTATTATCTGGGAGAAAAATGATATCACTGATCAGTGGTCTTTTAAAAAGGGAATAAGAAATGAAGAAAAATGATATTGTATCTGTGGTAGCACAGAGTGGTGAATATGTTGGTAAATATAATGGTGAGAAAGACGGTGTTCTTTTGATCAACGATCCTCGTATGTTGGTTGCAACGGCCGAAAACGAGATTGGATTTGCACGTGGTGTCTGTATGACCGGCCGTGAAAATCCTACCAGCGCTCAGTTTAAAAATTATGTGTATGTGGTAGCAACTAGTGATGACTTTGCTTCTTCATATCGTCAAGCGGTATCCGGTCTTATTATCTAATGTCCGAAGTCACGATTCGCAACAAGACGTTTCTTGTTACTCTTGATAAGTTCAAAGATGAGATGTTCTCTACAGAGGGTTACAGAAACCCCAAGTACTACGCTTACAGTTCTACTGAGGACATGGAGAAGGGTGAGTATTACACCAGTGAAGAATACCTTAGAGACGTATCTCTCAAGGGTGGACTGGTAGGCCCACCGGACAGGCATTTCGCACAACCGATTGGAAAGATGGTGCGTGAAGACCCGAATGTTTGGTCTTCATATATGAACATGGTCAAGTTTGAATTCGCTGCTGAGATAGGGGCACACACTAGTGCCCTTTTGTCGTATTATCCGCCAGGCGGTTTTGTTGGATGGCACACTAACTGGGATGCCTCTGCCTATCAAGTTCTCTTTACTTGGTCAGATGGTGATGGTTACTTTACTTATTATGATAATGAGAAAGACGAAGTAGTCACTATTCCAGATGTCAAAGGTTGGCAGTGCAGACACTATTACTTTGGGCCAAAAGAAGAACCTGAAAATATATTTTGGCATGCCGCCTACGCTGGTGGAGAACGTATTACTCTCGCATATAAATTCTGCGGATATGGTAAAAATGATTCCCGTGATGAAAATGCAATACAGTTACGTGATATGTTAATTGAGGAAATTGAAAATGATTATTGATCGATACATAATTCAAAACAGAGAACAGCTTCAACTCAGAAACGTCATGAATCAGATGTTGGGTGATTCAACACCTTATGACAAGGAACGTTTCTGGAATACTATTGACAAATGGAAAGCATACCTGTCAAATGAGTATGGACTACGCAAGGGTCAATTGGTCGGTCTTGGTGTTTCGAAGAATAATGTGAAGACTACCGCTCTTGTTATGGCGTGTGCAGAACTAGGTGCACAAGTGTTTTCTGCTAATTTGGCTTGGAACCCGAAAGCAAAGGTTCCTATGGTTGCGACAGACTTGCCCGCATCATTTGGATTTTGGGATTCCTTGACACTTAAGATGTTGGATGGAGTTCAGGAAGAGTACTACGAGGATACTGTCGAGGTTGAAATGATAAACGTCGATACTGTAGACATTGAAAACTATAATAAACCGATTGAGTTTCATCATCCAGATGTTTTACCTGACGATCCTTTTTGGGTCACCTATTCGGATGGTCAGTTCGAAGACGGATTTGAGTACCAATATTATACTCACAAGGAGTGTTGGGGTCTAGCTCATCGTCACTATAAATTGTTTAACATGAAGGACACTATTGGTATCCATTCTTTTAATGTGTTGCATGGCATGTCTTTCATCACATATACGTGTGCCTCTTTCATGGGTTCAACAAAACACTACTTTGTGAACTGGTGGGATAGGATAGAGATGTGGCAAATGGGTGGTCTAGGTAAGGCCTTACAGAACGTCTTTGAGATGGATGATAGAAAGGTTATCTTCTTTAAGAATTTAGAAACCTTGGAAGTTTGTACTAGAAATATTACGCCTGAACAAGCAAAGAGAATTGAGTTCGTTTCCCCTATGGGAGTGATCACACCAGAACTTCATGACCTGTGTGATGAGAGACAATTGAATTGTGCAATTATGTATGGTGAGACCCGATCCAAATGTATGACTCTTTTTGTAAAACCAATAAGAGGATCATATGTTGAAGACAGTGTAGGGTTCATAGCGGACAACTACTATGAGGTAGTACACAGTCCACAGAAGAATGTGTGCTTTGTTCGTTCTCATAATGATACCAAGTATTATCCCCTATCGTTTAAGTTGGAGAAGTTGGATAATGCGGAGTACGTCTTCAAGGGTTTTGTTGAGGTACATCCATTCCAAGAACGTGTAGAACAAATATTGGGCCACAATAATTTCTGGTTGTTGCGTAAGAACGCTCTAAACTATCTTGCAGTGTTTGAAGAACCCACACCACAACAAAGTAAACTTCTAGACACCTTAGGCTTGACAGACATAGGTGTTTCTGATAAGATGGCCTTCTGTTTGGAAAATAGCAGGTATAGGGACTGGCATGCTTTAAAGAACCAGTTTGAATATGGATTTGATGAATATGAAGTCAACAGAGTGAGGTACTTGAACAGTGGCGAAAACAAATAACGGCAGCATCGATGATATCACACCACAACAGTGGAATGAAATGAATCGGATGCACCTAGGCGAAATCAAACGAAAACAAACAATGGAATCCCAACGAGCATCCGGTGAAGAAATATTTACGGTCACTGATAGTGACTACAACTTGGATTATGATATGGAAGAAATTGAATATAAATTTCGTGAAGGTGAACTTATTGAAGAGTTTCAGAACTACATCGATTCTACCTATGGTGCACACTATGGTCAAGGCGGACTACAATCGTCTGAAGTGATCATTGATCGTGGTCATGGTATGGGTTTCTTTTCTGGCAATGTTGATAAATACAATGGACGTTACGGAAAAAAGGGAACAGCAGAAGATCATCGAAAAGATATAATGAAGATTATTCATTACGGGTTTTTGATGTTATTCGAGCACGATAGGACACATGGGAATACTACTGACTAATGGTGATAGTTTCACCCAAGGCGATGAACTGCCTGGCTCTAGAAGACTCAATGAGAAGGGTAGGCCCATGCCGCCTATCCATCATCATCTCACATTCTCTCATAAACTAGCAGAACACTTAGACCGTGACTATGTAAACTTAGGGGCTAACGGTGCGTCCAATCAAAAAATTCTAAGAAGAGGCACCACCTTCTTACAGAAAACCTCTAAACAAGTTGACTATATGGTTATCATGTGGTCTAGTTGGGGTAGAACCGAAATTGTTAGTATGGATCACAGACCTACTGACGAACAGGTTTGGATTTTCCAAGAATGCAATATGAATCAATTAATCCCAGATCATTATCAGGGAAGTTTACGTTTTGGATTAAGAGGTTGGAACGATCACTGGGCAGACGAAAAGAAAAAAGAACATGAACAGGCCTGTATAAATTGGTTCAAACATGCCTACACCATGGCAACTCCAGTTCTCCATCATCTAAACTACATGACCATAATGCAAGACATGTGTGATGCTAAAGGTATTAAGTTGATTCAAGGAGTCATACATTATGATCTGTGGAATAATGTCAAATGTGTTCTCAAAGAAGAAGATGTTCTACCCTTTGCAGTAAAAGAAATAAAGCACTATATAAAGTATCTTAGACCAGAATGTAAACTTGGTTTTGGTGACGGCAGAGACATGTCAAGTATTGCTGAATCAAAACCGGATTGCTTCTTATATCCTCTGGGGCATCCTTGTGGAAATACACATACGTATTATGCACAGATGCTTTATGAGACATTTAACAACATGACGCCAGGAGCACCATGAAATTATTAACATGTGGATGTAGTTTTGTGTGGGGAGATGAACTTCCCGGCTGTTACAACGATCCGCCTACACACCAGAAATTAACCTTCACATATCACCTTGCGAAAAAGTTGGGCGTTAAACCTCTGAACATTGCAGCCTGTGGTAACGGAAACGAGAAGATATTCCGTGACACAATTGAGGCTCTTGCTGCTAATGATGATATTACTCACGTTGTTGTCCTTTGGTCAGCATGGCAAAGAAATGAATTGGCAGAAGGGTCACACGAACTTGATCATACCGAATATGAATCGAAGGTACAGAGAAGTGACTGTATGACTCAGTTCTCTGCTGATAGGATTCACTGGTTAGCGTCTAAACGATGGGGCGCCATGCATCAATGGTATAATCTATGTCAGACATACAAGACCGATGTTATTCACGGATTGGCGTTTATGTTGGCCCTCCAAGACCTATGTGACGCTAAAGGTATTAAGTTGGTTCAGGGTGGCTTCCATGAAAGAAACCTTGAAAATATTAAAATGATATACAAGTCCAATCGTCCCGAATGGCAAGATTACACTACCAAGATATCTAATATGTTCAGTAGATTAAGGAAATCTTCCAGATTGGGTTTGGGTGTCGGAGATGATCTATACTCACTTTCAAGAGAAAAGTTTCAAGACATTGCAGAGAATGGACATCCCGGCACAGAATCGCACAGATACTATGCGGAACTACTTCACCACCTTTTTCAGAAATACTACTAAAAGCGGTAAAACATTACCGCATCACCAACTAAGGAATTGTCATGAACAAACCATTTATTGATCCCATTACCGGCAATATCATTGCACTGGAAGACAAAATTATGAGGACTTGGAGTGTAGTCGATGATATCGATAGCATCTTACGATACCTTGATAATCTTCCTATCGCAGCTGAACATGCGGATAAGATAGGAAACCTTTTGCTTGGAACAAAAGAATTGACTAATCTAAGATTCCAAGAAATGTGGGAAGAGTTCGAAGGTGTCTGTGGAGAGTATCACCGTATGACTAAAGAACTAGATGATTTGGACTGTTCAGTTCCCGAAAGAATCTGATTTTAGCTGTCAATTAATTGACGCTTTGAGATAACTTCAAGTATAAATACCCTTGATATGAATTATTTTCAATGGGTATAATATGTATAACGCAATAAGAAAATTGTCCTTGATTGCACTTTGTGTGTTCTCTTTCGGATTACTGGCAGAAGACGCTAACGCTCAAGATGGTGGCGGGGGTACGGATGAACCCGTAACGCCTGCAATCGAACCTATCATAACTGAGTCTACCGTTACCACTAATGGTAATACTACTACTACGTTGAAGTCGCCTCCGGCCTCAGCGATCTCTCCTACGATCAATACCTCCAACTCAGACCTATGTACGTTTGGTGTTGCGGGTGCAATCCAAACTCAGATACTAGGTATCTCAACAGGCACACAAGTAACAGACGATAACTGTGAAAGATTAAAAAATTCTAAGACATTATTCGATATGGGTATGAAAGTTGCAGCAGTATCTCTTATGTGTCAAGACCCACGGGTTTTTGACGCTATGATGAATGCTGGTACACCTTGTCCGTTTGATGGACTAATAGGTGAGGAAGCTAAAGCTGCATGGTCAGTAAATACTGATGATTTACCCGTTGAAGATGAAGATAAGAAAAAGGAGCCGATGAGTGACCAAAACAAGACACTATTGGGCGGCGCTGGCATTGCTAGTTTGCTCGTCCTACTCTTACTCTGAACAAGTAAACGAAACTTCACCCAATGCGGCCGCATTTGGCCTCAATTGGGTTATGACTAATATCCTGCCTCAGAATGCGGGATTGACTGTCAATGGAATCGTATACCGTTATACTACGGTAAAGAATGCAGAAGATGATATGGTTGTTTATGTTCAAAACGAAGATGCCATCAATGGTGGTTATATCTTTAGGAACGCAGATGACTGGAGTGGGTTGCCTGGCAACTCAATCAATAAACTCGTACCCGTCAATACAATACCATTAGAGTTTTGGGGAGATGGGTCGATTGAAGTAGAAGGGAAAGGTTCGGTAGAGGGCGCCACCGTATTGTACAATTATTCTTACGATACGTGTTTTGGTGTTACTACAGACCCATCTTGTCCCGACTATATCCCACCTGTTCCGGTAATTCCGGAGATAGGGTTTTATGATCCACTTAACGATCAGTGGGTTCAGAGAGAACTAGAAAAGGATTGGGAACCACGTGATGAGGATGAAGAAGATAAAGATCGTCAAAAAATGATGTCGGAAGAAGAGATAGAAGATATGAGACTGGAGGCGATTTTGGGTACGGTTAACAACTCGTTGTTGGCCTCTGAATCATTACGTAAACATACGTCATTGATGGCTCAGAATTATATTCCGGTTAGTTACTTTGAAGTTCTTCCGGACTCGAAATATGAAGAAACTGTTGTTTTGAAAGATGCAAGTCTTCCAGACAATCGATTGTTACGGAGACAAAATCTCGCTCAACAGTTATTACATAAAGAGTTAGTAAATTTACAGTATAAAAAATAAAAAAACATTTTACATAGGAGCACTATAATGTTTAAAAATATATTTGCCTTACTAGGCATTTTTACGTTGTCTAACGCAGTAGCTGCCGAAGTCCCAATTATGGGCTCTGTAGATTCTAAGTGTGTAGTAACAACAGACACTCAAGGTGTCTATGGTAACCCAACGCCAAATACGTTGACAACTAATCTGTCGAACGGTGGTGTACCGCCTGTCGTTAGGTATGACGTAATCCAAGCGGATTACTACAAGGCTGTCATCTCAAGACCGAATGAATTCACAGAGAGTCCTACTCTTAATGATGTGGTGGTTTGGGTTGGTGATGTAACTGTATCAGAAGTATCTGATGCTGCTATGTCTGCTTATGACAACAACAAAATTGAGTACAATAACATAACAGAGATCGACTTGACTATTGCTGGAAGCACATGGTTTAAGGTCGCATCGACTGCTAATTATGGTTACGACAAGGCTTTTCCTGCTGGACAATATCGTTCAGTGGTAACAGCTGAGTGTATCGCTATATAATAGTATGCGCTTTGTTATGATACTAAGTTTGGTGTTCTGCTCAGTGGGTCTGAAGGCCCACGAGTGGACACCCACTTATCCAGAACTAACTCAATCATATGTCGAATCGGTTTTGGTTACTGAGATGGAACTGTGGAATGGTAGACCAGATGTTGAATACTACCAGATAAACGTATGGGACAGTGATTGGAATCCAGTCCCCTTTGCGGTTGCACAGAGAATTATAAGAGTAAAGTATTTGAGTAGGGCGTCAGTTAACATTTACGTCCGAAAGTCGGACAGTGAAAAAGTAACATATATCTGTTCAAAATCTAAATTAGTGAAAGATTCTGGCACAAAGGCCTTAATCGCTTCAAGGATATGTTCGAAAATAAAATGAGATTAATATTATTATTTGTTTTGGTAATAAGTTTCTGGTCGAGCTCGGTGAACGCACAGTCTGGTTCTTTGAACTTGGCAATACCACAGTCGCCACAGAGTTTTCAGTCTGATAGAGTGAGAGCGGGTGACGTTGAGTGTTCAGCAGCTATCGGTTCATCCACGAACTTAGAGTTTGGTGTTGTCGGTATCATGGATCAAAACGATCCGTGGGATCAATACAGGACGGGGAACGGCAGTTTTGTCGATCCAAATAGAGTACTATTACCTTACAATGATGACTTTATGCGTAACGTTGGTGTATACGCAAGGATCACAGTGCCAATCGGTGCACCTAAAGAAAGGTTAAACTGCAACGCACTATACAAATTAGAATTAGAGAAAAAAAGATTAGAAGTTATGAGGTTGCAACAAGAGATCGTCAACCTACGTAAACTAAAATTTGAGGAGTAAGAATGGCAGAGGTAGAATTTGCGGGAATGAAATTTACTGGGGGTAAGATGGCAATCTTACTTACCGCACTGTCTACATTGGGCGGAGCATCTTGGGCTGGTTTTGAGTTCTATAAGGACTACATGGACATGAGAGAGGTTGTTCAAAACATTGATGTGGATCAGATTGAGTCCCGTAATGCAATTATCGAAACTAAACTAGATGAAGCTATTGACTATACTCGTGATATCAAGTCGGGTCTTCGTGATGATTTACTTTCTCTTGAAAAGAACGTGGATCGTATAGACGATAAAATACGGGCCGTAGAAGTGGACGTTAGGAATAGTATAGATAATGCAGAAGAAAGATTTGAGAATCGTCGAGATAAGTTATCCGATGATTATGATCAAGCATATGCTAAACTGCGAAAAGAGATAGAAGAACTAGAAGAAAAACTAGACGAGAAATTGCAGAAAGCTTTAGATAATCCATTATCAGATTGAGGTTGACAGTGAGAAAATTTTATAGTATAATTACAGCTTCCCTGTTGGGAATAATGATTACTGGTTGTAGTTTGTTGCCATCCAAATGGGATGACAATGAGGCAGCTGGTGTAACCGATTTAAGATGGGCAATCATCTGGTTAGATTGTGAACTTGATCCGGTGTTAATCACACACATGATAGATGACATCTATAAGAAGCATGGTTGGTTAAGTACTTATGTGGAAACTAAGGGTACTAGTGACATTGAATACCTATTGGATAAGATGTCTTTAACCCTAGACCCCATGTATGAAAAGGAAACTGTATCGCAAAGATACTGTGCCTTAAAACAAGGTGTATTGTTGCAACAATCAGAAGCAATTGCGTTAACGGTTATGGGGAGATATGACTAATGACTAGATATACAGAAGAAGAAAGGATTCTTCAACAGATTATCGATAACGAAGATGAAGACTGGGAAGCCAGTAGACTGGGAGAGGTCATCATCGATATAGTCCATGCTAGACGTGAAGGTGAACTGACAGAAGAAGAATACATCGAACTACTTGGTGATATTCGCACCACAGAACTGATCTGGGAAGAAGCAGAGATTACTCAGATGAAACAAAAACTAGTAAAGGTTGTTGAAACCCTCGCAAAATTCGTATAATAAGATGCCAGTAAAATTCGGACAATCACATGTAATACGCAATAGGGAGACCGGAAAGGTCTCTATAGTGCACAAGTACATGAAATCTACTCCTACTCCGGAGTTGGTTGAAGCCATGGATAAGTCCAGTACCACCCCTAAACTACGACAAAAGATCAAGAAAGAACTAGTCCGTAGAAAAAAACTTTAAATTAATTGAAGAAAACGCTTGACAAACTTGTTCTTATTATGAGATAATACGTATGTTGTCTGGGGAGAGGTTCCCCAAACGCCTTAACTTACGGAGAAATATATTATGAGTCATGAAGTAGAAACAATGGCATACGCCGGAGCTGTCCCTTGGCATGGTCTGGGTGTTGCTGTCTCAAATGATCTGCATCCACAACAAATGATGGAGAAAGCGGGACTCGACTGGTCTGTCGAGAAAATCCCTACCTACGCACGAGTAGGTGATCAAGAAATTCCAACAGGTGTAGAAGCCCTTGTCCGATCCTCGGATAACAAGGTTCTGACTCAAGTTGGTGCAAACTGGAACCCTGTTCAGAACGCAGATGCGTTTGAGTTCTTCTCAGAGTATTGCGCTGCTGGTGACATGGAAATGCACACCGCTGGTTCTTTAAAAGGTGGACAGATGGTCTGGGCACTTGCGAAGATCAAGGAGTCTTTTGACATCCTTGGTGGTGACCAAGTTGATTCATACTTGTTGTTCTCAAACCCACACATGTATGGTAAGTCAATCGATGTTCGATTCACTCCGATTCGTGTTGTGTGTAACAATACTCTGACACTATCGTTGGGACAACAAGTTGCAAACTCTTGCAAGTTGAACCACCGTTCAGAGTTCAACCCTGAGAAGGTAAAAGAAGCCCTTGGCATCGCACACGAGAAGTTTGCGAAGTACAAAGAGATGGCTGAATTCCTCTCAACTAAGAAGTTCACCGTTGAATCTTTGATCAACTACTACAACGAAGTCTTCCCACGTACCTACCAAGGTAAAAAAGAAGTAACCGTTCAGGACTTCAAAGACCTCACCACTAACGGTCAGGCTGCGTACTCATTCCTTGAGACACAACCCGGCGCTCAGTTCGGTGAAGGTACATGGTGGCAAGCACTTAACAGTGTTACCTACTTGACCGATCACAAGATGGGACGTTCTGCGGATACCCGTTTAGCTTCTGCTTGGTTCGGTTCTAACCAAACTCGTAAAGAAAAAGCTGTCAACAAGGCAGTAGAATTTGCGACTGCAGCGTAAGGAACAAACAGTCTTGCTTCGCCTCACGGGGCGAAGTTTAGACGTTCCAGTTATATCCTTATAACAAAATATTCTAAAAAAACTCATCTTTTTTTCAAAAACCGCTTGTAACGGGCTGTGGCTGTGTTATAATATAGTCTGAGAAATGAGAGAAAGGAATTGATATGAAACACGTTGACTTTGACATAAATGGTGTGATCCCTGAACGTCCCCGAGCTGGTGCGGACTTAGTGGTTTACGAGAAAGGTGGTGACCCTATGGACGGTTATGTCCTGTACGGTTTCGATGAAATTGGTATGTTTGAGGAAGAATTTAAGGTTCCTCAGTATTGTTTTTGTTAAAAAAGTTTGAAAAAACGCTTGCCATTATAACAAGAATAGGTTATACTGGTACAGTAAATTGATGAGAGAGGTAAATTATGGAAAACGAAATCAAAAAGTTGTTTGAAGCGTGCATCGCCGATTACAAAAGAATGGGGTTTAGACCCGAAATGGAAGAAAGGTACGCTGAAGGTCTTGACTACAAGATCGGTAAGAAGTACATCAAAATCTTGAGTGGTGGTAGCGCATGGGGTTTTATCAACCTTGCGAATCCTAAGTTCAAGAAAGGTGACATTCTTAAGGCTGCAAGCTGGAATGCTCCCGCTCTTAACGCCCCTAGAGGGAACTTGTTCGAAGATTATGTTGTTGAGTGGACTGGCCCACTGTACTTGAGATAGGAGTGGTTATGATTACTAATTGCATCGCATTGAGAAACAATCCTACATTTGTCGAGTTTAGGAATTATATTTTGTCTTTCTACGCCTATGACGGCATCTATCCTACCGAAGGTTTGACTGTCGCCATTGTCGAGAAGGCAATCTTTGAATACCTCAAGAAGGTCGAAGTCAACAACTACACTTGGGGTGGTGGAGACTCTATCGATAGAGAGAGGGTCAGATACGAATACATTGAGGAGATTCTGAAGAATGCCTAGTGCTCAAGTCGAAAAGTTCAATGATGAGTTTGTGTCCGGTTACAAAGCTTACCTGAAGAAACAGAAGGTTTCTCAGAACAAAGGTTCTTTCGGGACTAAGGACTCTGAACGTTCAAAGTGTTACGAAGCGGAATGGGCCATGCAAAGGCAGTCGGGTACTGCCTTCAAACCGATTCCTCAATTCAAGGATATCAAAGAGGCGGAGAAGTTCGCCAAGAAGATTTACAAGTCTAAGACTTGGCAGAAACTCTGGTCTCAATCTATCGACGGGGATGTGACTCGCATCTTTGCTTCGACTCCGAAGGTGATTCAAAAGGCACGTTCATCCGGACGTGGTACTGCTGGTCACACTAACGGATATACCGTCACCCTAGATAGTTACTGTGGATTTGATGCATACACTTTGATTCATGAGTTAACTCATTGTCTTGGGTATATGCACCACGGAAGGTCGTTCCGTAAAACTCTACTTCAAATGGTTGGTACATTTTTAGGTTCCGATTGTAAGAAGGTGTTGAAGGCGGAATTCAAACAACGTAAACTCGCTTTCGGAGAAGCTCGTAAACCTATGGGGTTTGAACAGTGGAAAGCCTCCAAGGCAAGAATGGAGAATTTAAGAAATGGCTGATATAACAATAGACGCTGGTTCATGGTTGACTGCTAATGGAGTTCAGACTACGGTGTTCTTTGGAACAGCAGGTGATGCTGTTGTCGAAATCGAAGAGTCATATGAAACTTTAATTGATAAAGAGCTTTACGCACATACCCTACTTGGTGGTATAATTACATCACGGACAGCGGTAGACGCACAACGTTTTGTTCAAGCATTGGAAGATGCGGCTGAGTACGCTGACCGCAAACTGAATGAGATGATTGATAACAGTTATCAACTAGAATTAGATTTATGAAACTTACGAAACATACACCCGATAGGAATTGGTATCCAGATAACTTCGATTGGTATTTGAAGTGGGCGGCTACTGTTGCAATTCTAACGTCTGTTGTATTTCGTAATGCAGGCCCAGAGTGGCGTGCTTTTGATTTGTCCATAGGTACTATTGGTACAATACTATGGTTATGGGTATCGATCATATGGAATGATCGTGCATTGATTGTTTTAAATGCGTCAATGACTTTGTTATTGGGAAGCGCATTCATACGGGAATTTTTATGAGAAAGATATTTGACCACAAACAGGTGGAACTAACAGAGATGGAAGCAGTGACTACTGAGGAAGGTCGTAAGTACCATACCCCAGAAGGCGTTGATCTACCTTCAATCACTACATGTCTGTCAATCCTAAGTCGAGACGGTATTGCCGCTTGGCGTAGACGTGTTGGTGATGAAGAAGCAAACCGAATATCTCGTGTTGCTTCAACTCGTGGTACGAAGGTTCATGAGATTATCGAAAAGTACATTGATAACAAAGAGGATTATAAAGATGGATACACACCTGATATTATTCAGTCTCTTAATGATGTTCGTGATATCCTCGACAATCGTATTGGGACAGTATTTGCACAAGAGGCTCCACTCTATTCCAATCACCTTGGTGTGGCTGGTCGGGTGGATTGCGTTGCTGAGTTTGATGGCGCCCTCAGCATCATAGATTTCAAAACTTCTCGTAAGAAGAAGTTTCCTTCTATGATCAAACAGTACTTCATGCAAGAATCTGCATACTCAATTATGTGGGAAGAACGTACAGGTATTCCTATCACTCAGTTGGTAACTATCATTGCGGTAGACAACCACGAGCCTCAGGTCTTTATCGAACACCGTGACAATTGGGTAAGACCATTAAAAGAGACAATTGCACAATACAATGAGGAAAATACAAGCGTGCAATTCTTATAAATAGTATGGTATAATCACCAAGACTTATGGGAATAACGCCATGTTGAAGTTCGGATCGTATGTGTCAGAAGCATATGACATAATTCCAAAATCTCAAGCAGAGGTAGATGACCTAGATCATCTATCCGATGAGAAGAGGGAAAACCTCAAGACACTCTACGCCTATATCACTCAGCAAACTGGTATGGCTGATCCCATTGCATTATCTAAAAATCCTAAAGAGAAAGGTCTTAAAATTGCACGATCCGTTGCAGTTGATTTAAATCTACCGGCCCTTGGTTCCGAATATGGTTTCAAACTTAGTGCGGGAAATGGTTCTCGTGGAGGCGGTGGAATAAACTCACAAGGGTTTGCATTCGAAGGTCAGATTGTGACTGACCTAATCAAGTATAAAGAAGCCGGTCTAGATGGGGATTTCAAGTTCCCTAATATGATAAAGAAAATGCACGATGCGTTTCTGAAGGATGCATCTTTTATCGAAGTTAAACTAGACGGTACAGCGAACACCAAAAGACCCTTAGTGTTCGGAGATGTTAGTGCAGTTATCGGTTCACGTGAACTGAACATTGGTCACAAAGTAACAGACGTAACAGTTACTACCGACAAGGGTACATACTATCTGTCTGCCAAATTTGGTGGTACAGTAACATTTTTCAATGCGGGTGTCCGCACCATCTTTACCGACGATCAGTTTAATAGTGGCAAGATCACACACACTGATGCTAAGAAACTATTAAACATGTTCGGCATCGATCATGATAGATTCATCGAAACGTTTACCAAGTACGATCCTAAAAAGGCGGCTACTCGTGGTAAAAAAGATGTTGTCATTCCAACACAAGCAAACAGACGTGCACTACAAAGACTTCTGATTACGGGTATCGGTATGGGATACTGGATGGTACACCGTAAAGGTAAGAAGGTAGAGTTCTATGAGATGACTAGAGCACGTATGAGAAAGGCTTCTACAATCAAGTCGATCAAGATTCTCTATCCTAAGAAAGGTGAAGCAAAAAGAATTGACATAGAAGTTGTCACCCCACTCTACATATTCAAATTTAATATTCGTAACAAACAGGGTGGTCTCTACCCATCACATATTATGTGTGATTACAAACCGAATACGAAGGCAAACTGATGATTAGGTTTAAAGAACTAACCGAATCACTAGACAACCCTTATCCAGCCACTCTAAAGAAGGACGGGAAACAGGGGTATCGTTCTACAGTTAAACTTGATGATGGTGGTCAATTAAATATAAACATCGAAGGTGATGAACACATCGATGACTATGACCACATAGATTGGGAGATTAGTTTTGAACGTAATGGTCAACAATCAATGACGGGTGAGGGTGATGCATTGCGTATCATGGCAACCGTTTTTAAGGTGGTCAATCAATTTGTTAAGATAGAAAAACCCAAGTATATGAATGCAGCGGCAGGTAAAGAAAAAGGTAATAAGAAATTATTACAGGGAAGAGAGAGATTGTACAAGAGACTTTTAACAAAGAATTTAGGCAGAGCATATAAGATTTCAACCGACACAAGTAGCAGTGGAACTATGTTCAACATGGTGAGAAAATGAAATTCGCAGAGTTTATAACAGAGAATAAAAACACCCACATGACCCACATTGAGGACAAGGTTCTCTATGGTGGTGTTGATGGTACACGTCAAGCAATAAACGCTCTACGTGAGTTGCGTGATATGTTAGGCGGAAAGGATACAGGTCGAGTCTCCATTAAGTGGGACGGTGCGCCTGCAATTTTCTGTGGTCAAGACCCCAATGACGGAAAGTTTTTTGTTGCGAAAAAGGGTATCTTTGCAAAGAATCCAAAAATCTATAAGACCGATGCTGAGATTGATGTGGACATGAGTGGTGACCTTGCAGACAAAATGAAGGTTGCACTTGCAGAACTTCCTGCTCTAGGCATCAAGGGTGTTGTTCAGGGTGACTTCCTCTACGGGCCCGGCGATTTAAAGAAAGAGACCATCGATGGAGAAAAATATGTTACGTTCCATCCTAATACTATCGTATATGCTGTTCCCGTATCAATGGCTGGGGACATTCTAAAATCTAAGATCGGTATCGTATGGCATACTACCTACACCGGATCGGACTTTGAGTCTATGAAAGCATCCTATGGTGTTGATGTATCTAAGTTCCGCAACTCAGTTGGTGTGTGGTCTCAGGACGCCATGTTACGTGATGTGACAAATGCAACGATGGATAAGAAAGAAACTGCGGAAGTAACGGGTTACTTGAGTAAGGCTGGTAAATTGTTCAATCAGATATCCGGTACTACTCTGCGAGAACTTGAAGGTAACGATGACCTTGCCAAGTTGATAGAACAATACAATAACACTTTTGTGCGGGTTGGCCAGGTGATTGGTAACACTTCTACGCACGTAAACGGACTTATTAATTGGATCAATAAAAAGTTCAAGGCAGAGATGGATAAGAGAAGTACTGCACGAGGCAAGAAAACTCAACAGGATAAACTCGACGCCTACATGAAATTTTTCTCACTAACAAATAAAAAATCTCTTGTTAAAATGTTTGAATTGCAAAAACAGATCGTTTTAGCGAAGATGAAACTTATAAATAAACTTGATAGTTTAAAGAAGATTGATACGTTCGTTAAAACAAACAAAGGTTACAAGGTAACTGGCGAAGAAGGCTACGTAGCAATCGACAAACTTGGTGGTGACGCAGTGAAACTCGTTGACCGTATGGAATTTTCATATAACAACTTTTCGCCTGATATTTTGAAAGGATGGGATAAACCAAAGAGGTAAGAAATGGCAAAGCCATTAGGATTTAAAGACTTCACAACCACAGATCGCACTCAATCGGGTGACGATCAGGTTGCATACAAATCAAAGAAAAACGCCGAAGAAGCATTAGATTTTGCTGCCCGTCGAAAACTCGCACGATCACTCAAGAAGAATAAAGCTAAGATCGCCATGGGGCGTAAAAGAGCTGCACGTAAATTTGCCGATATGGACAAACTTAAGAAACGTGCACAGAAACAAGCACGTACTATGTTCTTCAAAAAGTTGACTAAGGGTGCGGATAAAGGTAAACTCTCATTTGCTCGTAGACAAGAGATAGAGAAACGCCTAGATAAGATGCGTCCTAAAATTGATAAGGTAGCTCGTAAACTGTTACCTAAAGTACGCAAAATGGAAAAAGACCGAAAGCGTGGCGGACAGAACAAAGATGATTAAGAATTTTTCACAGTACCTAGTCGAAGAAGAAAGGGAAGTTTATTTTACCTTTGGTAGAATGAACCCACCTACTATCGGCCACGGTAAAGTAATGGACACACTTGCCTCCAAATCTGGTGGCGCAGACTACAAAGTCTATTTGTCCCAAGTATCAAACCCCAAGAAAGACCCTTTGTCATATTCAGACAAGGTTAAACATGTGCGTAAGATGTTTCCAAAACATGCACGTAGTGTGATGATCGACAAGAACGTCAAGAATGTATTTGATGTCGCCTCACGGTTGTATGACCAAGGGTATAAAAAAGTAACAATGGTTGTCGGGGATGACCGTGTACGTGAGTTTGATGTCCTGTTGTCTAAGTACAATGGTAAGAAAGCTCGTCACGGGTTTTATAACTTCGAAACTATTCGTGTAGTATCCGCTGGTAAACGTGATCCGGATGCTGAAGGTGTGGAAGGTATGTCCGCATCTAAGCAACGTGCAAACGCACAGAACAATGACTTCGTGACTTTTGCACAGGGTGTGCCTAAGTCTATGTCGGACAGAGATGCAAGGAAGTTGTTCAATGATGTCCGTAAAGGGATGGGGCTCAAGGAAGAGCACTCATTCAAGAATCATATTGAACTAACGCCTGTTTCAGAAACAAGAGAAAAATATGTACAGGGTAAACTCTATGAAATTGGAGATTCTGTTGTTATTAAAGAAAGCGAAGAAGTGGCTACGGTCAGTGTACTCGGATCAAATTACGTTATCGTTGAACGCAAGAACGGCACTCGACTACGCAAATGGTTGGAGTCAGTCGAACTCATTGAACGACAAGACCCCGATATCAAAGATAGAGAAGGTACACAACCCGCAAAATATCACGCCGGACTAAAGAAGTCTACCAAGTCAAAACGAGACGCACATTTTAAGAAGCATGGCAAGAAGGATGATGATGACGCATCTGCATATAAGCCTGCGCCTGGCGACAAGACCGCAAAGACCAAACCGTCCAAGTACACCAAAGCATTCAAAGATATGTATGACGAAGACTGTTGGGATGGGTACAAAGAAGTCGGTATGAAGAAGAAAGGGAACAAGATGGTTCCTGATTGCGTACCTGAAGAACTTGAAATTACTTTTGAGATGTGTCTCAAGGCAGAGACCACACCTCAGATGATATCCCGTTGGGCATCAAAAACAGTTAAGAAAAAACAGTACCAACAAGTTGCGAAACATATCCGCAAACAAATGAAAGCGGACAAGGGTAGACATGGCCCTGAGTACTACGCACAACAACTTATCCGTAAACACGGTTTGAAGTTGGATATCAAAGCATTGGGTGGTGCGGTACGTGGTGAGGCATATGAAGAGACCGATCCAGTAAAATCCGCTCGTAATGATATCAACAGAGAAAAAGAACAAGACAAAAAAAGACACGATAGAGTTCTAGATCGAGCAAGACTCGCTCGTGCTAAAGTTAAAAATCGGGAGACGGAATGAAACGATACTCTCTTTGGGACAGTTTAGGTGACTTGGGAGAAGGCCCAGACGGACTTGCTGCGAAAGCAAAGAAATCTGGTATCTCCGTAGCTACTTTAAGAAAGGTTTATAATCGTGGTGTTGCAGCTTGGAAGACTGGTCATAGGCCAGGCACTACCCCTCAACAATGGGGATATGCACGTGTCAACGCCTTCATAGTAAAAAAGAAAAAAGGTGGTCTCAACCACGATAAGGATTTAGCATAATGTATTTAAAAGAACTGCGTAAAAAAATAAAAGTCAATGAATCAATTGATTTCTTCAAGACATCCAAGGCACTATCTGACTACGCAAAGAAGTCTGGTGGTATCGACAAGAGAGATTTCGAAAAGGCGGCCGCATACGTAAGAGAGATTGGTAAAAACTCATCTACTATGGTTCAGAACAAGGCATTCATGGGATTGAAGAAACATGTTTCTAATATGGACACCGATCCCCGTGATGGTGTTTTGACAATTCTTAAGAAACATGGAATGTTCAAGAATGGACGCTTGATGCAAGAACAAGCAGAAGTCAGTGAGGCTGCAAGACCCCCTAAGATTAAAAAAGGTCTTAGAGATAAGAAGGGTAAAGTACACACCGTCGATATGAAAGTTGATGGTAGTAAGTTATCATTTAGGGTTACTGATGAGTTCGGTTCATTCAAAACAGTTAATGCGAAGCAACTTGCTAAAATGTTTGAATCTACTGAAATTGAAGAACAAGCAGAGAACTGTGATGGAATTACTGAAAAAAAGGCTGGACATATGGATCAACTACGTGATATAGTAAAGAATCAACAGGCCAAGAAGGTCAATGGTGTTATGGTAGATATGTTTACAGCATCCGCAATTACTCAAATCTACGATAAAGTCAATGATCAGAACAAGAAGCGAATGGACGGAATGACTGTCCCCGCTCTTGCCTCTATCGCCTACAAAATGATGAAGAAGAGGTAACCATGATTACATTTGACCAATTAAGAGAAAAGAAGGATTCTTATCCAATCTACCACAAAACCTATTCTGCTGCGATGGCAGCTGCATACGCATTTGCGAAGAAAAGGGGTTTTGAAGTGGATACCGATGACATTGATAGAAAGGTGGCAATGGGGCCTAGGAAACCTTCCAATGGTAAGACCAACAGTTTCACTCTCAAATTAAAGGATGAGAAGCGTAAGATGCTTGCAGTACAGGTAACTAATTTGGACAACAAACGTTACGAACTCAATACATACATCACATGAAAAAATTTACAGAGTACTTAAGCATAGATGAACATTGCGAATGCAATGATCTTTTCGAAGACTTGGAAATAACTGAGTCAGAATACCAAGGCAAGAAGGTCAAACTAAATGACCCTATTCGTACATCTGAGAACCCTAATAAGAAGTTCAAGGTGTATGTAAAGAATGAAAGTGGTAAGGTTGTGGTTGTTCGATTTGGTGATCCCAATATGGGAATCAATAGAGACAACCCTAAGAAGAGAGCGTCATTTAGAGCAAGGCACAATTGTGCAAATCCTGGCCCTAAGTGGAAAGCGAGGTATTGGAGTTGTTATCAATGGCGTGGAAGCGCTAAGGTTGATAATTAAAATAATATAAATAGAATAAGTTATTACTATATTTCTATGGGATAGGTACACAAATGGCAGTAGAAACTCATCAAACTCAAGCAAAACGACTTGACAGAATTGAGGAAAAGATTGATAAACTCGCAGATGCGATGATTGCTCTCGCTCGGGCGGAGGAGAAGCTTATAGCTATTGAGAAGAACAACCACTCTAATTTTGAGAGAATGAATAGATTCTCCCAGAAGCTCGATGACATCGAAAAGAAAGTGGATGATAATGCTAGGACTGTACATATTATTAATAGAATCGCCCTGATCGTCGGCACTGGTGTGATCGGCGGTATAATCAAACTATTCTGGTTCATGTAACGGAGACAATAATGAGAACGGAAGATATCAAAAAAATGGCGGAGGCGTATCTTGAGGTTGTCTCTGAGAAAAAGAAACTTGATCCTGTAGACGATAAAGAGAACGATAAGAAGTTCAAAGATCGTAAGGACAAGGACATCGACAATGATGGAGACGTAGATTCTTCAGATGAGTATCTGCACAAGAAGCGTGCTGCTACCGACGATGCTATCGACGCTAAGAAGAGTGACGATAAGGATCAAGAAGGTGGAGAGACTGATCTTTCAAAAGATAAGAAGAAAAAGAAGCCTGTAGCCGGTAACACAGACGGTAAAACCGCTGAGATTTCTAAGATCGGTGAGAAGGTGACTACTAAAGAAGATTTGGATCAATTGGTCGATGCACTTGGTGAAGCAGCCAAGGCAAAACCTGAAGAAGGTGAAAAAATCGATGACAAGGAATCTCCTAAGTCAAAAGAATTTATTGCGAAACACAAGAAGTCTGATCCTGAACATGAGAAACATCAAGAAAAGGCAGTTGACGCAACAACTAAAGCAGGTAACTCTGGTAAAGAAGCACCTAAGAGACCCGGCGATAATAAGTCTGGTGACAAGAATGTTGTTAACCCCGTAAAGGAAGACACTCGTACATCACGTGAGAAGATCATGGATGTATTGTCTGGTAAGACTTGGGGTGAAATCGCACAAGAAGTTGCAGATCAGAAAGTAGAGGACTAATTATGGCAATTAAACCACCCTCATGGGCTTCAAGTTCTACACCTACTACTCGTGGCTGGATTGATCCGGTCACGGGAGAACTTTTGAAATCACAAAGAATTACTTCTGGTGAGATCGAAGATTATCTTGGTGTTAGTCAAGTCACGGAACAGGTAGTTCATCAAGCACCACAGATGTTACATGAAGCTCCTGTCGGAAACGTGGGTTTGTCATCAATGACTAAACCTCAATTGGTTGCTCTTGCAGAGCAAAGTGGTGTTGAAGTACGTACTTGGGATAGTAAAAAGAGTCTTATAGAAAAACTATCTTGACACCCCTATATAAAGGATAGACTTAATTTTATCCTGAAAGGTATATAATGAATTTGAATAGTAAGAACCTGATGATATATGCAGCAAAGCATTATCACACACCAATGGCGATTGATGGTGATCAGTTTTTTGAAGACTTAAAACGGTTCAAGTACATAAAGAGATTGTTGAACCGATATAAAGACCAAGGTGATCTGAGTGAAAGATTGGTTCTGAATCACCTCATAGTTGTATTTAATGTGTTTGGTTATGAGGCGGGATTACACATCCTAGAGTTTAAAATAGAAAAGGAACACTGGTCAGTATTAAAACCATTTCTAATTTTTCTAAGAGCCATTGACGAACATGGATATCCTGAAGTAAATATGGATCAACTCGCAGTAGAGCGATTAAGAGAGATTAGGAGAATATAGATGGGAATCTTAAAATCTGCAGCAGACCTAGTATACACTATTCGATTTCTGAAGTTGCTAGTAACTCCTATCGAAAACACTGAAGCATTCAAACTAGGCATCGTAGATGAGAACGGAAAAAGACGTAAGGACTTCGACGATAATACAATGGAGAATCGTGAAGCCCTTAGAGATCACTATACCGCATTTCATCGTCTCGTATATAACCTAAAGAAGATCATGGCGAAAGCGCCTGGCGGTAAGTCAGTCGTTGCACGTTATGGTGCTGCTCTCGCTCTCATCAAAGAACACGGTGAACTATCTGACACCGACATAGAAAAAATCCACGCAAAGACTGGTATCGATATCCTTGACGTACTCGCTGAAGATTCTCAGTGGTTTATGTTACAGGGTAATGAGTTATCGCCTGGCGTATATCGTATGAAGAACGATTCCATGACAGCAACATCTTTTGTTGAGGCTGTCAGTAAAGACGATCAAATTAGAATCGTAGACGGTAATCCGGTTGAAGAGATGTTGGGATTGAGTATATACGAAGGAACACATTTAAAAACAAGACAACGCATATATTTCACAACCGGAGAGATAACAAAATGAAATCATTCGATAAGTTCTATGAAGAGATGACTGGAACTAGTTCTGTAGTCGGAACTGGTGATGATTCTTCTACCGTTGTTGTCCGTAAGAAGTTTGACCGCAAAAAGAAACGCAAAGATATGGCTAAGGTTTTGTCCAGATTTATGGAGAAGTGGTCAGAGAAATCTAAGCAACAAAGTAAATGAAACCCCTTGACAAAGTACCCCAACCACTGATATAATTACTCATTCAAATTGGAGTGAGTATGAACATTACACCTTTACCTTCCGGACACTATGTCGTAATCTTCGATAACGAGGAGTCCGATCAAGTCTTAGTTTTCCAAGAAGAAAACGAAAAAGATAGTCTAGTATACATCTGTAGAGATGGCACCAGTAATAAATACCTCTACCCCGACAGATTTGTCGTGGAGAATTACCACACCTCGATGTTATCTCATCTACTATATGAGGACAAAATATTTGAGGATCAACAGGAAGAGTACATGTTGAAGATGGCTAAAACTTTTATAGAGACAGGTAAACAAGTCTTTATAGAAGAATATGAGTTTTCAGAAGCAGACCCCTTCTACGATTACAGTAAATTATAATGGGAAAAGAATGATCAAAATTAATAAAAAAAAGGATGACCTACTAGCAGACTATGCTGTGGGAATGTTGAAGGATTTCTATCTAAACGACAACGAAGACTCGCCGCAAGAAGGGTATGCACGTGCTGCCAAAGCATGGTCAACATATAAGGGAGAAATGGATGAAGGACTCTCTGAACGTTTATATGATTATGTTAGTAATAAGTGGTTTATGTTTGCAAGTCCGGTTCTATCTAATGCACCGAATGGACATGGCAAAGGAAAGGGGATGCCAATCTCCTGTTTCCTTACGTATGTCCCAGATACTCTGGACGGTCTCATTAGTCATAGTTCTGAGTTACGTTGGCTTAGTGTTTACGGCGGGGGTGTCGGAGGCCATTGGTCAGACGTGCGAACTGTGTCTGACATTGCTCCAGGCCCAATTCCCTTCCTTCACACTGTAGACGCAGATATGATTGCTTACCGTCAAGGTAAGACTCGTAAAGGATCATATGCGGCCTACATGGACGTGAGTCATCCAGACATTATTGAATTCTTGAACATGCGTATCCCTACGGGTGATGTGCAACGTAAGGCATTGAACCTACACAACGCAATCAATATCACCGATGAGTTCATGGAAGCTGTTCGTGACAACAAAGAGTTTGCACTACGTGATCCCAAGGACGATAAAGTTAAGGAAATGATCAATGCACGAAAACTATGGGAAAGAATACTTGAAGTCCGGTTTCGCACAGGTGAACCATACATAAACTTTATCGATGCAGCAAACCGTGATTTACCTCAACCGTTAAAAGACTTGGGTCTAAAAATCAATGGGTCGAATCTCTGTAATGAGATTCATTTACCAACAAACGAAGACAGAACTGCCGTCTGTTGTTTGTCATCACTGAACTTGGAATACTATGATGAATGGAAAGATACTACAATTGTCGCTGATCTTATTACTATGCTTGATAACGTCTTGCAGTACTTCATCGACGAAGCACCCGACACAATCACAAGAGCCAAATACTCCGCCGAAAGAGAACGGTCAATCGGTCTTGGAGCGATGGGATTTCACTCGTTGTTACAAAAACACGGAGTTGCTTGGGAGTCCGAAAGAGCTAGAGATATCAATAAGGTTGTGTTCGAAAGAATTAAGGATCAGGCATCGAAGCAGTCGGCTTTACTGGCAGATGAGAGAGGGGAGTACCCTGATGGGGTGGGAAGTGGACAACGTAACGCCCATCTACTTGCAATTGCTCCTAATGCCTCGTCTGGCGTAATCTTATCGACAAGTCCATCTATTGAACCGTTGAAGGCAAATGCATACACACATCGTACACGTGCGGGTTCGTTCTTAGTTAAGAACAAGTACCTAGAACAATTACTTGAACCACGTGGTCTAAACAACGATTCGATCTGGAAGTCTATTATTACCAATAAAGGTTCGGTACAACATTTACCAGAACTCACTGAGGGTGAGAAAAGCATATATAAGACTGCACAAGAATTAGATCAGACATGGATTATCAAACATGCGGCCGATAGACAACCCAACATTTGTCAAGGTCAATCCGTAAATCTTTTCTTTCCATCTGGTGTCCAGAAGTCTTATGTCAACAAGGTGCACTTGAAGGCATGGGAATCAGGTCTCAAAGGACTCTACTACCTACGTACAGAATCAAGTTCTCGTGCGGAGAATGTGTCTGAAAAGGTAGAAAGAGTTGCCCTTGAAGATGATAAACGTACCTTGGTGTACGGTAAGAAGAACTGTCCTTTCTGTGAAATGACTAAAGACGAATTAAACCTACGTGGTATCCCCTTTGATTATATTGATCTGGAAGAGGTAGGTAAGACTGCCGCTGAAGTAACAGGTAGAAGAGTTAAGACCGTCCCACAGGTTTACCTTGAAGGTGAATATGTGGGTGGTTACGAAGAACTGATGGAATTGTTAAAGACAGAAATCCAATCAGAAACAGAGGAGTGCCGTGCTTGCGAGGGTTAATAAATGGCCTATTCAGAAAAGGTTCTTGATCACTACGAGAACCCAAGGAATGTTGGTAAACTTAACAAAGAAGATGAAGATGTTGGTACAGGTATGGTCGGAGCACCTGCCTGTGGTGATGTCATGCAACTTCAAATAAAGGTAAGTGAAAATGGAATTATCGAGGATGCTAAATTTAAAACCTACGGATGCGGAAGTGCTATCGCTTCTTCCTCATTGCTTACCGAATGGGTTAAAGGTCGCACTCTTGATGAAGCTGGGAGTATTAAAAACACAGATATCGCACACGAACTCGCACTACCACCAGTCAAAATCCACTGTAGTGTACTTGCCGAAGATGCGATAAAAGAAGCAATAAAAGATTATAAAAGGAAACATTAATGTCGTTATTAGAATTTAGCACAACATACAAACCGTTCAAGTACCCGTGGGCGGTTGAGTTATCGAAGAAACATGAAGAGGTTCACTGGGTTGAAGATGAAGCGGAACTATCCGAAGACGTACAGGACTGGAAGACCAAACTATCCAGTCAAGAGAAAGAGTTTATTACCCACATCTTACGATTGTTCACACAGTCAGATGTACAGGTCGGTGAGAACTACCACGAACTTCTAATACCGAAGTTCAAGAATAACGAAGTCAGAAACATGCTGTCCTCGTTCGCTGGTAGAGAAGCAGTACACCAACGGGCGTATGCTCTCCTTAATGACACGTTAGGATTACCCGACGAAGAGTATCACAAATTCCTAGAGTTTAAGGAGATGGCCGACAAGGTTGACTTCATGAAAGAAGGCGATACTAATACACACACAGGTCTTGCACTTGCATTGGCCCAGTCTGTATTCAATGAAGGTATGTCACTGTTCTCATCATTCGTGATGTTGTTGAACTTCCAACGTTTCGGTAAGATGAAAGGTATGGGTACAATTGTTGAGTGGTCTATTAGAGACGAAACTTTACATGTGCAAGGTAACGCAAAACTATTCAGAACATTTACAGAGGAACATCCACGTATCGTCAATGACGAACTAAAGTCTAAAATCTATGAAATGGCCAAGACTGCGGTTGCACTAGAGGACAAGTTTATTGAACTCGCATTCAAAGGTAATAAAGTAGAAGGTTTGACTATTAAAGAAGTACGTGCATACATCCGACACATTGCAGATCGTAGACTACTACAACTTGGTATGAAAACAAAGTTCCGACAAAAGGACAATCCACTACCGTGGTTGGACTGGGTACTGAACGGTGCATCCCACGATAACTTCTTTGAGAAGAGAGTCACTGAGTATTCCGTTAATGGAATGGAAGGTGATTGGGGTTGGGAAGAACCTGAACCGGAGGCCTGTGCATTGGACGGGCAAGGTTGTGCCGCTTGATGGAGTCGTATATATTCGAATTGGAATGTGCGATTTGTGACAATATTACCAGAGTGGTTTGTAACTACGACGATGACAGTCCCCTCTTCTGTCCCATGTGTGGAGAAGAGGCTGAGGTGGAATATCTGGGGGATAGTGATGGTACTATATAGTAACTTATGTGGTACTATCGCAACCAGTCAGAAAACTTTACCGATGATGATGTTGGAGACAACTACGGATTCGTATATTGTATAACCAATAGAGCTACCGGAAAGAAATATATCGGTAAGAAATTCTTTTGGTCTAAAAGAACCCTTCCACCATTGAAGGGTAAAACTCGTAAGAGAAAGAAGATAGTAATGTCTGATTGGCAGGATTACTACGGTTCTAATGCGGAACTAAAATTATTGGTTGAAAAGAATGGTACGGATGTGTACCATCGTGAGATACTCCGTTTGTGCAAAACAAAGGGTGAGTGTTCATACTACGAAGCCAAGCTGCAATTTGAAAACGATGTGTTACTCAGTGATAAGTACTACAACGAATTTATAGGATGTAAGATTCATGCAAGCCATGTTAAACACCTCAAATCATGATTGTATAGTCGCTTGGTCTGGAGGTGTAGAAAGTACCTCACTAGTACATCAACTTGTACTAGAAAAAAGAAACCCTCTTATAATCCACTTAGAAATCTATAACAACAACATTCAAGCCAATCCGTTTGAGACATATGCAGTAGAACGTATGTCTGATGTACTTGGTGTTGAAGTAAGTTTCATCGAATGTAAATCAGCAATCCCCGATGTGGAGAAGACCGCCGAGTTCTGGAAACACAGAAAGTTTGGTGGTGGATACCCTGTCCTACCCTTGTGGACTAGTATGGCTTTCATGACTCAGATTGTCAACCCTTGGTGCAAAGATATCTACATAGGTAAAAACAGTTCGGATGGTAATGCAGATACATGGGAAGTTGCACAAAATTATTGCAAACAACAAGGTAAACTCTTTGGGTTTGAGAGTGAGATGTCTGCTCCATTGGAACATCTAAGTAAGAAAGAACAATGGTTAATGATCCCTAAAGAGGTCAGACCCCATATAAGAACATGCACATCGAAGAACTCTAAGGCGTGTGGTAAGTGTTCGAAATGTAAAGAAATGGAGATATATTGTGGTTGAGTTAATTTTTTATTTTATCTATTTTAGTTACCTTGGATTGTTGAGTGTGGGTGCTAGTGTTATTATATGGGAAACTCTATGAAGATTAATAGGAACTTAATAAACAGAGAAGTTGAATATAATGATACGTTCAATTATGATCACCTTGAAAGTCTTATCAATAGGTGGAAACAATACCTAGTAAAGAGACATGCGAAGAAGGGAGACCTTGTTGCAATCTCTATCCTTAACGTAAACCACTGGCACGTGACTGCATTGTTCGCCTGCGCTGAGTTAGGTTTACGTGTCATACTTTTAGACTCACCCGCAAAAAAGGAGTCATTACCCTTCACTAAACTCGCCAGATTCGGGCCTGCGAGGTTTTGTCTTGATGATGGTAGTGGTAGTAAGCTTTATGATGGGTTACATTCGGAGATGATAAACCAGTATGGTGGAGAAAATATCAGACCACCTCAAGTGTCTGATATGGTAAATAAAGACATCCAACCGTGGGAAGTCCAACCGGAAGACGATTTCTTGATATCAAGTACTTCCGGAACCACAAAGTTCTCTAGGCAGATTACTTTCTCACACAAAGAAGTGTACGATATGAGTAAACGCAATATCGACATCTTTAAATTTGAACAGGACTCTGTTGTATTACATACCAAGAACATGCACCATGCTAGTGCAATGATTACCGATCTCATACCGTCACTGATGGTATCTAAGAAACACTACAACTTCACACTTGCAGATAGGAATGAGTGGCATACCACATCTTCAAAAGAGTTTTGTCGGTTCGTGAATTCCAAACACATATCTCACATGATCGTTCCGAATAGGGATGTTCTCAATTGGATATTGTCTTCCGATCCTTATTTCGAAAACAATGTTCTCATGAATATGTCTGGGTTCACTATGGGGCCTGAATACAACACGATGTGTCTAAATTACAATATATCCTTCCTTCAACACTACGGGTCTATTGACACAGCCATACCTCTTCTGGTAAGATACCTACCTGAAGATGAGGATTCTGATTGGTGTCTTGGTTCTGTACCGGACGACTATTATGATGTCCGATTCAACGGCACGAGACTTCAGGTATCCTGTGATGACTGGACTCGTGAAATGGGTGATCTTGTAGAACAACGTGGAGATAAATACTATTTTGTTGGGAGAGTGATAAAACAGGGGAATCCGGAGTTGGCTGATACCATACCGGAAGACCTTGATCTGACCCCTTTCTACCAAGATACTAAGCTGAATATGGATCAATTACGTGGGTATTTGGACGTTGCTTATAACAAAAAAGTATAAGAAAAAGTTTAAAAAACGCTTGCCTTTACAACAAGAATCGACTATAATGTTTATTGAAATTGGTTATGACAAAGGAGTCATGGAGTAAAGATGTGAAAGACTTAGTCTATTATTTGGAGATCGAAGGAGAAATTTTCTACGAGGAATGTTTCGCTAGCGAAGAAGAAGCTGTTGAGTATGCAGAATGTTGGGCAATCAACAACTACGTAATTGTGGAGTGGAACTGTGCCTAGAGAGAAGAAAGAGTGGTGCATCGCACTGATATCGATTACACCGTACTATGAGAAGATTATCAAGAAGAAGTACAAAACTTCCGAATTTGTAGATGCTGGTAAGGAACTACTCCAACAACCACAATACCAAGACTTTGATACCTTCAGGGTCTATCACATAGACGAGGTGCCGAAATGATCAGAATTTTTGTTGGATTCTTTATTGTACTGGGAACGGTAGGTAATCAAGACTTTTGGGATGAGTGTTACGCAGCTGCAGATTGTATCGCTGGCGACCCGCCTAGTCTCGTAGGATCGATTATCTGGTTACTAGTGGGTGTTGGACTCATGTTATGGGGTATGTGGTCTAACCGTGATCAGTTTGACACTCTGTGGATCAACGAATTACCACCACAATTTAGACCTAAGAAGGATGATTTTAAGAACAAAAAGTTCTAAAAAAAGTGCGCTTTTTTTCAAAAAAAGTGTTGCCATTGCCGCCAGTTGTGGTATTATATACATGTTGGTTGGGAATAGTCCCTTCCAAAAATTGAGAGAGAATACATTATGGCTTACATAAATCAAGAAGAGAAAAAGGCAATCGCTCCGGTTGTCAAGAAAATCCTGAAAGAATACGGACAGAAAGGTACTTTGCGTATCAGGAACCACAGCACTATCGTTCTTAAGTTGAAGGACGTTGCTGGGATGTTCACTATGAAGGATGAATTCGAAGCGAAGTGGGGTAAGAGCATTAACCCTTACTGGTTCCAAGAACACTATGCTGATCAACCTGTTGTGGTTGAGATGCTTGAGAAGTTGATGACTGCCTTGAAAGGTGAGAACTACTTCAACAACGACGATGCGATGACTGACTACTTCCACAGGAAGCACTACGTTGACATCGATGTGTATGCGGTTTAATGAGAGAGGTGAATATGTTTATAGCAAAACCAAAAATATCTAACGCAAAAGATACAAAAGAATTTGCGACTGCAATTGAGGCGGTTGAATTCCTCAACGACTATAACGAACTTGGAGTGAAGTTCGCTGACGCTGGTGGTAACTATGTCGCTGCTCTTAAGGCAGAAGACTGGGCCATTATCGGCAAGTTGACAGCGCCTGTTGGTGTCTACTTCAAGAATAACAAAGTTATGGGAGCCAAGTAATGGAATTCTACTTTGAATTTTTGAATGAACTACGTGAGTCCGGACAGATCAACATGTTCGCAGCTCCACGTGTTTTGATGGAATCATTCGATCTGGACAAGAAAGAAGCGAAGGAAGTTTTTATCGCTTGGACTGAACAGTTCAGTAACTAATGAAGCACCCGCTAGTAGCTCAGATGGATAGAGCATTGGTCTACGAAACCAAGGGTCAGGAGTTCGAATCTCTTCTAGCGGGCCAATTTTTGGGTATGTCCCTGTCGAAAGATGGGGACTCAACCGGAAGCTCGGGACATGCTAACCCTGTCGCCCTACCCATTTTTTTTTATTTGCCAAGTGTTGTATAATAGTGTATAATACTTGTATTGATTATGAGAGAGGTATTTTATGAAAATAATTGAGTATGACGTTTATGACTGGTTCAGCAAGAGCGGGTCATCTTTGAAGGGCCACATTACGGCAAAGTATGACGATTTAGTCGCCCTGTTTGGGCCACCATCTTATTCTGATGCTGATCCTTATGCAAAAGTTTCTTGCGAGTGGGTTCTGAACGTCAAAGTTTTAGATGATTTTGCTGAGGATGCAGATGACTGGTCTTATGAACAGGTCTCTATCTACGCTTGGAAATATGGGTGCATTCCCGTTGAAGAGTGTCAGTGGAACATTGGTGGGTTTGACTATAACGCTTCAGATATAGTTGAACAAATTGTTGAATCTGGTGTTGAACCAGCATATAGCGAGGTAGCGTAATGAGCAAGATGGGTGCTTTGGTTTTGGATGTGCAGACGGCCGTTGAAGAGAACTTTAACGAACCCCTACATATCTGTAAGGAAAAGGTATATGAGAGTTTCATTTCTCAGGGTAGGCCTGAGTTTGAAGCAGCATATGCTAAGGAAGTTTGTGACAGTTATTATAACGAAATTGTCTCAGATATTGATGAATTCTCTTACTTAGTTTCAAGTGAGAGGGTCAAAAAGACTATATAGTATAGTGAGGTTAGAAAATGCAACCCATTCAAGTTTATGAAATTTTCGATAAATTCGAATTAGAAAAGTCTCGATCAAAACGTATTGAGATTTTGAAACAGAATAATATCCCTGCTCTAAGGGATATTCTTAGAGGAATGTTTGATGATACACTGGAGTTCAATCTCCCAGAAGGCAAACCACCCTACACCCCGAATCGTCCGGAGTCAATCCCTTCCACGCTTCTTAAAAAACATAGAGATTTCGGCTACTTTGTCAAAGGTGGCCCAGCGGACGATTGGCCACCATACAAACGAGAAAATTCTTTCATTGGTTTACTTGAGAGTGTTCACGCTGATGACGCACTCTTGGTAATGGCGATGGTGAATAAAAAATCACCCATCAAAGGCTTAACTAAAAAACTAGTAAAGGAGGCATTTCCAAACTTAATCAAAAAATAATCCATTAACTAACAAGGAGTGCGGATGACAGCAACCCAAATAGAACGGTTAAAAAAAGATTCTCGTGAAATTAATTATTACATTACGAGACTTAAGAAGAACGGAAAGGAAAGTAAAGCTCATAAACTCATGGAGAAGAGAGACTTTCTTAACCAGACTATTCAAACTTTGAACTAAGGGGGTGATCCTATCTCTTCAACCAACACGGTTGTCGTAGGTGAGATTTTGCGATTAAGAGTGAAGTATATAAATGCCATTTTACAATTTTAAAGACAAGGAATCCGGAGAGATTACAGAAGTGTCTCTCCGGATTTCCGATTTAGATCAGTATAAAACTGATAACCCAAATCTAAAACAGGTGCATCTCTCTGCGCCTGCAACCATATCCGGAACAAAATCCACAATGCGTGTCGCTGGTAAAGACTGGGAAAACCATCTTGACCGCATGAAAAAAGGCTCAGGTAGAGGGAACACAATAAACACATGAGACCACAATCAACAATGCCTCAAAAACTACGCATTGATGATCTCCTAACATTCGAACCGATCACCGCCGCACAAGAGACGGTGTATAAGTCATGGGATGAAGGGAATCATATTGTAATGGCTGGAAGTGCGGGTACGGGTAAAACCTTCTCCGCTTTATACTTGGCGTTAGAACAAGCGTTAGACAAAGGTAACCCCGTCATCGAAAGGGTGGTGGTAGTTCGTTCTATTGTACCTACCCGTGAAATAGGGTTTCTGCCTGGCAGTATCGAAGAGAAAGTAGATGCATATACAGGCCCCTATCGAGCAATCTGTTCTGAACTGTTTGACGATACGCTAGCGTATGATAAGTTGACCAAACAAAACCTCATTGAATTCTCATCCACATCTTTTCTACGTGGACTTACGTTTACCGACTGCGTGTTAGTTGTAGACGAAATGCAAAACTTGACATTCCATGAGTTGGATTCGATAATTACACGAGTGGGTCAGAACTGTAGGATTATTTTTTGTGGTGATTATTACCAGAGTGATTTTGTCAAGTCCAATGATAAAAGTGGTCTTGCGAAATTTCTTAACGTAATAGATCACCTAAATAACTTCACAACGGTGAACTTCACGTGGGCAGACATTGTACGGTCTGATTTTGTACGTGACTACATCATGACGAAAGAAATGTTAGGAGTAACAAATGATAACTGAACAAACAAAAGAAGCGATATTTGAACAATTAAAAATCGACGAAGGAGTAGAATATGTCATCTATAACGACCATCTTGGGTACGCTACCTTTGGAGTCGGTCACCTTATCAAAGAAAGTGACGAGGAACACGGAAGGCCAATTGGTACAGCAGTCAGTGAAGAAAGAGTTAGGAGTTGTTTCGATGGAGACCTTGATATTGCCATCTCAGAATGTTTCGCTCTATACGGAGAACGGGAGTTTGGTGAGTTACCCTCAGAAGTCCAGCAAGTCTTGGTTAATATGATGTTCAACATGGGACGCACACGTCTCAGTGGTTTTAAAAAATTCAATGCAGCCGTGACAGAAGGCGATTGGAAGACAGCTGCAGTGGAAGGACGTGATAGTCGTTGGTATAGACAGGTCACAAACAGGGCAGAAAGATTGATGTCCCGAATGGAACAGGTGTGAACGAAAAAGATTTTGAAAAATGGATAGAAAAAAATCCATTATTGGCAAATTGCGTCTACCCAGTTTTTTTAATTGCAGCCGCAATGTTTGTTATGTTTAGTACAACATCCATTATTAATTACACAGTTTCTTAGCAGCAAGAGGGTCTGACCGGCCATGGCTAAATACAGCCGATATGATTCCCGCAATAAAAAGCGGAATAAACATAAACAGTATTCAAAAGAAGGATACGTAAGGAAAATACATAATGTCGAAGGAAAAAGAAGGATCAGTGAAAAACTTGATATTTCAGTACATGATCCTCAACCCCGATCTGGATGAACAGAGAGGGCCTATCTTAGGACAATCACGTTCTAAGATTTATAGTGAATGTGCTAACATCTCTCGTAAATCGTTTGAGATATATGCCGATAAGATTGGTGCTGATTACTTGTATTCAGACCAAGCGGTGTATACCAAAGATGAGTATGAGAGGGACACCACAGTATGTCTCTTTGAATGTCTACGGTTAATCTACGATCCTATCTTTGATGAATACGACAACGTGTTCTTTGCGGATACTGATATTGTAGTAAACACCGATGAGAGTATCTTTGATATCCACGAGGGGGATGTGACAGGTATTCTAGAAAGTGATATCCGGACTGCCAGTGGTGGTGGATATAATGGTTGGGACTACAAAGAGAGTACCTACAACGATCAAGTCAGAAAGTTCCAACATCACGGCATACCCATCACACCCGCTATGCATCCAAACCGACCAAGTAAAATTCAGATAATGAATACTGGAGTAGTGGTTTGGTCTAAACAGGCTCGCCTACGTGCACGTAAGGTGTTTGATGATTGGAAAGAATGGTACTTTGAAGGGCCTCAGATACATATGTCCCTAATGAACGATCAACCCTACCTATCAGGTCAGTTTGTCAAACATGACTTTGACCTCAATCTAATCCTAGACCAGACATGGAATGATTCCCCGCACTATGCGACTGAAGAAGAATTCTTTGAAAAGGCTAAGATGTGTCACTACACTGGCGGTGAATGGAAGGTCGATATGATCAACCATTACAACGAAAAGAAGTTCAAAATATTTAAATAAAACGCTTGCCAAAACTCCCGATATGCACTATAATATATTAGTAAGTGGGAGTTATTATGGAAACAAGGAAAATGAGCAAAGCAGATTACGAAAAAGTAATTCTGACAGATGTTGACGGTGTACTCCTTAACTGGGGTTATGCGTTTAACATTTGGATGGAACAGCATGGACATAAGAAAGTTGAGGACGTTTATACTGTCCACAAAGCATATGGTATTGAGAAAGAAGCGAGTAAGAGACTCGTAAGACAGTTTAATGAGAGTGCAGCTATTGGGTTTTTACCACCCCTTAGAGACGCTATCCACTATGTAAGAAAACTGCATGAAGAGTATGGATACGTATTCCATGCGATTACTAGTTTGAGTCTTGATCCCCATGCGGGAGAACTCAGAACTCAAAACCTTAAAAAGTTGTTTGGAGAGACTGCGTTTGAAAAGTATGTCTACTTAGACACTGGTGCTGACAAGGACGAAGCCCTTGCGGAGTACAAGGATACTGAATACCTCTGGGTTGAAGATAAAGTAGAAAACGCATTAGCCGGAGATAAGGCCGGACTAGATAGTGTTATAATGGAACATGGTTATAACATGCATAGAAATGAATTGCCACTCATGAAAGGGTGGAAAGACATCTATGAATATCTAGAGGGTTAAATGACACGATATGTAGGATTCTCAGAGTTCTATCATGATGCGGGAGTCAGTGTTATCGAAGAAGATGGTACTGTCTCTTATGCTTCACATGCAGAACGTTGGTCAAAGAAAAAAAATGATGCGGTGATCCCAGATAAACTCTGGGATTTTGTCGGCCAAAAATCAGACGAAAAAATTTCCTTCTATGAAGATTGGGACTTGAAGTTTGGTAAGCGTGGTGGAATCAACGTAAGTGGTGGTGTCAGAGATGAGGAAAACCGCAGCCAATTTTTTGACCCTGAAGGCAGACACTTTGCAAAGTGGAAAACTGATGATGATATCGAAAAGTATACTGCCAGGGTTCCTCAACATGAATCTCTAGTATACGATGATTTTCATTTACATCACGAATCTCATTGTGCAGGCGCACTGTACACTCGCCCTTGGGACTCTATGGACGATACTGTATGTGTGTCTATAGATGGTGCTGGAGAAGTCCAGTGTTCCGTTATCATGGACTCCAAATTCAACATAATCAAAGAGTGGCACTATCCTAAGTCAATTGGGATTATCTACAGTATAGTTACAAAGGCCCTTAAACTACGTCCCTTTGAGGATGAGTATGTTGTTATGGGACTAAGTTCCTACGGAGAGGATGAGTTCTCAGATTGGATTTACGAACAGTATCACCAATTCACAGACGAAGCGCAAGAACTTATGAAGGGTATCAAGATATCCTCAGAGTATTCCGCAAGAGAAAAAATGAGAATGTCTTTCGTTCATGCACTCCACAAAAGGTGCCAAGCAACAACACCGGAGAACGCAGCCGCATCTGTACAGAAGTTTACAGAAAAGGCTATCATGGAGATCATGCGTGAGGCACGTAATCACGGATCGAAGTTAGTTTACTCCGGAGGGTGTGCACAGAATGTTGTGGTCAACAGTCTACTTCACGAACTGTTTGATGAGGTGCATATTGCACTCGCCCCCGCAGACTCAGGGTCTTCTCTTGGTGCAGCTGCCAAGACTTGGGCAGAAGAGACTGGTGGAAACAAACTAATCTGGACTCCATACATGGGGACTAATATTGACCGTGAGATCAACCCAACAGAGGTTGTAGATTACTTGTTATCAGACAAAGTATGCGGTGTTGCAAATGGACGTGCAGAGTTTGGCCCACGTGCATTAGGTAATCGATCCCTAATTGCAGATGTCCGATATGATGTCAAAGATACAGTGAACGAAATCAAACGAAGGCAGAAGTACCGACCTTTCGCCCCCGCCATTCTTGAAGAGTACGTCGATGAGTACTTTGAAGGGCCAACGAATGAATACATGCAGTTTACAGCCAAAGCGTTACATGACTATAAGTCCGTGACCCACATAGATGGAACCGCACGTGTACAGGTTGTACGTAAAGATTGTCAGTCTATATTCAGAAAGATTATAGAAGAATATTATGAGCGCACTGGAGTGCCAATGTTACTAAATACTAGCTTGAACATCCGTGGGAGACCAATGGTAGATGATGAAGCAGATGCCAAACTTTGGCAAAGTAAATATAACATAAGGGTATTCTAATGGCAGAAGAAGAAGTAAAAACGAAAGAATTCCATCCCGCAGATTCGAATGGGGACGGAAAAGTTTCCGATGAAGAACATGCAATGTTTCTTGAGTTCAAGAGAAAAGAACTTGATGACCAAGATGCGATGCGAGATGCACAACGTAACATGACATGGTTCGCCTTGTTTGGTTTATTGTTGTATCCGTTTGCGGTGGTAATTGCCTCACTTGTGGGTCTAGATCAAGCAGCAAAAACACTAGGTGATATGGCCCCTACATACTTTGTAGCGGTTGCTGGTATTGTGGCTGCATTCTTTGGTGCACAAGCATTTAGTAAAGGCAGGTAACAGGATGAAATATGGTTATGGAAAAGGTGACGTGGAGAGGAACTCCTGGCGTAGGTGATTTCATGTGGGCGCTTAACTGTGTCCACCTTCACGCCCACACCCAGAAAATAAAAGTCAACTTAGAGATGCACTGGGAACATGGCCCAGATCACTTACATCACTTCGAAGACCCCGAAACTATTATAGAAAGAATGGACTACATCCACTCGCTTTATGCGAAGAAAGATGATGTAGAGGTTTCGCACGTCTTTTATTCTGGTGATAGATATACTGATTGGAAGTATGATGATGACGTTGTGGTTGAAAATTCAATCAAAAGAATCATGCACCCGAAAGAAAGAGGTGAAGACACCAGCGATTGGAAGGCTCGTTTCTGGTTTGAGAATGGTAGATTTTCAGACGGGAAAGGTGACAGGTCTCCGGACAATGATTGGTTGTTTCGAAAAGAAGCATTCAGAGATACAGTAAGAAATAAGGTTGTAATCTGGACACCACTGTTCAATGCGGAAAAACCAAGAGACTGGAAAACTAAGTTGACAAAGCTTGATTGGGATGTTATAATACAGAAACTACGCCGAGCGGGATTAGATGTAGTTGAGTTGTGTTACAGAACTCCTGTAAGAGAAGTTGTATATCACATATCTACATGTAGACTCGTGCTTTGTTATGATGGTATGTGGCATTACGTTGCAAAGAACTTCGCTAAACCTCTTGCAGTGATCAGTAAAGAGGGAGTAACTAAATACCACACCAATCATGCAATAAGAATTAATCCTGACCACTCACCAGAACAGGTTAAACAGTTTGGTAGAGATATCTGGTGGTGGTTAAACAGACCCAATGAACTGCTGGGTCATAGTAAATACAAAGCAGTGAAATATGAAAATGAAATGAGAAGTATTATAAAATGAATAACATTAGTATTGATCGAGCCGTTATAGAGATAAACGGTGGTTGCAACTATTCATGTAGTATGTGTCCACAGGACAGAAGAACTGGTGGAAGAGATAAAAGATTCCTCGCAAAGATGGGATTGGTAGAGTTCGAAAAGAACGTAAAAGATTGTGCTCAACATGGTTTACGTGTTGTCAATCTGGAGGGTTCCGGTGAACCTACACTCAACAGAAACATGCCTGAGTACGTCAAGATTGTCAAGAAGTATGGCGCAAGTTGTTTCGCATTCTCTAATGGATTTCGAATGAAGGGTAAGTTTATGCGTGACTGCGTTGACGCAGGCCTTGACTTCTACAGATTCTCATTCATTGGATCAGACGAACAGGATTACTCTAAGTGGATGTATAATACAATCCACGGACAGTATCACGAAATTAAACAGAACATCCGTGAGATGGTCGATTACGTTAACAAAACAGGGAGTAAATGTGTTATTGCTACCTATCATCTTATCACTGATAACGATAACATTGATAAAGAGTTGGATCAATATAAAGAACTTGTGGCAGAACTTGGTATCAAAACAGAAATCTGGAAGATGCATAACTGGAGCGGAGTCTATAAACCTTCCTACGATAGAGAAGGCGGGGTCAAGAGTTGCGGTAGGCCTTTTTCTCCTGATGTTGTCATACGAGCAGGCGGGTTAGATGGTAAGTCTGGCGCAGTCGCACCTTGTTGTCAAGTATTAGGACAAGACGAAGAGGCGGTTCTGGGTCACACTTCTGAGAATACAATCGAAGAGGTCATTCGTGGCCCTGAGTACTCTGCGTTACGTGAGGGTCACCGAACAGGTAACTATCCGGATTACTGTAAGTCTTGTGACTTCTTAATTGATGATCCTGAAGTATTAGTTTGGACAAACCATGAGAGAGACCTATATAAGATGCATGGTACAGATTTCGATCTGAATGACTATCGGGAGATAACATGAAAAAAATAGTAGAATGGTTAAAGACCTTATTCCTTGAAGAGTACGAACTGACCGTATGGTATAAAGGCGGTACAGATTTCGATCCAAAGACTACTAAAAGAGTCTACAGGATGAAGTCTATTTCAAAGAAAACACAAACACATTTTAAGGGTACACAGACTAGTGGTAAGTCTCTTGAAATCAAAACAACAACACCCTTTGATTATCAGATAGAGAAACTATATTAATGAGACGAATGATCTATCAGGTTGCCGTAGGCAAGCCTTCTAAATTATACGAACATTGTATTGAAAGTGTTTCTTATTATTGCCAAAAGCATGATATTGTACATTATACGCAACGTTCTCCGGTGTATCGTATTGCACCCGATCCATTTAACATGAATCGATCACGTGAGTCTTTTGAGAAGTATGGTGGTTATCTACCTATCTTTGAGAAAGAAGTGGCCTTTGATTACCTACCCAACTACGATCAGATTGCAATCATAGATGCAGACATCTACATCAAACCGGACGCACCAAATATCTTTGAAGACTTTGGAACGGAACATGCCTTCGGGGCTGTCTGTGAACGTGACATGGATATTGAACCTTGGTATGTAAACAAGATACAGAACTACTCAATGATGCAGTATGGACACTTGCATACAAACAAGATTGACTTCAGACCGGATCAACATGGATTTGAGTTCTTCAATATGGGTATGATACTTTTAAATTCTGAGAGTTTCCTACCATTTTTGAAGGGACAGTCTGGTAAACAATTTATTGAACGTTCAGAGTTCAAAGACTTTGTTGACGGTAAAGGTGCATGGAAGTGGTCTACCGATCAGACACTACTGAACTATTTTCTAAAGAAGTATAAAGTACCTGTTCGACATATGAATCCTAAGTGGAATGGATTGTATACTGCTGTAAAAAACTTAGATAACTGTGAGTTCATTCACTTCTTCCTGAAGGACAAGTTGCCTGACGGGGGAGAAAACATTAAAGAGTTAATGCGTGGACTATGAAACCCAAAGTAAAATTTGCATTACAGTACCCGTCTGGTGCTGGGGGTATGTTTCTTACTGAGTTAATTTATCCCACTACTGAAGATGAATCTGGTAAGTGGCCAACTAATCCTGGCTGTATGAGAAATGTAATCTGGAACGAGTACGGTGGGTCTCTTCACTGTCGCCAAGTTGATGGGACTACTGAACCCCTAGAGGTAGACGATAGAACTATCTTGGTTGCAAAACAAAACATAGAAAACTATCTACCCCACTACGATGTGCCTATCACATATGTCATCGACGCAAGTGATGATGACTCATTTGAATACACCCTAGAACTTATGTTCATAAAAAAATGGTTGTCCCCAAGAATGAGTATGTCTGAGGATGACCGCAAGTTGATTGACGATTCTGGTGTAGAGGTTCCTCATAATATTGTTGACAAGTATAGTCTTGCAGTGTTACAATACGTGAAACATGGCAGAGATGAATGGTCTCTAGAACGTAACATCTATGGATATAGAAACGCCTGGCTTAAAGACGGGAAAGAAAAACGACCCGCTGAAGTATGGGTGAAGAACCAGTACAGGAATCTAGTCATCAACCATGAAGAGATTGGGAAACATAGTAAGTTACAGATAATAAACTATGCGGATTTGTTTCTATATGGATTACCGACAGAGACAATCTTTGATAAGTATGAACAGGAGATACAAGAGTATCGAAAAAGAAATGATGAAATTCTCATGATGTTTGAGAAAGAAATTGTTATAAATAGCACAAGGTGACTATCTATATTAAGAGTGTGAAATTAAAGGAGAACCCTATGCAACAACCTAAAGATTTTGTGAATCAACTTCGCAAAGAAAACCAAGCGCTTTTCGAAGCGTCTAAAATGAACGTCAAAGCCTACTTCGAAGGTGACCTACCCGAAGAAGAAATGGTTGATCACTTCATTGGCCGTATGGTTAATGAAAGAATGAACATGACAGAAATCTCTGCACAGATCGCCAAGGTAGACGATAATGCAGACCCTAAAGAACTTGAACTTCTAACCAGACAAGCAGCTGATGAAGCAAAGCACTATCGTATGGTTAAAGAAGTAATCGAGCACATTAAGGGTGAAAAGATTGATGTTGCTGCAGCGCTTGAAGCAGAACGTCAAGCAGGCACAGCAAAAGGTGCAACACTTCTAGAGAAGTACGATGCGGAAAATGATGAAGCAGTTCTTGCTGCTTATCAGTTAGTTGCGGAAGGACGTGCGGAAGCAGTCTGGAATCAAATGGCAGATACGATCAAGGATGAATTTATTTCTACTCGTTATCGTACAATCGCAAAGGATGAAGGTTTCCATTCCTCTATTGGTGGATGGAAGTTGCGTAAACTTGCAACAGATGAAAAAACACAATCACGTGTTAAATCAGTTGTTGAAAATATGCGTAAAGACCTTTTCGAAATCTCGTGTTCAAACACGGTAGAAGCGAACGGATCAAGAGAACTAGTAAACGAAGCCTACGGCTGGTAATAGATTATGAAAATTGGACTGACTCAAAGAGTAGTCCTTTATTCGGAACGATCTGGAATCACGGGTGACTTCACTGATCATGGGTGGTATGATTCACCTCTGACCAAAGGTCACACGTTGATTCCTGTTCCGAACAGAAAGGACTTAGATTATGACGGACTTGCTGAAGAGTTAGACCTTCTGATCATAACTGGTGGTAGGAACGAAGACATTCGTGTCATCACCGAAACCGAAATAGCAACCTCAATGGTATCAATGGGCAAACCTGTTCTGGGTATTTGTCATGGTGCCTTCTTACTTACCCACATTTTGCGTGGTCAAGTTGACGGTGATAAAGAAAAACACTTCTTCTCAGAACATACCAACTACTATGAAACACAAGGTAGAGAAGTTGCGGTCAATAGTTTTCATACCGTCTTCATAAAGGAAAAACCGCCTGGCGCACAGATTCTCTGTACTGATCCCGAAGGAGACTGCGAGTCTTGGATCAAGGATAACATCTGTGCTATAGTATGGCATCCAGAAAGAATGGATGTTCCATTTGTACCAGATGAAATTCTAGAAGCTACAGGACTAACATTATGATGAACGATCTATCGCACAACTCAGTTACAAATGTCACAAACCTTTGGCAATATCAAGTTCATGTCTGGAAGGGTATACATGAAAGTGTACCAATACCTGAACATGAAGGGACAAGATACCTTCTATCTTTAGATACATCAATCCGTACTGATAAAGTTACTGTGGGTGGTATGACATGTAATGCATTACAAACCAACTGTAAGAACCTTTGGGCAAAAATGCATAACGGAACATCTACTCTTGTTGATATTAGGTTTTCAGGGTTGAACCTAAACGAAGACACTGTTTATGTCACAGACGGTATAACGACAGGAAACTTGTCTTACATGGATGGTGGCACTAATAGTAACGCAATCAGTCCGCCTCGTGCGGGACTGCCTGTTGTCAACTATGCACACTTTCCAGCAAACATGTCTCAAACCCTACACACTCACCCTAGTCAAAGAATCGGTTTGATTCTAAATGGTTATGGTGAAATTGAATTAGATAATCACAAACACTTTCAGATTGCGAAAGGTTCTGTCTTTTTTATGGAACGTAATACATTACACAATTTCATAACACATGACGAAGACGTAACCCTTTTCGTGTTTGCCCCCGACTCCGGAACAGGGCCAACAGATGAAGTGAATCCTTTGAAGGTACGTACTTATGTCGGACAACAACGATAAAAAACTTATTATTATAACAGGCCCACAGGGTTCTGGTAATCACCTCTTCAGTAAAATATTCAATGTCCATCCGGATGTAAATGGATGGGACTTTGGAGACAAGTATTGGATTCCCAGTGACGAAGAACCATTCGCTGAATGTTGGGTAGACCCATCTAAAACAAAAGAGAAACTTACCGGACGTTACATGGTAGCGAACGTTAGTGTGCCTTTCGTATATGATGGTGTACGTCAAGTTCCTAAGATACAGGAAGTGGTGGACGAAGCGAAAGAAGCTGGTTATGCGGTTACTGTTGCGATTGTTTGTAGGGATGTAAACATCAATGCACTGCAACAGAAGAGAGTTCGATTTGAGATCACTCTGGGACAAGCGATGGATTACTATCGCAACCTAAAAGTTGAACGTGCATTTCTATCACACGAGTCGTTGTACCTTCACAAATGCATGTACCTGAAGTGGTTGTCTACGATACTAGACTTCCCTATTGCGTTTTCGGACAAACAAGTGTTTGCTCATCTAGACGAAGATCAGAATAGCAAGTACGTTAGATACGTAGAAGAACACTGGTTGGATCAACAAGTTTGGGACGGATTAAGGCCTAAAAGTGAAAGATAACTATGTTCTAATGACAGGTGCGCCTGGCAGTAGATGGAGTAGTGTGGCGAATAGTCTTATGCGATGCGTGGACTTTGACATCACTGACAAGTCATCTGATCGAGCTTATAAACACCACAATGGTTTATTACATTCGGGTTCATACTTTGACCCCGGCATGGAGTTTGAGTTTGAAAAGGATCAGTGGGACTTACCCTTTAATTCTTATCATGACCAGTGTAAACAACGTCTCATCAAGTCACACACTCTTGCGACTCAGTTAGATAACTATAAGAAGTATCCTATTGTTTTGGTAGTAAGAAATGACTGGGAGTGTTTTGATTGGTGGATGGAATGTGGAGGGTTTGATATTCAGTACCCCAACTACCAGTGGTATAAGAATCCAGACAATATGTTTTCACAGATTCAAAGGCAAAATAAAGCTATTAATCAATTCATATATAATAACACGAACAAAATAGTTAAATGTACAACTAACAGGGGAACCATGAAGGCATTAGGTCTAAGTGATTATGGAATGTCTGATCCCGCTGTTATTGATAATTACAATGAGAGGGATATTTGTGTCTATGTTTACAAATCCACACCGTGAGTTTTTAGAAGATTACTTCACGAATACATGGCCTACTTCACGTACCGCTGGTTTTGATCGATACTATTGGACAGGTTTTAAACTGATTGATGAAATCTCAAAAGAAGAAAGAATACTTGATGTCGGTTGTGGAGTTAATCCTCTTAAGCGTCATCTTCCTAATCTGCATGGTATCGATATCACCGATATAGGTGCGGATGAAGTTATTGCAATAGAAGACTTTGAAGTATTTGGTGCGCCCTATGAAGATCATTTTGATGTGGCTCTTTGTCTGGGTAGTTTGAATTTTGGTGATAGAGATTTAATAAGATTGCAATGTCAGAAAGTTGCAGAAGCATTAAAACCCAAAGCAAGAGTTTACTGGAGATGTAATCCAGGCCATCGTGATCACGGTAACAACAGAGTTGGGGAAGTTCCTTTCTTCAATTGGACTATTGAAGATCATTTAGAATTTGCAAAAGAAAATGGGTTTAGAGTGACAGAGTTCATGCCCGACGAAAATAGGATGTATGTGAAATGGGAACGTTAAGAAATTTATTTGATAAGTATGACTGCGACAAGGGGACTAAAAAACATAAGTATGACCGTTGTTACGAACACTACATGGAAGATCGTCGATACGATCAAGTCAACATCCTTGAGGTTGGATGTTTCAGGGGAGAGAGTACCGAAGCTTTCCTAGAGTATTTCCCTCACGCAACTATCTACACAATTGATATCTTTGAGAGACATCAAGCATCAACCATTGATGTACTGAAAGATGAAAGAGTCAAGTGGATGAAACATGACAGTACTCATGCCGCTCTTGCTATGAAAATAAGAAGAGAGTGGGGGGATATCAAGTTTGACTTTATCATTGATGATGGTGCACACTGGCCCGAAGCAAACAGAAAAACATTTGAAAATCTTATTGACTTACTAGACCAAGATGGTGTATACTTCATTGAAGACGTTTGGATGTTAGACCGCATGAAGTCTAATCCTTGGACAGATGCAAGACCACATCTATACTCTATGCCTGAACACGTCCGATTCATGAACACGGTTGAGAAGTATGACTTAAAACATTACGACTATCGCACCACCAAGATTAAAGGTTTCGGTGCATATCCGGACAGTTATATACTGAGAATCAAACATGGATAGTCCAAGGATATTCATCCACATCCCTAAGAACGGTGGGATGACTATACGTAGGAACCCAGATTTACGCAAACAGATTATTGTATGTACTCCTGATATACACAGAACTAGAGAGTACACAAAAGGCCTAGAAGAAAAGATGAGAAGTGTTGGCGATGTCATGGGGTATGAACATGCACGTTGGCAAGACTTGAAGAAAGAGGTTCGTCAAGGATATAAATCATTTGCAATTGTACGTAATCCGTGGTCACGTGTAGTATCTCGTTACTGGTTTGCGAAGAAAGTTATTGAGGTTGAAAAAAGTTCAGATCACTACGGTGAACATGGGTATGCAGACATTTCATCATTTGAAGCGTTTCTAGAAGAACGTCATAAGTGGGGTGGTGTTGATTATATGTGGCATCGTGCAGTACGTGGATGGTATCCAGCCAAAGATCATGTGGTCGATAAGTTTGGAACCGTACAAAGTGACATACTTCGATTTGAGAACTACAACGAAGACATAAAAGATTATATGGGTATTCTGTTTAATCCAGAACCCCGCAATGTTACAAACCTACATAAAGGAACCTATCAAGACATGTACACCGATAAAACCATTCAGATTATTGCTGATTGGTATAAGGATGACATAGATGAATGGGGTTTTGATTTTGACACTGGAGCGCAGAAAAATTACTGGAATGGACGTGGTTGAGGCTATTGAGATGGCGAACAAGGTAGAAAGTCCTAAACCAACTCAGACGGATTTGAATGGTAATCTTTTTATCAAAGCAATAATCATCTCATTGACCGATGATGGAGCAGCGACACATAGTACCAGACGATTGTTGAAGAGTATTCGTAATACTCATTCGTATATCAATCCTCTCGTGATGGATGCGTCCACGCCTGACACTGCAAGGGATGGATTGATATCCATATCTCACCGTGACTTTTCAAGTGCAAGGTGGACTTGGCCTATAGAAGATCGTGCAAATGGTCTTGACATTGCTACGGGGTTGTACCGAAAGAAGTATGAAGCGGGTGACCATCGTAAAGTAATCGCATGTATGGTCTCGCACATGCGGGCGTGGCAACATTGTATTGACATGAACGAACCTATCATGGTTCTAGAACAAGACGCATTGTTTATTCGACAGTTCCGATGGGATCAGATTGGAAATCCTAGACCACTACCTATTGATGAGGAGTGGTGGAACAGATGGTTAGACACTAGAGAGATGTCAGTTCTCCCGTGGGATATTAAAGATAAGTGGAAGAATATGCACGAATCTTGTAAACAAAAACCAGAAGGCAAATTCTCCGGAGGTATCCTTGGACTCAATAGTCCTATTGGTGCCACACGTAAGTCATCTATCTTCCATGGCAAATTGTTTGGTAAACATGGATTTCACAAAGTTCCTTCCGTGGACACCATTGGAGACGATCCCTTACCACAAGGTCTAGCGGGAAACTCTGCGTACATCATCAAACCTTGGGCTGCTAAGAAACTACTAGATAAAGTAGACGAAATAGGAATGTGGCCTAATGACGCATTAATGTGTAAACAATTCTTCCCTTGGATGCAAGTGATATGGCCTTACTACACAGTAGTTCAAGGTGGGCCTTCCTCGACAACAGGATAACATAATGAAAAACTTTGTAATTGGTATAGTTGATAATCCAAAATCAGTTACGGCTGCAGAACGTTGTATGCGGTCTGGTGAAAAGTATGGATCAGAAATCAACATGTTCAAGGCAATCACACCAAAAGATGATCCTGTGAAGATTGCGGAGAGAGAAGGAATTAACATAAAAGGTTTCGAAGAGGTTTACTCTCGTTTTGAAAACTGTCTATCTGCCTTCCTATCTCACTATACATTGTGGAAACGATGCTTGATGTCAAAAGAAGTTTATACCATATTTGAACATGATGCCTTTCTGGAGGATGCAATTCCAAACAAACCATTTACTGGTGTGATGAACATAGGAAAACCTTCTTACGGTAAATGGAACATACCTAATCACCTTGGAGTGGGCCCGCTGACCACCAAACAATATTTTCCCGGCGCACATGCCTATCAGGTAGAACCTAAAGGTGCTAGTGCGTTGATTAATATTGCAAGAGACAATCGTGCAAAACCTACAGATGTATTTTTACATCTTGACACTTTCCCTTGGTTGCAAGAACACTACCCCTTTATTGCTAAGGCTGATGATTCCTTTACGACAATTCAAGTAGAACGAGGGTGTTTAGCAAAGCATAACTATAACGAAGATTATAAAATTGAGAATATAAAATGAAATTAGATAAATTATTTATTACGGGGTGTGATGTCAACACAGAGTGGCAATTACCTTGGTTCTGGGAAAACTATAAGGAGTATAACGACACTCCTTTGTTGGTAATGGATTTTGGTATGTCCAAAGACATGCGTGTCTGGGTCGAAGAAAATATCCATGAATGTGTAGATGTTCTCACACAGGCTGAGGGTTGGTTCAAGAAACCTTCTGCGATGTTACGTGCATGTGAAGAATCCAAAAAGGTTTGTTGGTTAGATACCGACTGTCAAGTGTTTGGAGATATCTCACCTATCTTCGATCTTACTGTACCCTTTAAGATTGGTATGGTAGAGGACAGACCGTGGACAAAGAGACGTGGTGAGCATGGTGCGTGGTATAATTCAGGTGTCGTTGTTTGGGAGGGTAAACCAAACATCCTACGTGCATGGGCAGAACAGTGTATCAATGATGGATGGGTAGGTGACCAAGAAACTCTCTATGCAATGATGGGTGGTGATGAGATCATGAAGATGTCAATCATCGAACCGTTACCACATAAATACAATACGTTACGACTAGATTATGTAGATGGTATTGCGGTTAAGAGTCCTCTTATTGTCCATCATACTGGTAATAAAGGAAAAGAAGTTATAAAGGAGCAAATGGATGTTTAGTAAAGTCTTATTTGGGATCATCCTTGCAATGGGTCTTGGTGGGTATGTTTATTTCAAAACAACTCAAGGCACTATTCAAGAGATGCAGGCCCAACTACAAACTCAGGCGGGAGTCATATCCGCATTCGAAACTCGACAGGCGGAACAAGTCCGTACTATCGAAGCACTTCAGACTAATCTGAAGAAAACCACCGAAGCACTCAATACCATGAGTACTCGTAATGCAGAGATTGAAGCGGAAGCGCAACGGTATCTGGCAATCTTCGCAAGACACGATCTATCTAGATTGGCAGCTGCGAAGCCGGGATTAATTGAAACACGTATAAACAAGGGGACAAAAGATGTATTCAGAACGATTGAAAACGATACTGCTGTTATCGACAGCATTGATGATTAGTGGATGTTCTACTCTGTCTATCCCTTGGGGAAAGAACGAACCACCTAAACCAATACCTGTAGAAATTCGTACTGTAGAGGTACAAATCCCGATCACACATCCACAGATGCCACGTGCAATCGCATTGAAAGACCCACAGTGGTATGTTGTATCTGATAAAAACATCGAAACTTTTCTTGAGGATATCAAGAAGAGACATCAAGGACAATTAGTCTTTACAGCGATGTCGGTTGGTGACTATGAACTCATGGCATACAATATGCAAGAAATTCGTAGATACATTAATCAATTAAAGGAAGTAGTAGTTTACTACCGTACTATTAACTCAGAGGAAGAACAGGTAGATGAAAAGGAGGAAGGAAAAAAAGATGAAGAATCTAAGTCTAATTGAAGCTCTAGTAAAAAGACTAGAAGGTGAGATTGCAATAGCAAAAGCAAACACTGAAGTTTACTTAACTAGTTCTGTTGGTATTGGGGAACATCCTGATATCGTCGAGGCCATTGAAACTCAAATAACTAAAATTGCCGAGGCAGAAGAAAAGATTGAAACAATCAAAAAACATTTTCTGACAGACGGTGAGGGGGGTACTTGGAGTGTTTGAGTATCCAGTAAAAATTGTACGTGTTGTAGACGGAGACACGGTTGACGTAGATATCGATTTAGGATTCGGTATTTGGATTCACAAGGAACGCATTCGCCTTCTTGGAATCGATACACCAGAATCACGTACTCGTGATAAAGTGGAGAAGGTTTTTGGTAAACTTGCTGGAAAGTTTCTTAAAGAGTCTCTAGGTAAGACATCTGTTTTGAGAACAAGTAAAGACAAGGCTGGTAAGTTTGGTCGGATACTTGGTGAATTCATTGTAGATGGGAAAAATATAAATCAAATAATGATTGACAAGAGACTCGCAGTAAGGTATCATGGTCAGTCAAAAGATGATGTTGAAGATGAACATCTAAAGAATCGTGAATACTTAATTGAGAAGGGTATCGTTACGCTATGAGAGTAAATGTTCTGGGAAATGGCGATCACGCCTATATGTTTGAGCGTGGTCAGCCAGGCAAGTTGTTAATATGCAACATGCCTCCATTCGAAATTCCTAAAAAAGAAGTACATGCTACCTGTATGGTTGACTTCAAAATGATGAAGGCACTTGCCGATGGGTTGGTAAAACTTGACATGTATGATTGGGTTCTTGGTACAAGACCAAGACGATGGATGGAAATGCAACCAAACTTCTACTTGAAGTATTCCCAGAACATTAAAGGATTCCATCAACACATTCCTTCTTACGCACAGTTGCCTGGCCAAACCGAAGGACAGGCAGCAACAAATTATTCCTGTGGTCATATGGCAGTTGACTATGCCTGTCGAACCATGAGGGCTGACGAGGTACACATCTATGGATTCGATTCTATATTTGACATGTCTCTTCTGAGTTCTACTGATTTGATCTTAGAGAGTGATAGGGGTACACAAAATACCTACAGACTCGCAAACAATTGGCGTCCTATCTGGACTCACATGTTCACAGAATTTAAGGGTGTAAACTTTTATTTGTACCATTCTCATAATAAAATTAAGATAAATATACCCGATAATGTTTCTATCATAACAGGAGAAAAGTAATGTGGAACTCATTTAAACGAGAATCAACCAGACTCGCTAAGGGTACATGGGATGATATTAAGACCGTATGGACTGTATATCCAAACGTAGTTATTTTATTTGGTTTGGCTTGGTTGGTGGCCCTTTTTATATAAATAACTTTATATAACTCAGACTGGGACAACAATGCAATCCTTTAACTCTTTTTTGCATGAAGAGATTTTGTATGCTTCGCAAGAGGCAGAAACTCTTCTAGAAAAACTCATTACCTTTGGCGGTCAAGCCTATCCCAACTACGGACACATTGTTCTTATGGCGGGTGGTGCTGGCTCTGGTAAAGGATTTGTTTTAAGTAATCTAGTCGGTCTGGAAGGCAAAGTTTTTGATGTTGATGAACTAAAAACATTAGCATCAAAGACTCCTGCTATTAAGAGACGTGTCGCCACAGAACTTGGTGTAGACATCGAAGACCTTTCCAAGAATCTTAAAGACCCTAAGAATGTAGAGAAGCTTCACGATATCATGGGCAATTTTCTAAAAATCGATCAACGTAAAGAACGAGCGTTTTACCGTGGTGTTCTTGCTGCTCCAGAAGATCGTAAACCCAACATTATCTTTGACATGACACTCAAGTCACTAGACAAGTTAGAGAAGATTGCAAAGGATGCTTCGAAGTTAGGTTACGACAAGAAGAACATCCATATCGTATGGGTAGTGAACGACATCGAAGTTGCACAAGCACAGAATGCCAAACGTGCACGTACAGTTCCTTCAGAGATTCTAATCAACACTCACCGTGGTGCCGCAAACACTATGGGCGACATCATCAACATGGGCACTAGGTTGAAAAGATACATGGACGGAGACATCGTGTTCGCATTCAACAAGGTTGGTGTTGATGCAAAACTAGTCAAGTCAGGCAAGGGTGGTTCGTATGTTAAAGATGCAAACTACTTCTATGTCAAACGTTCCGGTAAGAATCCTCTTAGTATAGAGAAACTAGATAAGTCGATTCGTCAGAAGATCAAAGCATACGTTCCGAAGAACGTAGACTGGGATTAAATCTGATACGCACTGATACCTTTTGAAACCCATTTGAAATGGGTTGATCTTCCAGTAATAACGTCCTCATCCCATTCTGCACGTGTAGAGAATGCCTTAACTATTTGAGGACTAATATCGAGTTTGTTCTCTCTGTTTGAGAATCTAAGTTCATCGTCTTCACCTTGAATGTCAACATCAAGTAAAATTGTATCTGGTCTAATGGCTGAACCTAAACGCTCTGCAACATAACTTGTATCAAACGTAGTATCATCATACTTCTTAGGAACATACGTGAACACTACAACATCAAATTGTCGAGCAGGAGTCTCTGTTAGTTTCCAAGATGTTGATCCAAACTTGAACTGTTTGTTGCATGTGAGTTTTGTTATGTTGAATCGATCATAGACATCATGTATTGCACCTTGGTGTCTAGACTCAGGTGGTTCCACGACAGTGACATTCATGTTATAGGGATATTGGTCAGCAATGACTGGGTGAAATTGTGAGGCAATCTCATACTTAACAATCTGAGAAATCTCTCTTGAATCGTAAGGAATACCATCTTTGTTATAGACCAAGTTGGTTTCACTGTGATTGTCCATCAACCAGTTAAGTTGTCTGCCTTGATCGTAGTAACCAACAAACAATACTTCTAAAGGACGATCATGATCCGCTGATGACTGGAGACCCTGAATTGTGTTACATGTAATAGGAGAACGAGTCAGTACAGTGTTTTTGATAACATCTGAATCTATGATTAAGCCGGGTTCATGGTTTAGTTTGTGTGACTTGATAGCACCTATAGCTGGTGCGATTATCTCATTCTTAGTCTCGTGATGAATCATGACGGAATTGACAACACCGTCTTCCGCAACACCCTGAACAATAAATTCTGATTTGTTCTTATATTTCATGGTTATCCCTTGTATATTTTTTGAATATGGTCTTCAAACTGTTCAATCTTCTCTAATCGATTAGGCCAAAGTATATATTCTTTCTCTGGGTTCTGTTTTAGGTTGTTCAATAGGGGTTGAACCGCATTAAACAACTTATCCAACTTTTCTTTAGTGGATATGACCGCAGTTGTATTTAGAGACAAAGTTTCGTTTGCCTTCTGTACGACCTCAAGTTCTTCCTCATCTACAATGGTGAACCCAAAATCAAATAGATCGTCACTCATATTTATATCCGTTTATAAATTAATTTATCTTTTTTCTATTTATACGCTTGACAAGCTGTGCCGATTATGGTAGCCTATACTTGTATTTGAAATGAGAGAGGTAAATATGTTAAAAGTATATCAATTTGAACTGTCCACGGAAGAGGGTGACCTCGTGAATTCTAAAGGATGGACTGCATCACCCAAGACCACAGCTTACGCCGATAAAGGTTTTAAAGGGTATCAATCCGGTACTGCTGAGTACTATAAGTATGTAGCGAATGTCTACACAAACGATCTGGAGGAGTCTTTCAGATTGATGAACCTCTGGGAGGACTACTCCCTAGTCAAGTTCGTAAACAACGAGAGACCGTACTCTATGTCGGTTGGTGACGTTGTTGAGACCGAAGATGGAGAATTCTATGCCGTAGCAGGTTGTGGATTCGACAAAATTAACCCGAATGAGTTCGCCTCATTCACAACACAGGAGAAATATGCCACAAGTAACGCCTAGAAAAACTGGATATAAAGGCCAGTACACCGAAGACTTCAACAAGATGTTGAATAGATTCAAGAGAGCCTGCAACAAAGCAGGTGTCGTACAGGAAGTTAAGAAGAGACAATACTACGTTAAACCTAACGAAGTTAAGAATCAACTTAACAGTAAAATCAAAAGAAATAAGAAACTTGCGAAATTCAAAGCCCAGAACGAGGGTAGAAGAAAGGCGAGTTGGGAGTTATATTAATGCTTCATGGTTCTATGAGACACTACCCCAACGGTAGGAAGAAGAAGTACAACGCTTGGTCTAAGAAGAAGCGGAGTACACCGGAGTTCAAAGAATTGAAGGTAGAACCCAGTTTCCGGAGAGAGACCCCAAATTACCCGTCTCACGAGATCACACCCTACTCACCAGAGCAGGATACCTCATACAAGAATCGGGAGTCTAAGAACTTTACTGTTGCGCCAGCCTACAATAAGGGTGCGTATCAGGTTATTCCAAAAAGTGATATAAAACACATTGGTAAATAACAAAATGTTCTAAAGAAAACGCTTGCCTTTAGAACAAGAATACCGTATAATGGGTATATAAATTGATGAGAGAGGTGAATTTATGACACTATCCTATGACTGCGTTAGTCAAAACTTCCCCGCTTGTGCGGGTATGACGGTGGGAAGCACCGTTATCGTGCGGGATGTCCCCGCTTCATCTAATCCTACTGGTGTTGCAACCCTTGAGGTTGTTCGTCTCACTGAAGCGTACTGTACGGTACGGGAGGTCTAATGGCTAAGTACAATAAAGAAGCTGTTGAGAAAGAGATCAAAAAGGATCGTCGAATCAAAGGCAAAGAAGCTAAACTAATCCACGCCCTTCTAAAGGGTCGCAATCGATAAAACCTATGAAAGATTGGGTAATAATCGAAAAAAACAATGATAAAAGTGTTGCCATTGAGCCCCAAATAGGGGATAATATACCTGTTGAATTGATTGAGGATTACATTATGATGGAAGTGGTGATCGAAGGCCGTGTCAAAAACAAGGTTATTGTTGGTTACTTTATCAATAAGTTAATCATGGGTTTAGGTTTGAGCCGTTTACGTAAACCAGTGATCATCGTCAAGTTCAAAACAAACTGCGAAGGTGGTGCGATGGGTCTTTGTGACGGTGTTCAGGGTGAGTATGCGGAAATCCATATTGCTCGTCAATGTTCTATCAGCGGCCGCAAGATCGGGTTTATTGAGATGATGCAGACTCTTGCTCATGAGATGGTTCACGCAAAGCAGTTCTTACGTGGCGAACTTTATAACGAAGGTGGTTGGGCTTGGAAAGGTCGCAAAGCGGACGGTTACGAGTATGAGAACCAACCTTGGGAAAAGGAAGCGTACAAGTTGGAGGGTGAGTTGTTCATGGAACACTTCCCACACTTTGCTTCTTTCAACAACTAATGAAGAGGTTAACAGGAATGGAATACGACTCTTATCTGAGAGAGATGTATATTGAGAATTGTGAAGAGCGGGACACATGGGGAGACGGTAGACTGTCTTTCGATGAGTTCCTTAAACGCAATGGTGAATGGTTGAAAAGACATTATGAAGAAAGTCAAAAACAAAACACCGAACCCCGTGGCTAAAAACATGGAGAAGTTCAATCGGCCTGTTACTCATGTTGATCGTAAGAAACGTGAGAAGGAAGGCTATAAAAAACATAAAGGGGAGGAACCCAATGGGTAAAGTGATACCGTTTCCGGTAAAGGAAGTTGAAGAAAAAGTTGATGAGATATTAGATCAAGCAAAACGAATTTGCGAACAGGCTGATCGAATCAACGAACAGACAGAAGCAATACTTGCTTTGTTTGAAAAGCAGAGTGAGGATTGTGAATGAATATCTTTGGAATTGAATACGATCCGGAAAGGAAGAATCCTTTTCCGGAAGCTGTGGAATCTGCGGTAGCACAATGCGATAAACATATCGTCAAGATGCCGCTCGAAAGCGCTCAGATGTTGTGCAGCGTTCATAGAATTTTGGATGGTGATGAAGGTAACGAAGACCTTTACAAGATAGCTCATCCTAAACATCCATCTACCCTATGGACTATGGAGACTATGGGGAACTATAACTGGCACTACGCACACTGGGTTGCGCTGTGCGAGGAGTATACCTACCGCTATGGTAAGGTACATCTTTCCGAGAAAAAGTTTCGTGCACGTCTGTGTGTCCCGCCTATCAACATTCCTAGAGGTACTGTGACACCATTCCGACTTGCATTTAAAGAACACCCCGAATGTATTGTTGAAGGTGATCCTGTACAATCATATCGGAATTTTTATCAGACCAAACAGGATAGGTTCAATATGGTCTGGACAAAAAGACAAGCGCCGTCATGGTTTCGCTTGACAACTCAAGGAGCATAAGTATATAATGGACGAACATTTTAAAGCTAAGAGGTACGCAATGATTCGAAGAGCTGCACAGAAGGTTCAACAACGTCAACAGTCTCAACGTAGACAGATGATGATGAAGAAAAAGGTAGACAAGGCTATTGAAGTCTTGGATGACCAAACTGAAATGCACTGGCCGGATACGGATCGATATCTTGATGCACACTATGGTGACCGTTTCAAAGGAGAAAATAATGGTTGATTTAAGTCGAGATGAAATGTTAGATATGTTACGTGAAGGCGTAGTATCTCTTTCATTTGAAAAAGTGAAAGACGGTTTAGTTCGTGAAATGAAAGCGACACTGAACATGTCTTCAATTCCTGAAGAAAAAATGCCTAAGTCTGGATCAGTAGATCAGGCAGTAGGTGGAGATACGACTCTACGTGTTTTTGATACTGATATTCAAGAATGGCGTAGTTTTCGTATAGATAAACTTTTAAGCTTTGGTTAAAAGAAGAATGACAAAAGGACAGAAGGCAGCGGAAACTCGCCGTAAAAAGCAAAACGCTGCCATGAAAGAGTTGGGATACGAGCGCAAGAAAATTAAACGCAAACGTAAACCTATGACTCCAGAACAGAAAGAGGCTGCGATTGAACGTCTTGCAAAAGCACGTGCCGCTCGTGGCGCTACTGGTCTCAAATCTGTCCATCATTCACTGAGAGATTTACCTGACGATCATTGGTTACACCCATTGAAAGTTAAAGAGTGGATCAAAGATAATGAGATGAAGTTGAAGGGGATGTCCAGTCTAAAGCATTCCAACAATTCCAAAGAAAGGGGTGAGTATAACGATCTCTTCAATTACGTCAAAAACATGAAGAACTACCTGTCCACTGGACATTGGAGTGACTTCCGTTATGGGGCCAATATGGAATCCAAAGTGCAACGTGTTTGTGTTGCAATGGCCTACTACCCTGACGGTACTCCTAAAAGAACTTTCGGAGTTTGGTATCCGGATATAGCACAGGTGTGGTCAAAAGAACTTGAGGTAATTTGGTATGGCGAAAACTATCAACCCAACAGAATCGGAACAAAAGAACTTCCTGACGAAGAAGAACTTTTCGAAGATGGTGGAATCGGAAGTGATGAAGACGGGGATGAACTATATTGATTCTATAGTACATCTCTGTGAAAAAAACAACATTGAAGTAGAGGATATTAAAAAGTATCTGAACGATTCAATCAAAGAAAACTTAGAGGTAGAGGCGATGGGTCTCAACTTCATTAAAAACACAACGAGCACTCTCGATGTCTAACTATGACTTCGAACCCCTTAAGGCCAACATACTAACTTCCGATCAATGTGAAGAGTTGGTGGAGTATGATGCGCCTTGGGTTTCTTCGCATGTTAGTGATGGATCAAGTGAATCCATATATGTCGAACAGGCAAAAACTGGCAAAAAGGCCAGTACAGAGAAACTGACTACTGCATTAGGTTCTGAGTTTAGGAAGAGTAAAAATAAAGCAATTACAACAGCTGAAATACCTGATATTGTAAGTCCAATAAACGAGTTTGCTAGTCGTTCAATTGATCCTGATATTAAAGTTATAGATATAAACTATGTGCGTTATGTTGAGGGTGATATCTTTTCCCCACACACAGATGATCAGAAGACTATCGATTCTTCAGGACAACATACGCTTCGGAGGGTAACTTCCGTCACCATGTTGGATCATTCTGAAGACCTCAAAGGGGGTAAACTAGTTGTGTGGAGAAAAGGACTGGCTCATGAAATTGTACTAGAGTCGGGAGAAACAGTATTTTTTCCGTCACACTTTCTACATGAGGTGACAAAGATTCGGTCTGGTTACCGTGAGGTTTTGGTTGTATGGTTGGGATAATAAAAAAAGGAATCGCTCTTACTGAAGAGTCTATTCAAGAACTCTTGGACTGTTGTGAAGACGTGGCCAAAACTGATGCTATTATTAAAACCGCTGGTAGTAATAGTCATGGTGTTAGTATTCCCGATTATCGTAAAACTCACAGAGTAGTGATAAATCAAACCATGATCCCTGACACCATGAATGAACTTGAAGAGTGGTTGGGGAATCCTGAAGTGGAGATTGGTCAGATCGATTTACTTGAGTATGTGGAGGGGTCTTACTTCGCTCTACATAAGGATACATTTTCAGGAAAGAAAGAACTTCTTGAACTTAATCCTAAACTTACAGAACTAGCTAAACAAACCCACCTGTACGATAGAGAAGTCTCTAGTAGTACTTTAATATATACTAGTGACAATCTAGAGGGTGGAGAACTTTGTCTTTTTGAAGATAGAGAACGGAACGGAAGTCAAGTGATAGATTTAAAAGTAGGGGAAACCGTTGCTTTTCCATCTAGCACTTTTCATGAAGTAACCAAGATAACCAAAGGAAGAAGAGTTTCTTTAGTTGCTTGGTTTAAAAAACGCTTGACACACAGCGTATAAATAGTGTATTATATGATGCATACGTGGATAAAACGTTAATACAAAGATATACAAATAAAATACGGAGAAATATATGAGCTTTGCTAATCTTAAGTCCAAATCAATGGACGTAACTAAACTGGTATCTGCCGCCAATGAAATGAATGGTGGTGGTACTGAAAAAAAATCCTACGGTGATGACCGTTTCTGGAAACCTACTGTCGATGAAGGTGGTAACGGTTATGCCGTTGTTCGCTTCTTGCCAGCGGCTGAAGGACAAGAGTTGCCTTGGGTACGGTATTGGGATCACTTCTTTAAAGGGCCATCTGGTCAGTGGTACATTGAGAAGTCTTTGACTACTATTGGTCAGAACGATCCTGTGTCTGAACTTAACACTCGACTATGGAATTCTGGTATTGAAGATGATAAGGATACTGCACGTAAACAGAAGCGTAGACTTCATTATGTGTCTAACATCCTTGTGGTTCAAGACCCATCAAACCCTGCCAATAACGGCAAGGTATTTCTCTATGATTTCGGAAAGAAGATTTTCGATAAGATCATGGATAAAATGCAACCAGAATTTCCAGGCGAAGAACCAGTGGTTCCTTTCGATTTCTGGAATGGTGCGGACTTCCAACTCAAGATTCGTAATGTAGCGGGTTACCGTAACTATGACAAGTCTGAGTTCAAAGCACCTTCTGCCCTTTACGAAGCGGACGAAGTGAAACTGGAAGCGACTTACAACCAGATGTTCGATCTGGGTGAGTTCACTGCACCAAAATCCTTCAAACCATATGATGAGTTGAAGGGTCGCCTTGAGGTAGTACTTGGTACTGCTGTAGGTACAAACGCAGTAGCTGCTACTGCAAACATTTCTCAGACTGCGGAAGAGAACGTTGGACGTTCTGCTCCTGAACCTGAGATCGTTAGTTCTCCTGCCCCTGCCGTGGGTAAGGAAGATGACGAAGACGATACATTATCTTACTTTGCCAAGATGGCACAAGAAGACTAATTATTGTCTATTAGAGAAGGGGGACTTTATGTCCCCTTTTTTTATGATGCACTGGCAATGAATGATACTGTGAAAACAATCGTTGCGACAGAAACTCCAATACCAACTACCAACGCAACCATGTCAATATAGAATGCCCTTTTCTCAGCCGCTTTATTCGCAACCAATATTCTTCTTCTGCGTATCCTCTTGCGTTCTTCCATCATATCTTCATAGAATGCAGATTGACCAGAGTATATTAGAAAATCTCTGAGTTCCTTTTCCATGGCCATGATCTTATGTCTAGCCGCTGTGATTTCTAGTGCTTGTGATTCAACACTGCTTCCACTAAAAAGTTTAGTGACATTCGGTGCTTTTGAGTTTTTAATACTCGCTTCACTAATCTGATCGGACGCATCAAAGAATTTAGAGAAGACGTGAACCAATTCTTGGGCTTCTCTACCCCTTTCTACTGCGCCCCTAATGGCATTATATGCCGAACTTGCGATTGATATCGCTACTCCTATCTCTACCATGCGTACTCTCTCTTATTATATTACGCATAATGTTATCCAATTCGCCATGACGGAGCACTACCATTCATGGAAGAACCCCTTGAACCTATCAAGTTTGTTGTTGATGAACTGCTGCTATTTGTGGTAACAGCGGTTTGTTTAGCGTCAATAACATTTATGTTATTGTTGCTTGTTGTTGTAGCAAGTTCTTGCTGTTGTTGTCCCAACACCATATTTTGTATTTCTCTTTTAGATGCTTGTGGCGCCTCTATGTCTGTTGGTGGTGTGAGATTAGGCGCATGGATTTCAACCTTTGGAGACTCTACCTTCAACCCATCAAAGACAGGTGGAGGGGTTTCTAATTTAAAGTTTGGTGGCGTCCCTTCTGTCGAATTCTCTTTCATCTCATCTGTATCGGGTATATACGGATTGTCAAGGGTACGAAGTTCTTCTGGAATCACTAGGTTAGTTGAAGTTTCAGTCGCATCGCCAGTAACGTTATTTTCAACAACGACATCATTCAACTGACCTGCCAGTTCAGCACCGATTGTCAATACCTTTCCGTCAAGCGATGATGTATCAATGTCCAACGCTACAGCAATAGGTTTCAACTTGGCTTCTATCTCTTCTGTTGGAACATCTTTCAATCCAACCTTGACCGTTACACCCTTAAAGACACCATCTACTATTTCTCCGCCTTCATATAAGGCGATCATGAGTTTGTTGATGTCACCCATAACTAACCCAAGGTCTTTGAGTTTTTCTGTTATTTGATCTACATTCATGCCTTCAAAATATTCTAGTGCGTGTGCATAATCAATAAGAGGTTGGACAGAATCCGCAATATGTTGAAGGTTCTTACCGTCTACGTCCTCAAATGCATTAAGAGAATCAGCAACCTTTTCAAAAAGACTTTTACCTTCCTCAGCACCAAATAGACCACCAACAAAATCTTTGATGGCGGCGAAACTGTCAGCTACTCCCAGCAATCCTTTAGCTCCCAAGAATGCAAGCATAGCAGGCCCCATCGCTAACATCGCACCAGCAGTACCAAGTAATGCCATACCATCGACTTCTGCAAGTGCAGACAATCCAGTGGCCATGTTAGTCATCAATGATGCCATGGTACTACCATCACTTCTAAGTAGACCAGCTACGGCGTCAGCTGCACCAAATCCCGCAAAGAATGCTCCTAGACCGGCGCCTACAATTGCAAGACCGACTCCAGCTTTAACACCCAAACCAGGCGCATAACCAAATAGTCCACCCGCAACAAAAAGACCAGCTATTGCGGCCGCAGGCAGACTAAAGAATGCTGTTAAACCTTTAGCAATGTTCTCCATCATGGGGCCAAGATTGCTACCATTTGCACCAAGTGCTCCAGAAAGAGCATCTAACCCGACAAACGAAGCAAAGAATCCGGCAATTCCAGCACCTATCAATGTCATACCAATAGCTGCGCTTACAGATTTTCCAACACCAAAGAGAGCTGCAAATCCTGCTCCCCCTAACATTACTCCGGCCATTTCTAAGGCGTTTTCATGTTTTATGAATTCCGAGAAAAAGTCACCTACACCTCGTGCAGCTGCTTTAAGACTGTCCAGTTTATCCACTACTCCCAACCAAGTAAGACCCTTTTCAGCAAGTTGGAAACCGGCAAAAAATCCACCGATACCCATTGCGATAGCAGTCATACCACCAGCTACACTAAATCCAGCAAATTTACCAAATAGACCGGCAAAACCACCAGCAAGCAACAGACTACCTACAGATACAATTGTTTGAGCATCCAGTTCTTTGAATATTTGACCTACAGCTTTCGCTCCAGCAATGATGTTGTCATAGTTTGGGGGGGTATCAAAGAAACCAATCGCAAGGTCACTTGCTTGTAAACCAACAAAGAATGCACCAATACCTAAACCAAGTGCAGCGATACCACCAGCACCTAATGCAAGTCCAGCAGCTGCTCCACCCAACACTCGGCCAAATAAACCAATATTGTTCCCACCCTTATTACCTTTTTTCATGACGCTAATAAGATCGGTCATGAGTTTGTTATTTTCTAGTTGAGCTTCTAGAAGACTAGAATTAAAATCGTCGGTTTCTCTTTGTCTTTCTTCGATGTCCCCTTTGGTTTGCCCAGAGGGATTAGTGGTTTCTGTTTCTTCAGACTCTACTCCGGATTCAGAACGTGATATTGAGGCAAACGCATCCTTCATGTCTTGCAACAAGGTTCGGTCTTGACCGTGTTGTTCTGCCAGAACTTCTTTCACTGTCCTAATAGAATGGCCAGTAGAACTATTTCTAGTTAACTGTCCTTCTCTCTTAAGACGATCAATTACGTCCTTTAAAGTTGCATCTGCCATTGATTAATACTCTACTTTTTAATTTGTTTTAATCTATCGTTTTCTTCCTTAACATAATCAATTAACATACTAACGTATATCTCCCTTTCCCACGGCATCATCATTTCTAATTCAGTCAAACTGTAATGATGATGTTGCATTAACGAAAAATTGGTCTTGTAATGATTGACCAAATTATCGTGAGAAAGGTTTAGGATAAAAAATCTCTCATCCCTCTCAATGTCGTTGTGTTAGCTTCTTTACACTGAACACAATTGAACTCCACTGTATGTTCCAGTTTCGGAATCCTGATCAAGAAATCTGTGATTCCCTTGAACTGATCTGTAGTCAGATTTTCAAGGAACTCTCTCAGTTCTCCATCACTCAATTCCGTAACGTCAAATCTTTCTTCTTCGGTCAAGATGGCTTTAACACATGTTTCTGCCAATACTAGACCATCCTCTCCTGTACCTGTAGATTCTTGATCTAGAATTCTACGGTATGTCGGATAACACAATTCAAGAAGAATGTCATCCGTAATGTTAATAGTCTCTGTAGAGTTCTCTGCGTTCTCAATTTGAACGGTCTCCAGATTAATCTCTACGTCATTCTTGTGTTCACAAGAAGTACAAGGGATAACTACCCTTGATGTTTCACCAACAGATTTCGTTCTAATCTGCGTGAAAAGGTATTCGATATCATATGTTGTGAGTTCGAATACATCTACGTCATCTGTCGTAATACATGCATTCAATGTATTACCGATGGCCTTGGTTGCTTGTTTCTGGTCTCCAGATTCAAATGCAACCATAAGAACCTTTTCTTCTTTGACCAAGTATGGCCTGAATTCAACCTTTTGTCCTGTAGACGGAATAACCAAATCATACTGTGGACTACTATTAATTACTGGCAACGCCATATCACTTCTCCTAATTTAAAATTATTTAATTCAACAATGATCCCAGTACACCACCAATGATGGCATCACCAAGACCACTATTCGGCCCTTTTGCACCTTTATCATACCAGTCTTTGTATGAAAGCTGCACACTCAATTCAGTAATTTGATCATTCTGATCGTTACCTAATTGTATCTCATTCACGGAAGTCGGATAGGCTTGAAGCAACTCTATCTTCCTCACTGAATTACTTTGTGACCCAAGACTTATATCTATCTCTCCTTGAGAGAGGTCAATAAATCCTAAGTCCGGTAGATGGTTCTTAATTGATTGCGGAACCTTATCCATAAAACCAAGTTGTTTTTTAAACAAGGAAAATCCAGCACCCTTTTGTAATTGTTCGATTGTGACGGTTTGACCATATCCGCCTTCACCCTCATAATAACCCACCGTGTAGTTTATAGGATCATGGGCCAATCTTTGCCATTCATCAAAGTATCTAGTAATTTTGTGATCATTCATCACATAAAATGTTAAAGAAATATCTGGTGTGATATATCCGGTTGCAATCTTTTTAGTTGCAGTACCAGTCTGATAATCTTGAGATTGAATCTGTCTGCCAGGCAATACAACACTTTTACAGAGTACCTCTAACTCTCTAGGCCCAATGCCTGCAATCTCAGGTAGTATTACTTTGAATAGGTTGGGTAATGCAAACCCTGATCCACCACCTACAGCACCTTTTAAATCGTCTATGCTATTGCTCATCCTAACATCTGCCTTGAATCGTAGTAAACTTTCTTAGAATTACGTTTGCGGAAGTTCGCTGTTGGTAAGAATGTTGCAATCTCCCACTCTGGTGCTGGTACTTCTGCAAACTTACTCTGTACGTGTTTGTTTAAGTAGTGTTTGAAACAAGGTTCGAAATACTTCAACTTAGATGACTTCTTCAACATTGCATAAGACAATTTGAATTTACTGTTATCATCTAATTTACTTCCTGCTATACCCATGAGACCATCTAACATCTTCGCACGTAGAATAGGTGGAAGGTAATGTAAATTCAAACCATAGAACCCACCTTCAGCAGGCCCTACAACAACCACCAACGGAAACGTGTCATAGTATGGTAGTGTGTCTTTATGTTTCGGGTCATAGAAAAACATCTGCATAGAACCCACAATCTGTTTACTTCGTCTTTTCAGTGGGTCTTCATCCATCAACGCTTCACGGTTGATAGATCGAAGATTCTTTGCTTTCTTCATGAACCACTCACGGCTTTCCTTAGTGCGGGGTGTAATCCCAGCCCTGAATGCCTGTAGTTCTAATCTGTTAAATATATTTGACACAGAGGTTCCTCTATTTTACTATCTTTATTTATATGTTTTATCGGAGTGTTTTGTTTCTATGACCAAAGTTCTTTTCATTAAGGTCGGGAAAGTCTGACTTGAGGAAGTTTATGAGTTCAACAATGTGGTTATTGTCGATGTCATACCTCATAAATCTTGCTTTGGAACGAAGAGAAAAGAACTGCATTACCTCGACTTCAAATCCGGTTCTTTCTTTTCTCCAATGGTCTCGCATCTCTCTAGCATTTCTGATCTGACAAAACTTCATACACCGCTTCATGAAGTCTCCTCTCTTATGTTTCGATCTACTACGAATCCAATCTTCAAGTTTTCGGGTCTGTAGTATGAAGTACGAATCCGGATATTCATTATACAGTTCACGATAATATTGTTGTCCCTCTACACACCTACCCAACTTCATAAAACACAGGTCAGAGTATGCGTCTGCACCATCAATAGTTTTGAGTATAGGTGAATTACTGAGAACGTTATCCTCTATGATTCTTCCAATATGGCCCTCATCCTTTGCAATGCAGTGTATTGATTTATACCCACACTTAATAAACATCTCGTGAAAGGATGTTGTCGCAGTCCTATTGTAACCAATAAAAAACACTTTTCTCATTTTTTCTTTCGACTGTATGGTTTCAACGGTTTGGTTGACTTGGGTAAGATTCCCATCTTAGACAGTTCTTTCTCTGTCCAGATCGTAAACTGCCATCCACGGTCTTTCGCATACTCGTTTGCAGCTTCCCATTTGTTTTGATTCTTGACAAAGGTCATTGCTTCACTCAAATACCTTTTAGTCTTACGTGCGCCCGTAGGAGGTTTTGTTTCCTTGTGGGGTTTGATCTCAATAAGAACCACTTTACCGTCTGTGTATTCGACAATCAAGTCCATAAAATATCTGTGATATCTCTTGTCAACCTCATATAAGTATGGTATAATGACTTCTTCACTTCCCCATCGTTTAATCTTGGGGTTATCGTCTGCCCATTTAAAGGCATGTTTTTCCCACAGAGAACGATAGACCACTTGTGTAGGGTCGCCAATATATTTGTTTTTGTTCTTTACCCTATACTTTCCCGAATATGCCATAAAAACCTTATAAATAAACGTAGATTATTTCAAAACTATTTATTAGGATTTTAAAATGGCATTAAGGTTTCCATCTAAAGTAGAAGAAAGGCTGGGTTATGTCAGCTTTGACGTTATTGGTTCAGAAAATGCCGAGGTAAACGCTCGAGCTGAAGGTACTGATCTGGAAAAAGCAAAAGAAAATATAGAAAAAGAATCTGAGGAACAAGGCGAACCTAGTAAACTCCAAGAGTTTTTTGATGATGCAAAGGAAGTTTATAATGATGTTAAGGGTGGACTAGAAGCCGTTGATAATTTTCTTGGGGACGCTGGAGGTAAGTTGGATGGCATTCTTCAAGATTTCTTCGGTATAGGTGAAGAGGTTCAACCTTTTACTAGGGGTAAGATGAGTTTACAAGACCCTGATGGTCAAGTAGTTTTATATTTACCGCCAGGATTTCAGGTTGCAGAAGGTGTTGCTTTTGATGGTGTCGATCTAGGGCCGACTGGGGCACTAGCGTTGAATCGTATGACAGATGACACCTTGTCAGATGCAACCGAAGGCACGTTTGGCGTAGCAACATCTGTAGGTCAATCTATCATAGACGCAGTTAGTGGTGGTGCAAGTCCTGAAGCAGCAAGATTAGGAGCTATCACATTGGCAGGAGCGACCAGAAGAATTGCTGGTGCTGGAATTGCAGCTGCGGGTAATGTAGCAGCCGGAGTAACTGTTGCTCCAAACCAAAGGACTCTATTTAAAAGAGTCAACATGAGAGAGTTCTCATTCAGTTTTAGTTTAGTTCCTTCTTCAGCTGAGGAAGCAAGCGCTGTTGACGGTATCGTAGATTTCTTCAGACACTTTTTATATCCAGAACCGATTATGGTTGGTGATGTTAGAGTTGGTTACAAGTATCCAGAAAAATTTAAAATTAAAGTTTCCAGTTTTAGAGGATGGGAACCTGTCCAAATACAACCCTCATATCTGAGAAACCTTTCTGTAACAACAAACCCCAATGGCATGGCATTCCACAAAGACGGTAAACCAGTAGAAACACAAATAACATTGAACTTTATTGAGTCTGCAACTCTTGATAGAAAACAAGAGGAATATGTGCCACAGTTAAGTTCGGGTGGTAACGGTGGTAACGGTGGTGACGGTGGTGATGAACAGCCTCCAATCATATATGCATAATAACAGGGCAAAGCAATGAAATACATACAAAGTTTTTTACCATTATTATACAACTTCGGTGAAGAGACACGTCCTGCTCTGTTTCAGGCAATTCATTCATACGTAGATATTCTTGATCAGGTAAAGCAAGACTTATCATTCTATGAAAGTTATCAGATTCTATCGGGCGACAGACCGGATAACGTATCATACGAACTTTACGGTAGTCCAGATTACTATTGGACATTCTTTTTAATGAATGATCATCTGCGTGAATCTGGATGGCCTGTCGCACAGGAAAAGGTAAGTGATATCGTAAAGGTTAGATATCCTCATAGGACAGTAACAACTAAAGACGATTTTACTACAGGAGACTTTGCGTTTCGTGTAGGACAAGTTGTGACCGGATCGGTATCTGGTACAATAGGAACAATTGTCCGTAGAATCCCTGAACTTGGTCAAATGGTAATTGACACCACCAATACAGTATTGGATGAACAAGAACAATTCACCTTATCAGTATCAGAGACAGGATTCGCTACTATTGAAGTAGATGACTCATTCCGTAAAACTTTCCACAGTTCAAGTCTCTGGACGTTTTACCGTGATGGTGTAATCATGGATGATACAATTGAAAGAAGTTTGGATTCACTTGGAAAGGAAGCAACATTCCAGAACATTCCATTTATTGAAAACACAGTAGTAACCGTGGTTGCTTCGTTGTATGTCGGTAACCCTAAAGATAATAACTTTGGTGATACCGAGTCTATTTCTTACATCGATCAGACAACAGGTATTACAATTGCGGTTGAACTCTTTAAAGAATCGCATCAATATGAAGCTGTGCATCACTACGAAAAAACTCAATACGTAGCATTTGATCTTGACAACGTATCTAACATTCTGGTATCATCCGATAGGAAAACAGCTGCACGTGCAGTAGAGGCTGCTGATAATGCAGAACTGCGTATAGAAAGTGAGTGGGTTGATATCGATCCATACACACAAAACGTTCCATCTAATGTTACTGCTGTTACTGTACAGGAATACTATAAACAAAAGAACGACGAACTAAAACAAATCAAAGTGTTAAAAGCTGATGTCGTTGATCGGGTAGCACAAAGAGTATATACAAAACTTAGAGAAGTGACGTAAGATGCAAGATAGATTTGACGGGCCAACTTTTCAAATAGAGTCGGCAATCCTTACTAGTTCGACAGGAAGTTCTGTTGATATTTTTCAAGTGATACTGGAATACGAGGCCTTTGAAGATATCACTATGCCATACTGTACAGGCAATATTTTACTTGTTGATCAAACGGGTTGGTTTGAAGGATTTAAATTCCGTGGTACAGAAAGTCTTGTTATGACCATTAAAGATAATGTGGGTGATCAGACTTGGACTAAAAAATGGCACGTGCATTCTGCTGGAAGAATAGAAAAGAGTGGTGTTGCAGATGCGAAAAGTACAGTTTGGCTTCTAAATCTTATCGACGAACATGCGACTGCCAGTAAGGCAACAAAGTTCAGTGAAGCTATTGGTAACGGTAAAAAGTTAGAAGATGAGATTGTTGATATATTAAGTTCTAAAATAGGTAAGGGTTGTAAAAAAGTAATTCAACCGTCTATACAAGAGAACTGGAAAGCTATCGTTCCTTACATGCATCCACTAGAAGCCTGTGAATGGTTGAGGGATCGTGCATCTACAACTACAGGAATGCCTTTCCTATTGTTTGGAAGTGTGTTTAACGACGAACTAAAACTGGCTACCTTGGACAGACTCCTAGAGATTCCCCCATTTAATATGGAAGACCCTTACGTTTATTCGGGAGCAGAAACTCAAGCAGATGTGATTACAAAAAGTTTTAGACAAAGACATAAACAAATTCATGATGTGAGTATATCAAAACTTTCAGACGCATTTAACCATATACTTACAGGCACCATAGGATCGTCCTATGCAATGACAGAACTTGATGATGCAACTATTAAGGGTTGGGTTCCTAAACACCTTTCAGTCATGGATGTTGTTGATGCAATACCAAGTGATAATGGTGGTAGTAAAAACACATACGATCCAAATTTTAGTTTGCAAGGAGTAGGGCCTGCACATACAGCGGATTCTAGGTTTGTTCATCAAGTGTTAAATAGAAAGACATACAGACCCGGCACAAACTACAAGAGTATTCATTGGGAACCGGATGCAGATAAACATCATCATAAGATCAAAACTCAAGCAGCTTTGAATTTAATGATGAAGAACTCGTATGAAATTACCGTTACCGGAGCAGATATAATTGCTGCTAAAGCTGGTGTTGGAGACAGGATTGATGTGAGAATACCTGAAGATGGTGATGAAACCAAAACAGATGCATCTAAACTACTGAGTGGTGACTTCTTAATTACTAATATTCATCATCATTTGCAAACAGCTGGTGGTAATGGAAAACATACGACAACATTAAATATAAGCAAATTTAATTACGGCAATAAGAGTTTCTAATGGAATTACCTAAAGGATTACCTTCAGAATTTTATGGTGACCATGTTAGGTGGTTTACCGGACTTGTTATCAATGCAAGACCGCCAGCAGGTGAGGGTCTTGAAGGATACGTTCAGATTCGTATCCACGGTGTTCATAGTCCTAGTCTTGAAGATATACCACAGTCTGCATTACCTTGGGCCCAAGTGTTGATTCCAACAACAGAGGGTGGTACTTCTGGACTTGGTTCAACACCAAGAATTGAAGCGGGATCATTGATCTTCGGTTTCTTTATGGACGGAAAGTATTCACAGGTTCCTATTGTAATAGGTTCTTTACCGCACATAACAACACCAACACCCATTCAACTGGGTTTCGATCCTATTGGTGATGACGCTGATACTATTACAGAACTTTTAGATTTAGTCGCAACAGAAAATGAGAACACTGGCGATATAACAAATGAAGTAAAGGATAGTAGGATTGGAGGAACGTTAAAGAAAGCCTTAGATGCTGGTTTGGATTTTGAGAGTTCTATCGCACTTACTGCTGAACTAGATATAGCTAGTGGTATGATTACGGGTGGCCACGATGATGGTAGTTTTGGTATAGATAACTTCACGGGTACACGATTAGATTCCTTAAAAAATTCCAGTCCAGATTTCCAAAACTTTGATAAACAGGTAGACTTTGTTTTAAAAGAAATAACCGAAACAAAACCAAAAATATTGGGACGCAGTTTGTCCAGTAAAGTTGAAGCGGTATGTTCTACAACGGGTGTGGATGTTGGTGATGTAAAAAGAAAAGCATATGAACTTAATGATAGGTATGGGGGCGGATAATGACTATTAGATCAGACGTAGAAGGCGCACTCAAAAGAAAAGTTGAGAAAGACAACCTTGACACTTCATTAACTAAAAAGATTGATGAAGTTAATAGAGCTAATCTTGTAAAAAATGCCACGTTATTGGGTAAAGAAGCTGGTGAAGTCGTAGGTGGTTTTAGAAGTTTAGAATCTAAAGTTACGACTGCGGGAAGCATTGTCGATAAAGGTGATGCAATTGTAGAATTTACAGAAGATGTAACTGGTATTGGTGGAGTACTTGATCGAACCACAGCAGAAGTAAACTTATCAACAAAAGAACTTCCCCCGTTAGCGGGACTTCTCGACTCGGCGAATGCAGATGGTTCTATTCTAAACATGATTACTGGTGGAGACTCTGCTGGACTTGCAGCTGCCTTTGCATCTTCATCGACCATAGAAGCTATTGGTGGAGACCTTGCGGGCAAGATTGCATCAATTATTACACTTATAACTGGACTGGGTTCTATTCTAGATGGTTTGTCTGCTAAAGGTATTGGTGGAAGTGGTATGGACGCCATAACCAAAACAGGCGAAACCATGTCTGGAAAAGCAGACTCTCTTCTATCGTCTATAGATAATGCAGCTGGGAGTCTGAGTAGTATCTCGAATGTTTCAACTTTGAAAGAATTTACGGATACTGTAAATAATATTTCTTCAAACGTTACTGGAGTATTGAATGAGGTTTCCGCAATTCAAGATATCAATCCGGTATCAGATTTTACTGATAACCTGTTACAAGACGATGGTAGTTCGATAGGACAACTTGGTGGCGCATACAAAGATATTAGCAGCGAAGTAAAAGGGGTCGCAAGTGAAGTCAACGGTATTGTAAATACCGTAAATCAAACTAAAGCAGAAGTCAATGCCGAGATCAATTCAGTAAGAGGTCTAGTTAATCAAGGCAAAGAGTTTGTTGGAAGTGTTTCTACTGGTGGAGGTAGTCTTCAGGATATAAGCGAAAATTCTACCGGAGCAGCCAGTAATACAATTCGTGAATTAACATCTGCAACGTCTCTTGTTGGTACAGGAATTAAATCTAGTGGTTCTGGTGGTATCGGTAACAGTGATATCTCCAGTGTAATTTCTCAGGTACAAAGTGGTGCACCAAAAGACCTTGCAGCTGCGGTTCAAAATGTCGGTAGTAAAAACGTAGGTGTCGATCCGGAAATATCTAAAATACTTTCTGCTCAGAAAGGATTCCGTAACACAAGAGAACTTGTTGAAAGAACTGTTTCTCAATGTAAACTACAGGGGATAGACCCCAAGAAGATTTCTGAGTTTGAAATCATCATGAATATTGTTGAAATCGCTTTAAGTGATATTGACACCACCCTAACAAAACAAATAAAAGTTGGGGATCAGGACAGAAGTACTTGGAAAGAATCTTTTGATATTCAGGAGTATCCAAGTGATTTCGATACCTTTATCAAATTTGAGACTGGTGAGATAAACGAAACTACCCAGTCTAATATTTCTGACACAGAAAAGAAACCTGCTGTATTCCAAACATGTGATACGAAAGAAGAACTGCAAGCTGAAGTACGTTTGGTTAAGAGACCCGTAAAACAACTTATCATTCACTCTACAGAAACCTTTATTGATCAATACTTGACATCTCAGATGATTCACGAAGATCATAAAGCTCGTGGATTCGACACTATTCAGTTTCACTATTTGATTCGTAGAGATGGGACTATGCAAAGGGGAATACCTACCACGTTGATATCTAAAGTAGACCCCGCTGATTTTAGAAACGAGTCTATTAATATTGCCCTCGTTGGTGGTATCGACGCACCTACAGGAACAGAAGCTCCAAATGCTTTTAGGTCAGGTGACTCTTTTACGGGGTCTCAATATAAAACTCTAGAAACCTTTCTGGATACATTCTTTAAAGGATATCCCGGCGCCAAAATATATGGTATCGGAGAACTGGAAGGAAGAGAAGAACCATACTTTAATGTCGGTGAGTTTGTGAGGAAGAAGTTTGGTAAGGTCAGACGTGATATTGCAACAACCGGAACAAGATTGGTAAATTAAATGGCTAAGAAGACAGAAGCAGAACAGGGTACTATTCAAGAGAAAGAGGGTACAAACAAGTATGGGTTTCAAGACCCAACTGGTGAATTTCCTCGTGAAGAGTATTGGGGTGAAAGTTCTATCAATCGTGCGGCTCGTGGGGCGGGTGGTGTAGGACAAAAGGATAAACCAAATGACCTTAAGATGTCTGCGGTATTCCCTAAAATTGATATGGGTCTTGGGACTGCAACACAGGGAGACGATGGGTCTATTGAGTTTGAATCTAATACAGGTCGATCAAAATATCCCTTTAATAAAGTAACCGAAACACATTCCGGTCATGTCATTGAGATTGATGATACGGAAGGTAATGAACGAATACTAATTAAACACACTACGGGTTCTGGTATTGAAATGCGTAAAGATGGTTCTATCTGGATTAGCGCAGCCGAAAACAAATATGAGACTGTTGGTGGTAACACTAAGATTGTTGTTGAGGGAGACACTGAAATTGCCTATGAGGGTAATCTTGACATGTATGTTGGTGGTAACTTCAACCTAGATGTTGGTGGTAACCACAACACAAAAATAAAAGGTCAAAGAAAAACTCGTATTGGTAAAGACGATAGAACAACAACTTCGGGTAACCACGAATATATTACCAAGAAGAATAGTAGTATCGCAACAATGGGTAACGCAACGGATACCGTGTTGGGTGATTTCCGCAAGACTATCACCAAGGGTAAACATGATATTATGTCCGAAGGGTCGATAGAGGTAGCTGCTGACGGAACTCTAATCATGTCTGGTAAGTCAGAAGCCGTTATGGTTGGAAAAGCATGTAACATATCTGGTATGACTGTATCAGCTATTGGTATGAAAGGAACATTTGGTGGTGATCTTGTAGATTTTGTCGGTAAGACATATTCAGGCCCACTGGGCCCACAACCACTATCCGGTGCAACATTCTTCGGATCAGTAATCGGTACGGCGACAGGTGCGATTAACGCTTGGACTGCTGTGACGGCAACATCAGCAGCATCTGCATCATCTCTTGGTGCGGGAGGATTTGGATTACCACCAGTGCCACCTTCACCCATACCTCTACCACCTTCAGCTCCGCCACCAAATAGTGCGATAGTAGGACTTCACCTTGCTGGTGGATCATATGCGATTCGTAGTGTAACAATCGATGGTGGTGGAACTCTTAAGAGTAAGATTCTAGACCTAGATGGGTATGGTGGCATATTCGATAATGGAGAACCCACAACCGAAGAAATACGACAAGCAGTGCGTGATCATACAAACAAAGATGTTCTTGGTGGTCAAGCGGCGATAGATGGAATCATCAATACTGAATTTGATGTGGGTACACCACCCGCTATTGGACGAACTGCTGGTGTTGGAAGAACAACAACTTTTGGTACTACTCCTTTGGGTAACAGTGAGAAAGGTCTTGGTAAACAGTTCACGGTTACGAAACTGGAAGAGAGTGTAGAAAAAGAAATACAGAATGCCATTGTGGACAGTGGTATTCTGGGTGATAGTGACGGAGCATAACAATGTTATATTTAGCAGACCCTCTTTACAACCCAGATCAATATGATCCTAGAACCATAACATCGAAACTGAAACTTTCGAAGAATGTTTCCGTATCTAATTTTTTAGGATATGGAGCTTCTAGTCTAGGTCATATTGGCAAAGCAGAAGACCGAGCGCAAATAGCACGCAATCTTTTACTTCATGCTGACATTATGAATATTATCAATTCGGAAAAAGATTTGTTTCCGGATATTAAAATGAAAGTGTCTGAGGGACTCTATGAGGCAGGCCCGAATGAAACTCTTGGTGGAGACAATATACTAAAAGCTGATGGACGTATGGTTGGGTATAATGTGTTTAATGGTAATGGTCAACTTGATTTAGAAAGAACATTTGATGTCGCAGTTCACATAAAAGACAACGCAAGATTTAAACGTTTGGTCTTGGACTATGACACCTATAACCCCGATGGTTCTTTGACAGCTACTATTCTGGTAGAACTTCCTAACATTCCATCATCATACGATGTTGTGTTTGACCAGAAGATTGAAAGTCAATTTAATGGGAACTTGTTTTCTAAAAAAGAGTTGGTGGAAGTCCTGCTGAAATAGTATAAATAGAACTAGGATATATCGGGGATCACCATGGCAATTAGACGTGCACTATCAAAAGAAGATAAGAATCTAGATTCGGTTACTTTTAGAACAACAAAGAACCGAAAGAATCTCGACATCGATCTTTCTTTTGCTAACAAACCACAGACAGGGGATGTGTACAAGAAGACTGAAGCAGCTGCGGTAAAACAGTCTGTTAGGAATCTTCTTACTACAGGCCCTGCCGAGAAACCGTTTCAGCCAGGATATGGTGCAAACTTATACGCTTTCCTATTTGAACTGGATACGATGTTTGATAAGTCGGCGATCAAGAACAATATTAAAGAAGCAATAAGGGTATATGAACCAAGGGTAGACTATAAGACCCTTAAGGTCAGCTGCAAAGAATTAGACGATGCTAACTCTTTACAAATAGATGTAGTATTCAGGGTAATAAATTCAGGTGAAGAGGTAACTCTCACAACACAATTAAATAGGTTAAGGTAATGGCGACAACAATTAAATCGTCCGCACTGGACTTCGCAAATATTAAGAACAATCTTAAGACGTTCTTACAGAAGAAAGAAGAGTTCAAGGATTACAACTTTGAGGCCTCTGGTCTGTCAAACATGTTAGACGTGTTGGCGTACAATACACACCTTAACGGTCTGACCGCTAACTTTGCTCTCAATGAATCTTTTCTATCTACTGCACAACTGCGTAGTTCACTTGTACAATTGTCCGAAGCAATTGGTTATATTCCTAAGTCAAAGACCGCATCGCAAGCCATTATTAAGATGGCAATGAACCTGTCAAACGTTGCAGACCGTCAACAGACAATTACAATATCGACAGGTTATAAATTTACAACTAAAGTAGATGTTAACACATACACCTTCCAAACAAACGAGACACTAATCGCATCCGATGATGGTGCGGGTTATTATCAATTTAAAACTCTTGATGGTAACGATAAGATTTCTGTATTTGAGGGAAACGCAAAGACAAAGACTTTCATTTCTGGTGACAACGACGAGAATGCGGTCTATATCATTCCAGACAAGAACATTGATATCTCTACTGCAATTGTTAAAGTGTATGAGAATGCGAGTACTAGTAAGTTTGTGACATACACAAACATCACAAAGGCCACAACAATCAGTGAACAGTCTACCTTATACATCCTTAAGGAAATGCCTAATGGATATTTCGAATTATCATTCGGTAATGGTACAACTTTAGGTCAGACTCCGGATTCAGGTTCAAAGATCACAGTAGAATACTTGGCAGTAAACGGTGCGAATGCAGATAATGCTCTTACATTTGAACCTTCTTCTCTAATAAAAATCACAGAAACTATCAACAGAACTCCTGTTGTTTCCACATATACTAAATCTGTGGGTGGTGGTGAAAAAGAAACTGTAGAATCCATACGTAAGAATGCACCCTTTCAGTACGCATCACAGAACAGGATGGTCACCTTCGCAGACTATAACTCATTGATTCTCAGAAACTATGCCACACTGATTGAAGATATTTCTAGTTGGGGTGGAGAAGACAATCTTACGCCTGAGTTTGGTGTTGTTTTTTCTTCTATCGAATTCGAAGATGATGTATCGGAACAGAGAAAGGAAGTGGTTAAGACTGGCATTGTAGACCTTGCGTCTCAGTTAGCTGTCGCTACTTTTGATATTAAGTTTTCTGATCCAGTTAAGACTTGGGTCGAAACCGAAGTATTTTTCAGATTCAACCCAAACCTAACATCTCTTTCTCTGAACACAATTCAGGAAAATGTTCGTACTGCGGTACAGACTTATTTCTCAAATAGTGTAGGTAAGTTTGAACAGGCATTCCGTCGATCAAACATGTTGACCCTAGTGGATGATGTCAGTCCCTCTATCTTGTCTTCTCGTGCAGAAGTGAAGATGCAACAAAGATTTGCACCATCCTTGTTAGTAGAACAAGATCACTCATTCTCTTTCCCATCTGCAATTGCATCTCCCGACGATGTTTTGTATAGGGTCACATCCTCTACGTTTGTATTCAGGAATGAGAACTGTCAGGTAAGAAACAAACTCAACTCTAACAAATTACAAGTAATCAACCTCACAACTAATAAGCCTATCGTCGATAACGTGGGTCAATACAATCCCGATGCGGGGACAGTAAGTATTGTGGGATTACAAGTCGATACAGTAATCGGTGGTGTTAATTATATTAAATTAGCAACGGTTCCAGCAAATCAATCTGCAATCGTTCCTGAGAAACAATACATTCTTAACTTCGACAACGCAAGATCAATTGCACGTGCTGTCATAACAAAGGCCGATAATTAATGCATAGTCGACAAATAGATAGAACTCTTATTGATATTGGGAGACGTGAACCCAATATACGTGAGTACGTTGTTGAAGACGCTCTATCGCAACACATTGTAGAAAGTTATCCTAAGTTCGTTTCGTTCTTACAGGAGTATTTCAAATTTGAAGAAACGGTGGAATCACCTTCACATTTGATTCAAGAGTTGTTTTACACACGTGATGTAACGCAGACTGATTTAGAATTACTTTCTTATATTGAAGACGAATTACTTTTGGGTCAAGCTTATTTTGAAGGGTTCACGGATAAAAGAGCTGCTGCAAAGTACTCTAGTACACTGTATAAATCAAAGGGTACTAAGTACTCTATACAACAATTCTTTCGTACATTCTTTAACGTCGATCCGGATGTTGTATATACAAAGAGACAAATATTCAATGTAGGTGAATCTATCATTGGTGCAGAATCTCAGAGATATCTCACCGACGATAAGCTTTATCAACAATATGCACTGTTGATTAAGACGGAACTGTCTGTATCTCAGTGGAGAAAACCTTACAAGTTGTTTGTACATCCAGCTGGAATGTATCTTGGTGCAGAAGTTCAACTTGTTGGTCAGTTTGACCTTAATATTGAAGAACAACCATTCCCAGGCTTAAAAGATATCCCCGAATTTGAAGTTGAGGGTATCGCAACAATGGGTAGAGATGCTATATCAAGTATGACAGGTCTATTTAACTTCAACGCACCAGACGGGACAACACAATTGTTTAGAACGAACCTTGGATCAGAATCCACATATCCAAACCCAGGCGGTAACGATATTAATGACTTACAAAATATCACTATCGAAGAAGTGGCTAACCTCTACTCGACGATGGGTGAGTATCTTGAGGCAGACGCACCTACGTTTGATGACGATACGGATGCACAAGGTTCAGGTATGGGTCTCAGCAGTACTGAAACAATCGACCAAGATAAGTTCGATTGGGTCGATTCAGATGGTATTTCAAATCTGGATGAATTATTTGATTCTGCGTATAACCCCAACCTATAAAGTTGTATAAATAGAACTATAAGTTTTTAGGAAAACTAAAATGACACGACAGATACTTAACAGAGGCACAACAGCAAATGACGGAACGGGTGATACTCTCCGTGGTGCTGGTCTCAAGATAGAACAAAACTTCCAAGAAATCTATCAGAAACTTGGTGGGGATAGTACTGTCTTGATGCCTTTGATATCTTTTGATAGTGATCGTATTATTTTCGAAGGAAGACTTAACGACACTAATGAGACATTTATCGGTGTCAATGAACCGACAGCTGACAGAACTATTTTATTCCCCGACTACACTGGGGATGTTATTGTTGATTCTGCAACACAAACAATGGCCAACAAGATTGTACTCACAAGTTCTTTGGTACAACCAGAACTCATGGATAGTGAAGGCGCATTGTTTCAATACAGTCTAATTGCAGCTAAGGTAACTGGTGATAGAAATATCAACCTACCTTTATTGACTGACTCCGACGAGTTTACTTTCAATGATGCAATACAAACACTAAACAACAAAACCATCAACGCACCTATGTTGAACAATCCTAAGATTGGAACAGAGTTGCAAGACAGTGATGGTAACCAGATATTTGAATTTGTTTCAACAGCTGGTGCAGTAAATCATTTTAAGTTAACCAACGCTTCAAATAACAACACACCTGTTATAGAAGCTGTGGGTACAGATAATGACATCGACCTTGGTTTGAAAGCAAAAGGAACTGGTGGTGTTGAAATTCAGAGTAGACTAAAACTTTCTTATCAAATCATGACATCTAATGGAGATGTTGATATTGACAAACCTCTTACATTTTTCAACTCAGGTAGTTCAATAACTATTGGAATGCCTGATGGATCGGAAAGAGGTATTATTAAATACTTAGTAAATCAGAATAGTGGTACTGCGACAATCACACCATCGAATCTACAGAATTTCTCAACTATAACTCTTGCGGTAAATCAATCTGCTACGTGTATTTGGGATAACACTGAATGGATCATAATAAATACTGGTATAGATTCCGCCGGTGCAATATTAAGTTAAATAGGATAAAAAAATGACAGCCGTAGTTTTTGACAGACAAAGAAAGAATTCGATCAGAGATATCCTTGTAGATATCAAAGATTCTGATAATTTTTATTATGCGGGTATTGGTAAATCAGAAGACTGGAATGATTCTGATCTTGCACCAAACCCCACCAACTCTCTAAGGGAACAGAGACTTGCACGTCTGGGTATGCAGTCTATTAAGAATATCACTGACCAAACGTTTGTTGTACCACGTTACAACTGGACATCTGGTGCTATCTATTCTGCATATGACGATGCACAATCCGGATATCCTACGAATGCATACTATGTTATGAATTCAAACCAACAAATTTATATGTGTCTACAACAGGGTAAGACTAATGCAAACCCACCTCAAGTAGTCGCATCAACGGTTCAACCTACTGGTAATACAACAGGAGACGCATTCCGTACGGCTGACGGGTATATGTGGAAGTTCCTGTACTCTATCGGTGCATTGAAAGCCTCCAAGTTTATTTCTACCGCATACATTCCTGTCGCAAAAGTACAGGATAGTGCTGGTGCTACTCTTCTTGCAGATGAGATCGGAGTTGACTCAGACTCTCCAGCGGAAGATGTGGAACAACAGTTAGTTCAACAAAATTCTGTGTCTGGCCAAATTCTGGGTTATGCAGTGGTAAATGGTGGAACTGGATATACATCACCCCCAACTCTAGAAATTGTTGGTGACGGTACAAACGCAAAAGCAGTTCCTACTGTTGTCGGTGGTGCAATCACCAAAGTTACTGTAAAAGATAGTTCAGATAATAGTATTGCATTTGGAGCGGGTTATACCAGAGCAAGTGTTAGTATTAGTGGTGGAGGCGGAGACTCTGCTGAAATTCGGGCAATTATTGGCCCAACCAATGGTGTTGGTGCAGACCCACGAGACGAACTTAAGTCTGGTGCTATTATGTTTAACACAAAACCAACGGGTATTGAGAATGGCGACTTTCTTGTAGATCAACAATTCAGACAGGTAGTGTTGTTGAAGAATCTGTTGATTCAAGATAGTTCAGCTGTGTTTACTCAAGAAACTGGATTAGGGTTATCTAAACTAACATTGACTTCAGTTAACGATGGCCCATTCGTAGATGATCTTGTTGTACAAGGTGCTACTTCTGGTGTTAAAGCTTTTATTGATGACGTGGATTCTAGTGGAATCTTCTTTCACCAATCAGACTATACGGGATATGGATCATTCCAGAATGGCGAAACGATCAGTATTGTCGAAGGTGGTGGTTCAACTACTGCAACAGTATCAAACACCATTAAAGGTGAATTTGATCCGTTGTCTGGAGAACTTCTATATATTGATAATCGTGCTGCTGTTGAAAGGTCAACAGATCAGACCGAAGATATCAAAATTGTAATTCAACTCTAAGGTTGTAGAAAATGACAAAGATTTTTAATAAACAAGTATTTAATACTACATACAAGGACGATCACGCTGACAGTGATGGATATCATCGCATCCTGTTTAACAGTGGACGTGCTCTACAGGCCCGTGAGTTAACTCAACTCCAAACGATTGTTCAGAAAGAGATCACACGTCTAGGACAGAACGTCTTCAAAGACGGTGCGCCCGTAAATAACTCTGCTTCATCTTTCAATAAGAAACTTGAATTTATTAAAATTAAAGTAAGTACCCCACTACCATCAAACGTAGATATTATTGATAATGTTTTTGTTGGTCAGACTAGTGGAATTAAAATCCGTGTTGATGATAAACTTGCTGCGACTGCAACTGACCCCGAAACACTTTACGTCACTTATCTAGAAACACCTCAAGCGCAGGCTGGAGAAACAGCCCTTCGTGTAACTGCGAATGAAACCTTGTCGGGTACTATTAACGGCAGTACGTATACATTTGATGTACAACAAGAAAACAGTTCATCTAACCCTGCCACAGGACAAGGACTTTCATATCAGACTGGTGAAGGTTCATTCTTTGCTGTTGGTCGATTTGTATTCTCACCGGCACAAACAATCTATCTCTCCAAGTACAATCAGAACTATAGTGGTGAGATTGTTTTCAAAGTAACAGAAGATATTGTTACTTCTTCCGATGACGATGCTCTCTTTGATAACCAAGGGGCGACACCTAACAGATCATCGCCTGGCGCAGACAGATACAGAATTCGTCTAACACTATCTAAGTTGGAAGACCTAGACTCGGATGAGAACCATGTCCCATACTCTAAGATTGTGGATGGAAAAGAAGTCAACAAGGTACTATCTTCTGAAGGATATAATGAAATCGGTAACCACGTAGCAACACGTATCCGTGAGATTCATGGTAACTTCATTAAAAAATATTTCAAGACAAGATTCTTACCTAATAACGATACGACTTTTAAATTGGAAGTTGATCCTGGCCTTGCTTACATCGACGGTTTCCGAATCGAAAAAACCTCAACAACACCTATTGTTGTAAAGCGTGCACAAGAAACAACCACAATTGACAATCAAGGTATTCTTGCCGACTACGGAAACTATTTCCTAGTATCCGATACATTGGGCGCTAAGGGAATGTTGAATTTTGATGATTGTGAAGAAGTACAACTGTACAGAACTGCTGGTGGACAAAACTCTATTGGTACATGTAGGGTTCGTGCTATCTCAGAATTCCAGAACAATCAATATCGACTTCATGTGTTCGATGTGACGATTACTAATAACTCATACAGTTTGAGAAATGTACGTTCCGTAGGTACAAGTACATCGAATTACTATAACATCGATTTTAGTAATAATACAACACTGCGTGAGACTAAGAAGAAAACTCTATTATTTGATTCTCCTATTCCTAGACCTAAGAATTTTAGTAGTGTTTCATTGTCCTCGCAACGAAGGTTTAGTGGGACTGCGACATCTGGTGGTGAACTTACTATCACACTAACAACTTCAGGTGAAACCTTTGAGAATACAGGCGATTGGATTTTTGCATCTGCAGCCGATGGTTTCTTAGGTTCAGTGACAACAAGTTTAACAGGTGGCGCAACTTCTGCCACTCTTTCCGGTCTACCCGCCAGTACTGCGGTAGAAATTCTCGCATATGTCAAAAAAGGTCTTGCAAAAATTAGACCTAAAACCTTGACAGAAGCCACAGTTAGTGGTAGACTAGATTCAGATGGTGACGGTGTTAAGTATCTTGCTCTTGGTAAGTCAGACATTTTCTCTCTGAACAGAGTCCGAATCAACGACTCCGATGGAAATAACATATTCACAGATTTTAAACTGGATACAGGCCATCGTGATACTCACTATGATGATGGTAAACTTATCTGGAAAGGTGTTGGCCAACCAAGCACAGACTCCGCTGGTGGTAATGGTACAACGATCTTCGCTAGATTCAAGTACTTCTCACATGGTACAGGCGACTTCTTTGCAATCAATTCCTATACAGGACAGGTTGACTACGTAGATGTCCCAGCACACAAAATGGAGAATGGACGTTTGGTATCTCTCCGTGACGTGTTGGACTTCCGTCCCGCTACTAACGGTTCGGGTTCCTTTACTGTTGTAAACGAACTCCCTCAACCTACAGACACGGTTGAGATGGATGCAGAATTCTATCTGCCTCGTAAAGACAAACTTGTGTTGTCAAATTTGGGTGAGTTGAGATACTTACAAGGTACTGCATCAATTACACCTACATTTCCCGACACACCTACAGACTGTATTGATCTGTACAAATATGAATTGAATCCGTTTACTCTTCATACAAAAGATATGAAAGCTCGTCTCCTTCCTTTGAAAGGATATACGATGGCGGACATCAACAAGATCGAAACCAAACTTGACAAAGTGGAAGAAATGGCCACTCTGTCTATGTTGGAACTAAAAACACAATCACTGAAAGCTTTGGACTCTGCGGGTGCAGATAGAACTAAGTCCGGTTTCTTTGTGGACAACTTTGCAAACCATGCTTTCTCAGATATTAGAAGCGTTGAATATCGTGCGACGATTGATCCCCAGAAGAAAATATTAAGACCGGGCAAGAAAGAAACAGCAATCGACCTTAGATTTGATTCTGCAAATGCGGGTCAACTGAATGTTAAAAAGTCGGGGGATTTAATTACCCTAGACTATACAGTGGTTCCTTATCAACAACAGAATACTGCTTCTAGAACAGAAAACCTAAACCCATTCTTCATTGAAAAGATTGTGGGTTATGTTACTATGTCTCCTGCTTCCGATTACTGGAAAGAGACCGATGTTAGAGCCCCAGAAATTATCGACCAACCAACAGTTCTTGACACATCTAATGCTGTCAACTGGAACAACCATGAGTGGGATTGGGGTGGTGTATCTCTTGATGACTTAGAAGTTGGTGCTTCACAAGGTCAAGTAACTGGTACATCTACATCTCAAACAAGTAACACTCTTGAACCTTCGATCACTGGACAAACTACAACCGTAGACCAAACAGATTGGACTGTAACAGGTACAACCTCAGATACAACATCTTTGGGTACACAGACAGATATCGTCTCTCAAGAAACTCATGAAGAATTCACGAGTACCTTTGGTGGCGTAACAATTACCGACCCTGATCAACTTGGTCTTATTGCTGACGTTTGGGCAGATGAGAATCCAATGACGGGTGGTATGCGTGGAGGCCGCCGTGGTGGTGCTACTATTACTGTGGGTACAATAGATACAATTCAGACCACAACCACAGAAACACGTGAAACTACTGAGACTATTGATACTACAACTTTAGCTCAAACTACAACTACTACAACCGAGACTGAGTTCCAAACAGAAACACAGATCACAACGAATACTTCTACAACCACAACGGTTAATAGAATTTCGGGTGAACACACTGTGCGTGAAATTGTGGGTCAACGTGTATTCGATTTGATTTCCATCCCTTGGATGCGTTCTAGAAAAGTATCATTCAAAGCTGATGGTCTTCGTCCATCTACAAGATACTTCCCATTCTTTTCTAATACTGATGTTAGTGCTTACTGTATTTCTACAGGAGTGTTTAAAAGACATTCGGATAGAGACCCAGAGACAAGAACGGCTGGTCTCACACCAGCTGTAACACACAGTGAACAGACGCCTGCAAACGCAAATCTTATTTCTGATACAAGCGGAAATATTCTGGGTGAGTTTGAAATACCAAACAACTCAGCAATGCGTTTCCCGACAGGTCAAAGAGAGTTTTTACTGTGTGATATCAGTGTTCCGAATAAAGATGAGGCCTTGTCATTTGCTACTACACAATTCACTTCAACGGGTTTCATTGAACCTGTGCAAGATATTGTACACAGTACACGTATCTTAGAAGTTAGTGGTAGTGCATCGACAAGAGAGGATACAGATACTAGAAGTACATTTACAACAAGTACAGATGTGGCCGTCACTGAAGAAACTGCTACAGACGTTCAGACGGAAACTACCTCAACTGAAACTGTTGTTGGAACAGAAACAAACTCTGAGGTTGTTGATTCTCAGACAATCACTACTACGATTGGTGTATATTCTGACCCACTTGCACAAACTTTCCAAGTTGGTTTAGATGATCCGAATGGTGTATTCGTTAAAAAAGTACGTGTGTTCTTTGCGAGTAAGGATGATACAGGTCTTCCTGTAATGTGTCAGATTAGACCTACGGTAAATGGTGTACCTCATTCAACAGGTATTGTTCCAGGCGGAGTAACGATTGTTCAACAAGCGCAAGTAACTGCCATTGAGGATACATACAGTGATCCTACAATCGAAGAGATGTTGGCCAATGGTACAGACTTTGAGTTTGATGAACCAATCTACTTGGCCCATTCACACGAGTATGCTATTGTTCTACAGTCACAGTCTATGAAGTACAGAACGTACATTTCTCGTGTTGAAGACTTTGTACTTGGTTCTACAGAGAAACGTATCGCTGAACAACCAACTTTGGGGTCATTGTTTAAATCTCAAAACTCTCTGTTATGGGAACCTTCTCAGACAGAAGATTTGGCATATCAATTATTCAGATGTGACTTTAATACTTCTGGTAATGCTTTACTGGAAAATGTAAATGTTGATCCTACGGTATTGACCAAGAATCCATTTGCAGTACCTCAAGATTACATTGATGCTGGTGGTAACAAAGCTAAGACTGTAACTGTTATTAATAGAGGTCATGGTTTACGTCAAGGTGATATCACAACTATTGCTGGTCTTGGTGCTGCCACAAGATACAACGGTGTTCTTGGATCAAGTATCACGGGTAATCGACAGGTTACTTCCGTAGATGGTACAGCGTATCAATTCCTTGCGGATTCTGCCTTTGACAAAGCAGGAAGATTCGGTGGTGGTAAGTGTAGTGGTAGTATGAACCCAACATTCGATTTGGTTTGGCCTACGGTTCAGACCATGAAAGTGCCTACTACGAATATCACCATGTCAGCGAAGTTCACTTCGAACTCTTCGTTGGTAGATAGTTCATCTGGTAGATTCATACAAGACAATGTGTTCACATTGATTCAGAATAAAAAGAACAATTACTTTAATGGCCCAAAATGTATTATTAATCCGAATGAAGAGTCAACGGAACTGGCGACTTACAGTCATCCTAAATCTGCAATCATTCAGATGTCTATGACAACAACTGATAGTAAAGTATCTCCTGTTATTGATATGCAGGCTGCCGGTATGGCAATGATTGGTAACATGATCGATAAACAGGATTCTGCATCTACAGATGGATACAATGTGCCATTGACTTACTTCCCCGAAACTACAATTGCGGGTTCTAGTTTGGCAAAACACATAACACAAGAAGTGGTATTGGAAGAGACTGCAAAAGGCATCAAGGTAATACTTGCTGCAAACAAACCACCCGAAGCCGACTTTAAAGTTTACTACAAGACTGGTGAAGCTGAAGATAGACTTAAAGCTAAAGCTTGGGTGTTAGCAACTTCGGACAATGTATTACCTTCCGACACGAACCCAAGTAAGTTCCGTGAATATCGATATACTATTGGTGGATTTGGTGATATCAACAACTTGAATGGTGCTGATCTTGCAGACTTCCGTAAATTTAAGTTGAAGATCGTCATGGAGTCAACTAACAGTGCTAAGGTTCCGATTATTCGTGACCTTAGAGCAATTGCATTGGCGATCTAATGGAGAAGAAGTATATAGCATTAGAAGGCTCAAATGATTTCGCACGTGCGGGAGAGTATGGGCCTGTTATCAATATAAATAAAGATGAGATTCAGGCAGCACGTGAACGAAAACGTCTCTGGAAAGAAGAACAGAAAAGGAAAGAATCTCTAGAAAAAGAAGTAGATACTCTTAAGAAAGAGATGTCAGATATTAAAGGGTTACTTTCGCAAATAGTAGAGAAATTATAAATGGCACGTCCAATTACAGCTTTAACAGATTCGTTTAAAATCTTCAGAGATAATGTTAATACTATCTCTAATAACGTAGGCGACCCTGATTTATTGACCACAACAACACGTGCGTCTCAAAGATCAGACTCATCTGACGTAGTAAGTGCATTAAACGAATTAGACTCAGACCTACACGGTGCAGGCGGTGGTGATGTTAAGAGTGATCTTAACTACCTTTCCTATGCAATCAACACAGTACGGGACAGTGGTCTTACAGGAGCCATCAATGCTATCGACGCATATATCGGTGGTGACTCTGACACACTGAATGTTGAAGCGAATACAATCAAGAATGCTATCAATGAGATTGAAGCAGTATTCGACGCATCCACAAAGAAGATCAACAGTGCACCTAACTTCGTATTTGACGGTGGTGCTGACCTTGAGATTAACGTAGACGGTGGTGATGTTACCTTTAAAAAGGACTCTGACCAATACGCAAAACTTACTTTAGGAACAACAACTATTCTTGACATGACCGTTGCGGGTCAGATTGTAACTGGTGATTCTGCTGGTGGTAATTTTGAGATCGATGCGGGGGGTGATATTACTCTTGACGCAGACGGTAACCAAATCAGATTTAGGAACGGTGCGGGCAGTGACGAGGTAACACACACACTTAACGACAATGCCACATACGAAATCGATGCACCTTCTACTTACACCGTGGACGCAGGCGGAGATATTATTCTCGACGCAGCTGGCGGTAACGTCACATTCAAAGATGGTGGCACTACTGACTATAACTTTGCAACAAACGGTACAATTTCTCGCACAGGAAACTTGACACTAGACATTTCTGGTGATATAGTACTCGACGCAGCCGGTGATAACATCACCTTTAAAGATGCTGGTTCAACAAGAGTAACGTACAGTCTTGGCACTACAACAACAATTCAACACTCTGGTAACCTCACCGACTCAGTTGGTGGAAACCACATTGAAAATATCAATGGTAACCAGACAGTCACAGTAGATAGTGACTACACATTAAACGCTGATTCGGCCACAGTAAACACTGTAAGAAACTTTAAAGTAGATGCTGGTTCAAATATTATACTGGATGCGGATGGTGGTAACGTCATCATTCAGGATGGTGGGACAGAAGACTACAGATTCAACACCAACGGCACAATCTCCAGAACCGGCGACTTCATTGTTGACGTAAGTGGAGATATTACACTAGATGCAGACGGTGGAGGCATATATTTTAAAGACGGTGGAACTACCGATTATCATTTCCAAACAGATGGAACAGTCTCACGTACAGGTGATTTTGTAGTTGATGTGTCTGGTGACATTACATTGGATGCAGATGGTAATCAAATTAGATTTAGGAACGGAGCAGGTAGTGATGAGGTAACTCACACTCTTAGTAACGATGCAAGTTATGAGATTGACGCTCCTTCTACTTACACGGTAGATGCGGCTGGGGATATTGTCCTTGATGCAGACGGCGGTGACGTGTTCGTTAAGGATGGGGGAACCACATACGGTTCTCTTACCAATACATCCGGTAATCTGATCGTTAAGTCTGGTACGACTACTGCACTGACATTCTCAGGTGCGAACGTCACCACAGGTGGTACAGTAACCACAGGTGGCAACGTCACGATGGGTGGTACAACCATTAACAGAACTGGTGCACTGACCCTTGACGTATCTGGTAACATTAGTCTTGATGCAGATGGCGGTTTTGTATATCTGAAAGACGGTGGTACAACTTATGGTGCCCTTAAGAACAGTGGTGGTGACCTAGTAATTCGCAACAGAAGTGCGGATCACGTCACATTTGATTCAGCTGCAAGTGCAACATTTGTTGGAAACATTATACAGGGTACATCTCTAAACACAACATCCGGTCACTTGGGTGGTGCAATTAACGAAGTTCATGATGAACTTGATTCTGCTGTATCTTCACTACAGACAACCAAAGGGAGAGTAACTACCCTAGAATCTGAGATGGATTCTAATGAAGCACGTATTGGTGTTTCAGTACAATTCAACGTAGACAACCCCTATAGTTGGTCAACGTCTACATCAAATAGAACTGCGATTAACGATCTAGACTCAGCAGTCGGAACATTGGGTAGTTTAGATGCGACTACATATCAAGGTAACTCAAGAGACAACGTAGTACGTGCATTGAATGCCGTTGCGGGTGACTTGCAAGACTTACAAGATTCTGCCGGGACGCTAGACGTTAGAATAGGATCACTCTCTAATTTGGCTTCTTTCTTTGATAGTTCAGCTGCAACATCAAGTATAGTCAATGCGCTAAATCATATGGCAAGTAGAGTGGTGGATATATATGACGAGAATGGCACTCTCTTAAATACTTAAAAAAGGACGGTGGAATGCCAATTGCGAAGAGTAAACCGCTTAAACTCCAAAGTCCTGATCAGGGTGATTTAAAGAGGTTAAGTAGTACAGAAGAAAATTATCTATCTTATTTGGTGGGACAACACCTTATTGAGACAAATAATGATGTCGGCAATTTAACTTTAACTTCTAGTGGCAATACTTTAACAGGTTCCTTTATTGATACCTACTTTAATGAATCAGTAGGTACTCATCCGGCCTCATCTATATCTTCATCATCTACTACTACAAACCTTTATCAGATTCTAGGTACGGCGTCAGAAGCAGATTCGGATTTTAGAAAACCAATAGCCTATTATAACCCACCTACCGATGGCCCGTCAAGCCTTTTAGAAGGTGTTCATGAAATGTCCGATTCGGATATGAACATATTTGCGGATCGTTTAAATGCTCGAATTGCATTATCTGATTATCTAGGACAATTTAAGTTGGGTTCATCTTCGCCAGGCGGAGATTATGCTGTATTTTCTTCAGGTATTTTTTCGGATACACAGACCGATGGAACTCAGGTAGATTATAACATATATCGTAGAGAAACGCAATCCTCTCCTACAAGTATATTGGATAGTGATGGTGCAGTCACCAAACTAATGTCGGTGAAAAGAAGTGGTGGTAAGACCGGAACATTCCAAGGTTTGACTCCGATGACTACAAGACAGATGAAAGTGTCTTTGGGTCAACGTGCAAAAACAAGAAGAGCTCCTTCTAATGCGATTGGTTCTTATCAATTGCGATCAAGTTCTCAAGGTCAACCAGCTACAGGTTCTTGGAGAGCAGTGGGTACTGCAACAAACACTAAAAAGAATTTGGTACAAACTTCATACGCTAGGACTAGAACGTCAGCTTACCTACGTACCTCGACTCGTAACTATCAGAGAACCTCAACAAGAACAAGTACTCGTGACTTCGCTGGAGATTACATAGGCAACTATGAACGTACATTCACTGGCAACTATGAACGTACATTCGCTGGCAATTACACTGGAAACTTTATAGGTAACTATAACAGAACTAGAGTATCAGCTTATGGTCGTACAAGAAGTAGTAGTTACACTGGAAACTTTATAGGTGATTACACACGTAATTTCTTAGGAAACTACAGTCGTAATTTCGAAGGCGGTTATGCTAGAGCTTATGAAGGAGTGTACTCAAGGAGTTTTTCACGTAATTTCACAGGTGACTATACTAGAGACTTCATTGGTGACTATTCCAGAGATTTTACGAGAACCTCAACACGTACAAGAAGTAGTAATTACGCTGGTAACTTCGCTGGTAACTTCTTAGGTGAATATTCTCGTACCTCAACTCGTCACTATCAACGAACCTCAACACGTACAAGAAGTAGTAATTACGCTGGTAACTACGCTGGTAACTTCTTAGGTGAATATACTCGAAACTCGACTAGAGAATCGACTAGAGAATCGATTGCCGCAACCTTTACTAGAAACAGAGCTGCAACAATTATATCGGTGGGCACCTTTGGTTCACCTGAAGTAGACGGTGATGGTATACCCATAGACTTTTTCTTTAGAGATTTTACTCGTACAGTCTATTATACTGGAGAGTATAGTAACAGTCCGAGTTTTCTTGGAAATTATATTAGAAACAGGGTTTCGACCGATATTCCTTTTTCTAGGGCGCACGGTTTCTCCAGAGACCCAGACGGCACCGGATACGAAACCATAACGTACTACAGAAACATAAACTATCTTGGTGACAGAACCTATACTGGGGAATATACACGGCAACGTATCGTGGGGTTTGCTGGTGAATTCACTGGTGACTTCACTGGCGATTATGCACGTACCTCAACACGTACTCGTATTACTGATTATGCACGTAACTTTGCTGGTGACTTCATTGGGGATTATTCTAGAGACTTTATAGGCAACTATGAACGTACCTCAACGAGAACCTCAACAAGAACAAGTGCTCGTGACTTTGCTGGTAACTTCTTAGGTGAATATTCTCGTGACTATAGTAGGACAAGAGCTTCTAACTATACACGTACAAGTGCACGTGATTACACTAGAAGTTTTGAAGGTAACTATTCAAGAGACTTTTTTGGAGAATATTCTCGTAACTATGAACGTACAAGAGTTTCTAGTTACGAGAGAACTTCCACCAGAACTTCCAGCAGAAATTTCGGAAATTCTTTCTCTAGAGACTTTATAGGAGATTACACAAGAGATTCAACAGATACCTTCTCAAGAAATAGAGTATCTGCATATACAAGAGGAAGAGTTTCAGCTTATACGAGAGATTCTACCCGAACTCGTACATCGAACTACGCTGGTGACTTCATTGGGGATTATTCTAGAGACTTTGTAGGTAACTACTCACGTGACTTTGTGGGTAATTACACAGGAACAACTATCGGTTCAGGATCATCTGTAATAGAAACTTATACCTTGTATGTTCGATATGCATAAATAGAAGAAGATTAACAGAATGTGTGAGATATAAATGTCTTCGAATGTACCACTAAAATTACAAGGAACCAACGGCGATCTTCAGGAGATGAATTCTACTGATGAAAACTACCTTGCCTATGTGGTCGGTAAAGACGCCTTGGCTGCCAGTGCTGGTGGAACAAATCTAGTATCCGATATAACTCTTACCTCAACAGGTGGTACGAGTATCGGTTCTTTTGTAGACACGTTTAACAACCAAGCTGTTGGAACACACCCCGCATCTGCAATCACCTCTGGAAGTACTACAACTACAGTTTATCAGAAAGCTGGTACAGCGAGCGAGGGATCAGGTCTTCGTCCCGTTGGATATGCGGAAGATGGAAGTTCAGTACCAAGTCTTTATGAGATGCCTGACTCTGACATGACGATTCTTGCACGTAGAATTAATTCTCGTATTGCAACATCCGAATATCCTGGCTTATACAAATTAGGGGCTTCTTCTCCCGGCGCAGATTATACAACTCATATTTCTGGGGTCTTCAGTGACACTCAGACGGACGGAACTACTGTACCATATAACATCTATCAAAGAAATGCCATGACAGCACCAACTACGGTGAGACCAATTGGTCTACGTAGTGATGGTGATATTCAAGAAATGTCTGATACAGACATCGTGAACACTGTTGGGTCATTTGTAAGAACATTGAGAACAACCGCTGGTGAAGTCGGTTCTTACCAATTACGTTCCTCTTCACAAGGAGCTCCCACAGACTCCGGAACATGGGCAACTGTGGGTACTGCAACGGACACGAAGAAAGATACTGCGGATCAAGCTTACGCAAGAACACGTACATCCGCATATTCAAGATCAAGAAATTCAAGTTATACTAGATCACGTGGATCAACATTCGCCAGAACCTCAACACGTACCAGAACCTCAACCTATGCTGGAGATTACGTTGGTGATTACACCAGAGATTTCATAGGAAATTACAACAGAGACTTTGCTGGTAATTACGCTGGGGATTATGTTGGTAACTATAGTAGGACAAGGGTATCAACTTATAACCGTGACAGGGTAACCAACTTTGCTGGTAACTTTATAGGGAACTATAGTAGAACTAGAGTTTCGGCCTACACTCGTGATAGAGTAACAGACTTTGCTGGTAACTTTGTCGGAAACTATACCAGAACAAGAGTGTCAGCCTACACTCGTGATAGAGAAACGAACTTCACACGTAACAGGGTTTCCGCTTATGCTAGAACTAGAACTTCTACCTACGCAAGAACTAGAATCACAGATTACGTTGGTGACTTTGTAGGGAATTACTCTCGTAACAGGGTCTCTACCTATAACAGAACTCGTGTATCAAACTATGCGGGTGATTTCGTAGGTGACTATGCAAGGACATTTACTGGTAACTATTCAAGAAACTTTTTAGGAAACTACAGTAGAAACTTTGCTGGTAACTATGTGGGTGATTATGCACGTACATCAACCCGTACTTCTACTAGAACTCGTACATCTACATATACTCGTACTTCTACTAGAACTCGTACAAGTGCATATTCAGCAGCTTATACTAGAACTTCTACACGTACTAGAACTTCCACATTCACCCGTGACAGGATAACCAACTTTGCGGGTAACTTTGTAGGAAACTACAGTAGAAACTTTGCGGGGGATTTTGTTGGTAACTATAGCAGAACCTTCGTTGGTGACTTTGCGGGTAACTATCTTGGTAACTATACCACGGTCTTTACCGGAGACTTCGTTGGTAACTATAGCAGAACCTTCGTTGGTGACTTTGCGGGTAACTATCTTGGTAACTATGCGACAGTCTTTACCGGAGACTTTGTGGGTAACTACACAAGGACTTCTACACGTACAAGTACCGGCACCGGAACATACACTCGTACTAGAACCGCAACGGGAACATACACTCGTGATTCAACACGTACAAGTACCGGCACCGGAACATACACTCGTACTAGAACCGCAACGGGAACATACACTCGTACCTCGACTCGTACCTCGACTCGTACATCAACACGTTCTAGAGTTGCAGCGGTTAACTATTCAAGAAGCGTGATCTATAGTAGATGGTTCATGGGTGGAACTGGGTATGAACCAGAACCATATTTCAGATTTTACTCTAGAACGGTAAACTACTCTAGAAACGTTACTTACGCTGGTAACTTTACGGGTAACTTTACGGGTAACTTTGCGGGTAACTATACTCGTACTTTGTCCTACGCTGGTAACTACACAAGAACTTTATATTATGCTGGTAACTTTACGGGTAACTATACTCGTACTTTGTACTACACTGGTAACTATACTCGTACTTTGTACTACGCTGGAGACTTTGTAGGTAACTATTCACGTACTCGTATAACAGATTACACTGGTGACTTTACTCGTACTTCTACTAGAACTTCGACTCGTAACAGAGTTTCTGCCTACGCAAGAACTAGAATAACAAATTACACTGGTAACTTTACTCGTACTTCTACTAGAACTTCGACTCGTAACAGAGTTTCTGCCTACGCAAGAACCTCAACACGTACTAGAAGTTCGGCCTACACTCGTGATAGAGTAACAGACTTTGCTGGTAACTTTGTCGGAAACTACGCACGTAACTTTGCTGGAGATTTTGTTGGTAACTACACTGGTAACTACAACAGAGACTTTGCTGGTAACTATGTGGGTGATTATGCACGTAACTTTGCAGGCGACTATGCTGGTAACTTCTTAGGTGAATACGCAAGGACTTCTACAAGAACTCGTGTATCAGCTTACTCAAGAACCCGTGTTTCTACATACACTCGTGGTAGAGTTTCCACATACGCAAGAACTTCTACAAGAACAAGTACTCGTGACTTTGTGGGTAACTATAGTAGAACGTTTGTGGGTGAGTACACAAGAAATAGTCTCCAAACATTCACAGGGGACTTTGTTGGTAACTACGCACGTGACTTTGTAGGCAACTATAGTAGAACGTTTGTTGGAGATTACTTGGGTAACTTCATAGGCAACTATACTCGTGACTTCTTAGGTGAATATATAAGAGACAGAGTAACAAACTTTGCTGGAAATTTCGTAGGTAATTACTCACGTGATTTCATAGGCAACTACTCAAGAGATAGAGTGACAGACTTTGCTGGAAATTTTGTCGGTAACTACTCACGTGATTTCTTAGGTGAGTATGCAAGAACTTCTACTAGAGTATCGACACGTACTAGAACTTCTGCATTCAGTAGGACTAGAACTTCGGCTTACACAAGTACCAGTACACGAACAAGTACTCGTGACTTCGCTGGAGATTACATAGGAAACTATTCCACTGGATTTACTGGAAATTACACACGTGATTTCATAGGTAACTATCAAAGGGATTTTGTAGGTAACTACATTGGATTAACAATCCAAAGTGGGTCGAGTACAATACAAACATATACATTATATGTAAGAACAGCTTGACAACTGATCTATTATAATGTATCATAAACTTTGACCTATATACCATATAGATCATTTATATTAGGAGACTGAAATGAGTTCAAGAAAATGGATGGATAATGCATTCTGGGAAACAGATGAGAAAGAAATGCTCAACTGTATTTTGGAGATTGAAGATGATGTGGGTCGAGTTACCCGTCAAGTTATGAAGCTTCGTAAAGTTGATGCAGAAGGTAATCCCAATCCCGACTACGAAGAAGTTGTGGAAGCCCTTGGTGATGAATTAATTACCGCAAACACCGAAGAACGGAATGCCCGAAGTAAACGGGAAAGCGAAGAAAACAAACAACGTGAACTAGAACACGCAAAAGCTCGTAAACTAGAAAGACTCTTCAACTATAAGTTAGAAGCATTTGAGATTGATGATATCAAGAACTCTAAGAATCGTCAACTCAAGTCTAAACTTCGCCGTGCAAAAAATCGTGTCGAAGTTGACTTGTATGCAATCATGATCGTAATGGAAGAACTTAAGAAGAGAGAAGAGGATGTCACTACAGCCGAGTAAAGGGTATGTAATTGTAGCATCTAATAAAATCAACTTTTATAGATATGCGATAAATCTATCCGAATCAATTCTAGACTACCACGAAGATGCCAAGATAACTCTTGTGTGTGAAGAGTGGATGTTTGAGGAACTTCATCGTGATATCTTTGATCAAGTAATCTGGTGTAACAATCACTATCGTGCAAAGCTTTGGGGTATGGCCAAGTCTCCTTATGACCTAACCTTTTACATCGATGCAGATATGGAATGTGAACACGAAGATATCTCAACTGTCTTTGATGAGATGGCTGATAATGATGTTATGTTTACTGCATTGACAGATGACCGTGAATATGTTTATGCGGAACGTAGGTTTGATAGTCCAGAGGGAAAACAAATCTTTGATCTCTGCGGTGGTGTTTGTCTGTATGATATGCGTAAACCCATCGTCCGTGAATTCATGAATGATTGGTGGGAACTTACACGCAAACAAATGGATCGTGAATGGTGGCCAGTAGGATATGTTGAGAGTCTCCGATCATGGGATCAGTTTTCCTTATGGTGGTTGGTAAACAAAGACCCCAAATATAAAGAACTAAAAGTTGGTATCTTTGATAATGATCTTAGGTGGAACTATTACAACGCATTGAATCCTGCTAGAACTCCCTATCCAGAAGGTGGTATTGTTCTTAGACACTATTCATGCGGTCTTGATAAAGACGGGTATATTATATGACAGAGATGATTAGAAAAGTCCCCGTAAAGAATGAAGAAATACTTGAACTTCTTAACAAGTATATTGAGATATCTAATATCGATGGTTTTGAGGATAGCACACACTTACAATGTGAAGACCAAAACAAAGAGGCTTCACAAAGAGATAAGTGGGTCGGTGAGGAATACCTAAAACATCTAATTCAAATAGAAGGGGATAGACACGAAGGGTTCCCAGATCACTTTTTGGCAAGAAACTTTAAACCTTCTGACCCGAAAGAAATGGGTAAAAGTTTTAAATCTCGTTCTGACCACAACACTAGAAAGATTATTACTGATTCTATCTATAAAATCAATAGTGAGATTCAACTCTTTTTAGGAACAAGAAATAACGCATTGTGTGCCTTTTATCCGCCAGGCGGATTCATCTCATGGCATACCAATTGGAACGCTCCCGGCTATAATCTAATATTCTCTTGGTCAGAGACCGGAGATGGTTGGTTCAAGTATCTAGACCCGAAGACCAAAAAGATCGTAACTATGCAAGACGAACCCGGCTGGCAGTTAAAGGCTGGTTACTTTGGTCTTCACGAAGAACCGGATAAGGTATGTTATCACGCAGCCTCCACAGACTGTAATCGTATTACAGTATCCTTCATATTCAATCATAATGATATGTCTCTCAATTTACAGGACGAAGTAATCGCTGAAATTGCGGGAGAATAGTAATTTTTCAGTTCCTTGTTTATATAAATAAAACAAGAAAGTATTCACTTAACTGGGACTGGGAATGGCGACATACGAAGAAATCATCATCGATCAAGGCGCAGACGTTTCAATTGAATTGGAACTGGTGGAAACCGATGGGTCTAAGAAAGACTTGACCGGATATACCTGTTACGCCAAAATGAAAAGAAATTATAACTCGACTGCGGACAGCGATGTCGTAGATTTTACTACGATTGTTGGTGATCCGGCTACAGACGGGGTAATTACTATGTCTCTAACAAACACCCAAACCGATACATTGAATACTCGTGGTAGATACGTTTATGACGTTGAAATCCAATTTCAAGACTCAGATAGTAATACTATCATAGAAAGGGTTTTGGAAGGAAAAATTAAAGTATCACCTTCAGTAACAAGGTAAAATTGCATGGCCATTAGGGTACGTTCTGACGGGACAACTACTACAGTAGACAACGTTTCCGCAAAAGGGATAACAATCGTAAAGAAAGTAACGGTTGGCCGTCCTGTACGAAAAGTTAATGCAGCTGTAGTTAGTATTAACAACATTCAGGGCGTGAATGCTTCTGGTGCTCAAGACGAACATATTTTAGTTTACAATGCGGAAGCAAATGAATGGCAAACCTCAATTCAGTCTGGGGGTAATATTAATACCTTGGAAGGTATTGATGTCAGCAGCAAGGTAAATGGTTCCGTCTTAGTTTATAATTCAACGAGTGAAGTATTTGAAACGACCACAGAATTAACAGAACAAACAATAAACGGAGGCCAGTACTAATGGCATCAATAA